TGACCTTCAGAAGGCAAGAGAAGGCAAGTCCGTCTGTACAAAAGACGGAAGAAAGGCAAGGATTATTTGCTTTGATTTTCGTGATGTTGAAGAGATTTGTTGTTTAATAGCAGCCGTTGATTATGGTGGAGCAGAAAAAATATACTATTATGATTCATGTGGAAAATTCCGTGGAGGAGACAGTAGTAAATACGACCTTATGATGCTCCCCGAAAAGAAAGAGGGATGGGTGAATGTGTATAGGGAAGAAACCAATAACAATGACCGTTTAATAGAACAGACTATCTATAAGACGAGAAAAGATGCCTTTGATAAGGCTTGTCCTAGAGGCTATGTAAAAACTGTTAAGATAACTTGGGAGGAATAGCTATGGCATGGGTAGCAGTACATAAAAATGGGAAAGAGGGTATATTTAGACATAAACCTACAAGGGGTGGAGAATTAAACTTTTGGTATGATGAACAAGAGGATGATGCAGGTGTATTGTATGATACTGAAATACCTTTACCCAAAGGCTCAATCAAGAAGCTTATAGGTAGAGACTTAGATTGGGAAGATGAACCAGTAAAACTAAAATAGAAACATTATGGGAATTTTCAGTAAAGTAACAGAAACAGTAGTTCAGCCTACTTTTGCTGAACAGATGGCTGCTATTAAGTCAGCCTTCAAGACTGCACATGAGAGTGCTAACAATCTTCACTCTCAAATGGAGGAGGAGATTAAGAGTAAGGAAGCTCAGATAGCTACACTTCAAAGTGACATTGAGACTATCAATGTAACTAAGAAGGAAGCTGAAGAGTTCATGGAGAATATATCTAAACTCATCTAGTATGGCACAGGTAACAATAGACATTAGTGAATATGATGCTCTTAGAGAAGCTAAAGCCAAGGCTGAGCAGGAGGTAAAGGAACTCAAAGAGACTATCAAGGACTTGAAGAAAGGCTCTAAGGTTATCTTTCAGACTAAGTATGTCAGAGGTGATGTAGATGGTGCTAAGAGATATATACGCAGTAAATGTCTTGGCTTATCATATGCTGACCATTTGACTATATCAAGGATACTTGAGTCCTTATTTGGTGGGGAACCGAGAGAAACTACCCAATATATTAACTTTAAGGATGTTGAAGCACAGGTTGAAGCTGGTATCTCTGAACAAAAGAAGAAGGAGCTTGAAGATGCTATAGAGTACTATAAGAAAGCAGCACAAAAGTATGAAACTAAGAATGCTGGTCTTGAAGAGGAATATCAGAAGCAGAAGGAGGCTTATGAGAATGCCTCAAAGCCCCAGATAGATAAGCTAAATGAAGAAATCAAGTATCTTAATGATAGGATAGCTGAACTTAAGAAGTCAAGGAATGAGAAAATAGCTGAGCTTGAAGCACAGATTGATGAGGCAGAAGCTAAGTTGTCTGACTTAGGAGCTAGGAAGAAAGGTTGGTTTAACAGAATGTTTAAGTAGTATGGGAAGAATTAAGATAGGTAAGGGGCTGCTATATTATGCAGAACACCCTTATACAGTGAAATTTCATATCCTTACTCTTAAAAGATTGGAGAAAATTTTAACGAAAAAATTAAAGTATGAAAACAGGAATTGCAGTAGATGATGTACTGAGTGAGGTTAGCCACTACAAGGTGGTTGGAATCAATGCTGATGATAGTATCAGAGTAGTACATACAGAAAGTGGTGATGTGGTTAATATAGGCAGAACCTATGTACAGAATTACATCAAGTCAGGTGATAACTTTGTTGAAGAGGTGAAGGTAACTAAAGAAGACAAGAAGGATGGTACTTTAGGAATACGAAGTATCTTTGAAGGCATCCATTCTGGTCAGGTATTCACTGTATGCTTCAAGAAGCAGGACAAACCTAAGAGTACCAAACAGTTTAATGCTGAAGTTAATGAGATTGTAGCTAAGGTCTGTGAAGAAATTGACCAAGTTAAATCATCAAAGAAAGGTGTTGCTGAGTGGGCTAAGAGGACTATATCAGCTCTTATGAAGAACCCAATCTCCAAGGTAGTTGAGGGTGAGGATAGAGTACTTAGGGGCTATAAGATTCAGTTTGAATCAAGAGATGGCAGGTATGATTGTGTTGATATGGATATAGTTAAGACTGACAAGGAGTCTGGTATTAGACCAGTCAACATAAACCAGATTAAGTGGTTGATTTATAATGGAGTTAAATATATTGTAGCATGAATGTAACTATTAATGATTGTATAGGACAACTTAAGGGCATACCACCTAAAGTGGTTGACTTAATGATTGCCAATCAGGTTAAGCAAGGTAATCCTGCCAATGTGAAGGTATTCCAAGATAAGGTAGATGCTTCCTTTGTTGAAGGGGGTTTCAGCTGGAATAAGTCTGCTGAAGGTCAGTTCTTCTGGAGTAAGGTAATCAATGGAAAGCAATTCCCAGTGGAAGTAGTACAACCTGATAAATTCAATGAGGATACTACAAGTACTCCAGTTGGTCAGAAGACTCCAGAAAAGGTTGTTGATAAGAAGCCTGCATATAAGGTAGGTGACACTATCAAGGTTAAGATAGGTGGCAATGCAAGGGCAAGAGTAGTTATAGGCTACTTCCCTGATATGCCTAATCCATATCTTACAATAACTAAGGAGTCATTCAATGACCTTATGAATGGAAGAACTAACTGCCACATTAATGTGGCAGCTATTAAAGGACCTGAGGAGTATGTATATCTCACTCTTAAGGACATCTCTGAAGGCAAGGGTGTAGGTGTAGACCCAAGCCTTATAAGAATCAGACAGTAACAGTTATCTGGGAGGACAGTAATGTCCTCCCTTACTATTATATTATAAAAAGTATTAGTGTTAAGGTAGAAATACTCTTAATAACTTGCACAACTAACAACAAATTACTATTTTTGCACAAACTTAAAGAAAAACTATATGATTGATACAAACTGTATAGTAATGGGGCCTTATAGAGATTTGTATAAGGAGTTTCCAAAACTAACTGAATCTGCTTTCTCTCAATTTGTGAGAAGATGGCAGTCAGACTTTAATAAGGTTGGTGAGATACCTACCAAGAGAGACCTTGTTGCCCTTATAGTAAGGATGTCTGATAATTGGGCAGCATTTATTGACCCTGAAGATGTCATTACCACTAATGTATGGTATAGTAGGGAAGGTAGGGAGAATCCTATACTCAGTAACTTCTCTGAAAGACCTTTCTTTGCTGATGCTGGTAATGGTGTAGAGACCTATAATAGTGTTGAGCAAGCATTCCAAATGGCTAAGTTCTATCCTCTATTCAATAGGGATGATATAGACCCAGACTTATATGATAGGGTTGAGGACTTACTTGCTAAGATGGCTGATACTACTAACCCTGCAACACTCAAGAAGTTAGGTAATACTAGAGACATATTGTCTAAGGAAGATATAGCATGGTGGGATGCTAATAAGAGGAACATTATGAAGAACCTCATTAAGCAGAGTATGCTTCAGAACCCATCAGCATTAAAGGCCTTGCTTGCTACAGGTAACACTATACTTACACATAAACAAGGTGGTAGTGAGTATAGGGTACTGTTTCCTGAAGTACTTGAAGAAGTAAGAGAAGAACTGAGAGGCACTACCATTGAGCTTGATAACTTTATGAGTCCTAGGACTGATAAGGTTATTACTTTACAAGTAAAGAAACCTTGGAGAAGTGACCCAAGTAAGGTCAATGATACCATGAGGATATACCTTAAGAGCAATCCTAGTAAGGGTTACTTTGAGCTTGTCAAGGATGAAGAGGATAACTACTATTCCATTCATTTTAAGCCTACTGACAAGAGCAATCCTCATGCTTTCAGTGATGAAGAGAAGGAAATACTCTTCCAAGCAGCTGCTAATATGATACCCTCTGGAGCTTACTTATCAACTCATGGTGAGTTGACTAAAGGGGGTATTCATGGTCTTGAAAGGTTTGGCAACTTAGGCTTCACTGAAGCTGAAAAAAGGGATGTTAAGACTAAAGGAGATAAATCTTCTGTCACCAAGATTATATCAGGAGGTCAAACAGGTGTCGATACTATAGGTCTGCAAGTAGCCAAGAGATTGGGTATTGAAACTGGTGGTACTGCACCTAAGGGATTCTTGAGAGAGGAGGGTATTGATTCTGAGGACATATCTTCTTATGGTCTTGTTGAGATTACAGACGAACAGCAGGCTGACTATACAAGAAGGATGAAAAAGACAGACCCTTGGACAGCTAGAACTGAGCTCAATGTGAGAAATTCAGATGGAACTGTCTACTTCAGCACAAAGGAAGATAGTCTTGGCTTAGGGGCTACTTTAAGAAGTGCTAGACAATGGAAGAAACCTTTTATTAATAATCCTTCCGCTCAAGAACTTGCTGATTGGATTATAAAGAATAACATTAAGACCCTTAATGTTGCAGGTAATAGAGGTAGTAAACTGTCTAAGGACAATAATGTAGCTGAGATTCTTGAAGAGGCTCTTTCAGGAACTAAGTCAAGTGGTATCACTATACCAGTATGGCAGAAGAATGATGGTTCACCTATAAAGGATTCAGGCTATATTATCAATGAGCATGAAGGTCACTGGAATAGAGAGGAAGTGGCTGAGGACGAACATACATTATACATCTTCACTGATAATACTGACAGGACATCAGGTGGTAATGAAATAGGTGAAGGATGGTATGCTGAGAAGTATGGTAAGGGTGGATATGGTACTGAACATAATCCAACATCTGCTGTAATCAGAGGTCTACCAAATGCTGCACCTATAAGCACTATGAAGTGGTTCTATAGGAATCATGGAGTAGGTGTAGCAGAAGCAAGATGGACTGATGAGGACCTTGATGAGTTCAAGAAAGTTCTTGATGAAGAGATAGAGGATATAAAGAGACTTTGGGATACAGGTAACTTTAACTCTATTGAACTTCCTGAAGGAGGTATTGTAAAGAGAGGTGATACTAAAGACAAGAGTATCTCCCAATTCAATGCTGGTAGAGTACCTAAGCTGGTAAGATACTTCAATAGGAAGATGCAGGAGCTTGCTGAGTATGTCAAGGATGAAAAGAAAGTAAGGGAGCTTCAATCTACTACTAACATAGATGAGACTAACTTCCATAAGGCTGATGAGATATTCACTTCCATCAAGAAGAGGCAAAGGATAAACCTGATTAACAGGTTATTCTCTGAGAAAGTTGAGAAGGAAATGAATAATACAAGGGATAGGCTTAATGGTGAGCTTAAGAGTGCCAAGACAAGAAAAGAGCAACTCAGGATAGCTTTCCAGATAAGAAACCTAAGACCTTATGTAGTCATCAAGCAGAAGAGACCTTATGAACTCTTTGGTAGGGTGAAGCAGATTTTCCAAGACTATATCAACATGAGTCAGCAAAACAGGGGTGAGCTTGTTAATAGTCACATTGAGAAGTTCAAAGCTTCACCAATGATGAGTATGCTACCTGAAGCAGCACTAAGAGATGCAGCTGAAAGGAAAGTTAATTCCATGATTGTAGCTTATAACCAAATACTTGATAACTGGAATGACCTTGTACTTGATGCAGCTAATACCTATAGCTATGACCATGGTGTAATAATGGATGTAGTTGCCAATGACATTGAGGAGGATATAGACAATACTGCCACTGATGATGAAGGCAACAATAAGATGAATGAGGATGCTGATGCCAAGGAAGAAACTCCATACAAGGAAGGTTGGCAAGTAAATGTAAGGGAACTCTCTGCATTTGAAAGCATGACTAACCAAGTAAGGGAGGCTATCAGTAAAATCAACAGAACTGATAGAAAGGGAGAGTTGATACTTGATGACCTTGGATATGCACAACCTCTAATGGCATCTTATGTATTTGCTGAAATCATATCTTCATTAAGGGATATGACCTCTGCATCACAGATGTTACCTATGTTAAGGCAGTTGCAGCATAGAAAGGCTTGGGCTTCACAGATTGTAGATGCTATTGAGAAGGATGACAGACTGTTTACTGCATTCTACACAGTGTTCAGAAAGGACTATCTCAATATGTGGATACAAGTAGAGAAGACTGCTCCAGATGGTTCAATCTTCTATAAGACTGTGAATATCAATAAGCCTACAGGCACTGCACACTACTTTGATGAATGGAGGGATAACCTTGAATATGGTATAGTACTTGATGATGATAGTGTCTATGACAGTAATGGTGACATCAAGATAGCTGGAGCACAGAAAGGTCTTGAGTTGGTTGATGCTGTCATGGATAAATTCAGGGATGTCAAGACTAGGGAGGATAGGCAAAACTTAATCCTAAGTAATGTCGGTAGCATCCATAAGATGCTCAATATGATAGGTGTACCTATTACTAAGGAGACACTAAGTGATGTGTTGACTTACAATGTAGACCTAAACAGTAAGGAGGACTTACCTGGTGCTACAGTATTGAGTAATCTTAGAGTTATCTTCAAGGGCATTACTGATGCCAATAACAAGGGTATCAAGGATGGTCAACCTGCTGACCTTATCAATATGTATGGTAGAGCTTTCTTCAGTATAGCCACTGCCATAAACAATGTTGAGGAGGATGAGATTGAATCATCTGTAAGGCAAGGAAAGAAAACACTCTATGCACATACAAGACCTTCATACCTTACTACTCTTATAAAGAGGCTGAGGGGTCCTGAAGGAAAGGATTTCATTAGCAGGGAGTATAAGGATGTGGACTTCTTGTATGACAAGCAACAAGGAAGATGGCTCAATTCATTGATTGATGACTTGGAGAATGATGCTGAGGCAGTGAATAAACTCAACCACTGTGTAGTGATTGAACATAACAGGAAAGAGTATGAAAAGTGGACTCCACTTGATACATTCCAAGTACTGTTCAGTCAGTATAATGCAGAGCCTTTGTCTGAAGGTGAAGGTTATGCTTGGTATCAGGTTCCATTGTTGTCAGATGCAACAAGTGCTGAGTTCATCAGGGCCAAGAGGGTCAAGAAGAACTATAGGGAAGTACTTCTTAATAAGTTTAATGACCTTGTAAGGCAAGAGTATAATAGGATTGTCACAGTCAAGGAAAGGTATGAAAGACCTGACATTGAGAAGATAGCCTATTATGACAAGACTGATGATGAGGAGAACGGAGCTAAGTTCCATTTCTTCCCAGAGCTTAACAGTGAAAGGTTCAATAAGGATGGCAAGACATTCTTTGAGCAGTTAGCTGAAGTAGCCGATGATACTGATACCTTCAATAAGTTAGCTTCAGAAGCTGTTGGTCAGATAATGGATGAGAACTTCTTGAGCACTGTTGACTATTGGGCATCAATAGGAGTGTTTGACAAGGTTGATGAGAATAATGAGAACTCTGCCTTTAAGTATTTCAGGCAGAGGACTAGGGAGAATGTTGAAAGTGCATTAAGGGAATATTACTGGAACTCTGTGTATATGCAATCACAGATAATACAGTTACTCACTACTGACTTGGCCTACTATGGCAACTATACTAACTTTACCAAGAGGGCATTGGAGTTCCACTCTCCTACAGAGAAGTTGAATACTCTTGCTAAATGGGATGGTAAGTATGTGCTTGCAAGTGAGGATGAAAATGGTAATGTTACTGTAAGACCTGAGAGGGCTATATATCTTGTTGATGAGGTCAAGCCTTCTGACTATATGAAGGAGGTTGAGCAAATCATTGATGACAGGATAGCAGCAGGTGAGCTTACAGCTGCTGACAAGACTGTTATTATGAAGAAGTGGGGAAAGGTAACTACTACTGATGCCCAGGCATATAGAACATTGAAATCCTTCAGGGCTACCCAGATTGCTGCTAACCTATGGGATGATGAGTCTGAGAAGGCTTATAATAATATAAGGAAAGGCACTTGGACTGCCACAGACTTTGTAACTCTGTGGAATACTAGAAAGCCTTACTTATATACCCAAGTCAATCAAGATGACAAGGTTGGTGGCACAATGAGAATGGCCCATCAGCATAAGAACTCAGAAATGATAATGCTTACTCAATCTATCTTTGGTGCTATATTACACCAGTCAGGTAAGTTGAAGGGATTGTCAGAGTTCATGGAGGAACATGATATTGATGTTGCAATGTTTGGCACAGCTGTTAAGGTTGGTGGTCAAGGATTGATTGATATTAATGGTGTTAAAGATGCTGATAAGGTTAAGAAAATCCTACAGGAAAAGACTATAAAGGGTAAAGACTTTAACCCTGAAGTAGTACATGAATTTAACTGGGAGGATTATGGTATTCAGGTTGCAACTCCTGAGTATGGTATTAATGCCATACAGCTTGTTGGTACTCAGCTGAGAAGGTTGATAGGTACTGACATGAATGCTAATGCAGAGTTTGAAGTTGGTGGTATGAAACTTAACAGAGACCAATGGAGAAATTACTTTAATGCTGTCAATACAGCTAATATAAGGGAGGCATATGAAGCTCTTGATAAGAAATTCAATGACCCTAAGCAAACATCTGACTTGCTTATTAGTGAAATAAAGAGTAATGCAAGGTATAGCAATGACCTTATAGAGGCTGTATCACTTGATGAGAATGGTAACTTCAAGATACCTTTGTTTGACTTTACACAAAGCCAGAAGATACAAGAGTTGCTTAACAGTATCATCAAGACAAGGATAGTAAAACAGAAGATAGCTGGTGGAGCATTGATACAAGCTAGTGCATGGGCTTTGAATGAAAAGGATAAGCCTCATGTAGTATGGGGAACTGATGCTAATGGCAAGAAGTACATCAAGTATATGGAAGCCTATATTGCCTGTCCTGATGACAGGTTATATGACCTGTTACTTGAAGATGATGGAAGCATCAATATCAACAAGAGGGATAGCAAAGGACACTACATAGTACCTGAGAAGTACAGACAAGCTATTGGTTATAGAATACCTACTGAGGACAAGTACTCAATGATTCCTATTAAGGTTAAGGGATTCCTACCAAGACAGGTTGGTTCAGTTATTATACTACCTGATGAGATTACCAATACTACTGGTTCTGACTTTGATGTGGATAAAATCTACATGATGTATCATACTCTTGATTTCAAGAATATGTATGATATAAAGAAGGCTTGGGATGACTTCTATAAGGACCCAGCTAACTTTGATATAGTCAGTGAGATAGATGAGAACTTTGGTAAGGCTCTTGAGCAGTACATTGCAGAACAGACTGAGGATTGGGATGAAGCTCCTGATGGTGATGATATTGAGGACTTCAGGGAAGAGTTTAAAGGCTGGTTAAAGAAGGAAGGTGTAAAGAAGTACCACTTCTCAGCAGCAGCACAGAACAGGTTCACTGATTGGTTTAACCTAGTAAAGGACAGTTACTATACTGGCAGGGCTATCAGGGTTACTGATTATAAGAAGGGTGATGTAGACCCTGATGATAAGGTAGGACTCTATAAGCAAGCCAAGAGTAACAAGAAGAAACAGAGGGATGGAATGATGATTGACTTAATATGGTCAGTATTGACTAACAGTGATACTGTATCAAAGCAAGTCAACCCTGGTAACTTTGATGAGCAAAAGAGGGATGCAAGGTTAATGAACTTGCTTGATGCCCTCAGTCTTGACCAGATTGACAAGTTGGGTGGTATCAATAAAATACTCAACCTTGACTTGAAACCAGCTGAGAAGATGCTTGAAAAGTATGGTAAGGTAGTTAATCCATTAGCTCCTGATACTTGGGTTAAATGTCAACAGAGGAATATGTCAGGTGCAGGTCTTGTACCTATGGCAGCTACGCAGAATGCCTCTCATGCCTTGACACAGTTGACAAGCGGCTTTGGTCTGAGGGAGAAGTATCAATTCAAGTTCAATGGTAAGAGGTTAGGTTCTCTACACTCTGTGAAGAGTGCCCAAGGCAACTTCATATCAAAGAATGTATGTAGCTTCTTGGCAGCCTTTGTGGATAATGCCAAAGACCCTGTTGCTGGTGACTTGAATATCAATGAGACTACAGCTAACTTGGCATTCCTGTTACTGAGGGTTGGTAATTCACCTCTCACTACAGGTCTTATACTAAGGCAACCTGCAATGATGAGGATAATGAGGAACATCAACAGTGGCAGACATACAATGAGCAGTGCTATTGAGGAAGCATTTGACTACTATAACAAGAGAAAGTCAAACTCACCTTATGGTGGCAAGACAATAGATTTCAACTTCACTGATGAGTGGCTTGCAGAGAACATAGCTGCTGAGAAGAATGCCTATAAGGATAGTGCTTCACACTTAGCAGAGCATGACTTTGCAAACAACCAAATGAAGGTTCTTGTGATACTTAAGAGAATGGTCAAGGCTGCTGATGCACTTGGTGATGTTGTAAGAGCTGTAAGAAGTGATTCCCAAAGTGGTGGTGCTGGTGGTAGTATTGCTATGGGTAATGAGAAGATAGACAGGGTAGCCAAGATACTTGATGATTCTGTTCTTCAAACTGATTATCCATTGATAGGTTTGGACTTCTTGGTACAAATGCAGTATGCAAGCAGTGAGGATGATATTATAAATAGTATTCTTCCTATCCAGACTGCTACTTACCAATGGGGCCTTATGGCTACCCAACAGTGGTATAGTAAGTTGTTCCCACAGGTATCACCTCTCTTCCAAGGTGTAGTGAAAGCTGCTAAGTCCCTTACTACTTATGGTAATCTTGATGATACTACTGTCAATAGGATATACAGCCACTTTGCAGTATTCCTTATGTCAGGTATCAGTAAAGATTTCTCAGGTAGTCAAGAGGCTAGGGAATATTACATCAACCAGTTCCCACTTGACTTTGCAGAGATTAAGGAGAACAATCCATATCTTGTAGAGACATTGCCTATAATCAGGAGATTGCAGGTTTTGAAGAGCAATAAGTATAATGGGTCTCCTACTATAGTCTTCAACAATGTAGGCAAGGTAACTGACTTACAAGCAGAAGATTATAGGTCAGACTTCAGGAACTTACTGCAAAATGAGAACACTAAGGACTTAGCTAGAAAGCTGCTTATATACTCTTTCTATAGGGGATTAGGTTTTAGTCCTAGTGGCTTTGCCAATCTTATACCAAGTTTAGTCAAGATAAGTGATATTACTGATTATGTACCAGCATTGAGGCAGATAATAAACTTCACTAATGGTACAGGGGAAATGGTATCATCATTCCTGACACAGTATATAAGGAATAACCTTGATGACAGAAGGCTTGTACCTGAAGTATCATCAAGTGGCTTGTTCTCTGATACTCCTCCTGAGAGCTTCACTGTTACAGTAAGTGGTGACTCCTCTATGGAAATGAAGAGATTCATCTATCCTATAAAGGAGGACAAGGCAATCAACTATAGACCATATGTATGTTATACATATAAAGGAGTGAAGAACTACTATAAGCATGTAGGCAATGGTACATATACTAAAGTTGAAGCGCTAGGTAGTAGCTTTTATCAAGAGTATGACATGAACTCTGTTGGTGATACAATGAAGACTGCAATTAAACCTGCTGTCAGAAAGTCATTCAACATGAGAATGGACTATAGGGCTGCAAGTGTGTTTGAAATAGCTTCACCTGGTCTTGAAGAGCAGATAGCAAGTATGCCTACATTTGAGGATGCCTCTCCTATTACCTTGAATGATATTCAAAATTCAACAAGGGATATGAGAGCACAGCAGATGGAAGCGCAGTTCATGGCTATTGATGCTATGAGAGATACTCAAGGACCTCCTATACCTGAGGATATGGCTGAGAGATTCGATGCTATGGAATCAAGGTTTGGTGGTGTCGACCCCGAGGAAGCATTTAGAAGATTTGAACTACTTGAAGAGAGCAATACAGACCCTGAGGGTAACTTAAAATGTGATTAACATGAGTAAAAGTTGTGTATTACATCCTAGATTGAGCAATGGGGAGAAATCCCCATTGTTCACTAGGTTAAAAAATTTCCTAGGTGGCAGGAGAGAAGCAGAAAGAGTTTATTACAGAGCCATCACTCCTGCATTTAAGCAAGCCTTTCCTAATGTAAGGTTTGATGAAAATGGTGAGCCATTATTTGAGGACTTGATTCACTATTGTGGCATAGCCTATAATAAGACTATGACTGAACTTATGGACAGCCTCAATAGGGATTTTGGCACTGAACCTATGCCAAAGAATCTTCAGTCCTCTATTGAATTGCAGAGAATAGCCTCTACATACAATATGACTAATCCACTTCAGGATATATCCCATGCAGTTGTAACTACATCAGAGTCCCAATCAAGAGTAGAGATAGCTAGAGGACAGCAACCTCATTTGGGTGAGAGGCAGAAGTTCAATGCAGAACTTAATGCAAGGTTAGTTGATTTGTTGCACAGTTGGGGTGCTGATGTAGCTGCACTTGAGAAACTTGAGGAGTCCATGAATGCTGATGGTGTGATGGACTTAAATGCTGCAACTAATGCTGCTACAGGACTTAAAGAAGTCATAAGGATAGCTAAAGGTGAAAGAGGTCAGGCTGCACTGTCTGAAGAGTGGGGCCACTTTGTTGTTGATGCTGTTGTAGATAGTCCTTTAAGAGACAGAATACTCAACACCTTGAAGAATGAAGAAATGCTTCAAAGATTATTAGGTAGTCAGTATGATGATTATAATGAGTTGTACAATGGCAATCTTGACTTGATGGCTAAGGAAGCATTAGGTAAGATGATGGCTCAAGTATTGAATAACTTTGATGTCAATGCACCTAATGACAGGCTATTTGAGAGATATAAGAACAATGTATTAGGCTTCTTTGGAAGTAAGGATGCTGATGCTATTGATACTATCATCAATGAGGTTAGAGAGCAAGTCTATGAGTTCACTACCAATGCCTTCAACAATAAATATAAGTTGGATATAAGTGGTAGAGACTATAAGGGCAAGCTCTTCCATTTGGGTGAGAAAGTGTCAAGAGACTACAAGATGCTTGAGAGAGTCATCCAACAGGAGAAGAAAAGGCTTGCACTATATGGTCAAGGTGCCAGAGCTACTGCAAGAGAAAGGGAAGAAAGAAGAAGAGGTTTTGATGAAAGGCAGAAGCTATTCATTGAGAAGCTGACCTATGACCTGAACAACCATAATGAAATGGATGGTCTGTACAGTTACCTCTCTACAGCCATAGCAACACTGAAGAACCTTAGTGAAAGACTTGAACAAGCCTATAACTCACAGACAAGTTGGAAGGACAAGTTCTCTACACTAAGGAACATCAGGGATTATATGTCATCCTATGGTAGTATTATGGAGGAACTAAGGCAGGAAATGTACCAAGCCAAGAGGGAAGGTGACACAAGGTTCCAAGATAAACTACAGTCAGCACTTGATGAGTTCTCAGGACTTCTTGCAAGACTTGGTACTGACTGGGCTGAAATAACAAAGGATGAGTTTGCAAGGTTCCTTGAGCCATTTGAAGGTGAGAGTATCTCTATGTACATAAGAGGTGAAAGGAAACAATATACCATCAGAGAACTACTTGACTACTGTGAGAGGGATATATCAATAGTTGAGAGGTGGACTGATGCTATGGCTGATAGTACTGACCCTATACTTAGGATATATGATGCTATAGTCAAGGATGCCAAGAATAAGGCTAGATTTGCTATCATTGAAGATGAGAAGCAACTCCTTATGTACTCAAAGAAACTTGAAGATGCTGGTATTACCAACACAGAGTTCATGTATGAAAAGAGGACTAAGGATGGTAGACCAAGTGGTAACTTTGTAACAAAGTACAACTGGTCTGACTATTATACTGACCTTTCTGATTATATTAAGAGTATCAAGGAAGAAGATAAGAGTGTCAAGGCTACACTGATAAGTGAATGGAAGATACAGAACTCTGATGGTCATGGCAATCCCTCTGACAAGTATCTTAGCAAGCAGTATCAGGCTATACAGAGCAACAAGGCAATGAAGGAATACTATGACTTTGTTATCCAACTTAAGAAGAGATTGGACTATAGGCTTCCTGCAAAGTTTGTGAGGTTCAATAAGGCTCCACAGATAAGGAGGGATTTCCTTGAGAGAGTTATGGGCAAAGGCAATAAGTTCCAATATATGTGGGAGTCCTTTAAGGATGAGCTTGTAAGGAGGGAGGATGATACAGAGTTTGCCTATGCAAGACAGGACTTTGAAGGTAATCAAATCCATAATCTTCCTATCTATTATACAAGGTCACTTAAGGATAAGTTTGACCTGTCAATGGATTGTACTTCAGCTATGATAGCTTATGCTTCAATGGCAGAGGATTATGCAGCAATGAATAATGTCATTGATGCCCTTGAGACTGGTAGAACCATACTTGCTGAAAGAAGGGTTGCTAGGACTAGAGGTGGTAAGATTATGACTGAGGTACTCAATAAAGTGCCAAATGTATTATCACAAAGAGGTGAAGTAGCTAACTTCATGGCAAGGCTAAATGACTTCATGTTGATGCAAGTCTATGGTGAACAGATGAAGGATGAAGGTGTTATACTTGGTATGGATGTTGGTAAGGCGGCCAATTTTATCGATAAGATACAAAGCTATGGCACCACTGCATTGTCAGTACTTACTGGTTCAGCCAACTTGCTACAGAATGTCACTATGGGTAACATTGAATCAATCTTTGGTGAGTTCTTTACTACTAAGGAACTTGCTTCAGCAGATTGGGAATACACCAAGATGATAGGTTCTTACTTAGGTGAGATTGGTAATAGGATTCAAACCAGTAAGATGGCTCTGTTTGCAGAGAAGTTCAATGTGCTTCAAGACTACAAGCAACATGTAAAGGGTATTGATTGGGATAGAAAGACTTGGGCATCAAGGGCTATGAAAGAAGATAGCCTGTGGTTTACAACAAGTGCTGGAGACCATTATACCCAAATGAGGACTGCTATTGCACTGGCAAAGAGGTTGAAACTCACTGACTCTGATGGTAAAACTCCTATCAGTCTATTTGATGCTCTTGAAGTGGAGTACTTAGATAAGGAGCATCCTGAATATGGTGCCAGATTAGTTATCAAGGATGGAGTGACTGATGAGAATGGTAATCCTGTTGGTAATAACTACTTTGGTCAAGTATCAAAGAAGATAAGAGGTATTAACAATAAATTGTATGGTATCTATAACCAAGAGGATAAGAGTGCTATGCAATCAAGGGCTGTTGGTAGGTTACTTATGATGTACAGGAATTGGATGAGACCAATGTGGCTTAAGAGATATGGAGTAGAGAGGTATAACTATGATACCAATACCTTTGAAGAGGGTTATTATAGGACTATGTACCACTTCTTGAAGCAAAGTTATGCTGACATGAAGAAAGGCCAGCTTGACTTGGTTAAGAAATGGAATACCTTATCTGACTCACAGAAGAGTAATATATGGCATGGTCTTGTAGAATTGACTACATTCTGGACACTGTTTGCAATAGTTGCCTCACTGAAGGGTCTGCCTGATGATGATAAGGAGGACTGGTTGACAGAGTTTGTAAACTACTCTATTGTAAGGTTGAAGGCTGATATGGGTTCATTAGTACCAAGTACTGAAATGCTTGATGAAGCACAAAGGTTGTTTGAAAATCCTTTTGCTGCCATACAGGTATTCAACAAGACAAGACAGCTTCTTAAGTTGTTTGACCCTGACACTTGGACAACCGAGATTGACCAAGGTATATGGAAAGGTTATACACAGGCTGAGAAGATATTGTTACAGCCACTACCATTCATAAGACAATTCATGAATGTGTTTGACCCAGATGAACCAGCTAAGTGGTATAATAAAAAATAAGGGAGAGTATTTCTACTCTCCCTTATTTTTTTTATTACTTACAAGTAGGTATGAACTGCTCTCTTTGAATAGCGTCAACACTATCCCAAAAGACTTGCATCTGTGCATCATCCATACCAGTAAGCCTCACATAATCTTTCTCAGCTTCAGTAAGCTGACTCCAGCTCTTATGGGCTAACTGTGTTCTACCAGTAGGTGTACTAAAATCAATATCAACAGAAGCTTTCTTGTCTTTCTCTCTTCGTTGTAGGGCTTCCTCTTGCTTAGTATTGTGAGTTCCTGAATTAGGCATCAAATCCAACAGCTCGGCTACTGAAGCTCTCTGCCTACTTAACTCTTCCTGACTTGGTTGAGGTTCAGTTTTAGGTGCTTGCTGAGGAGCTTGAGTAGATGATTTAGTTAATAATGTAGGAGAATATTGAATCTCCCTGCCATCACTATCTCTCTTGACTGTTATAGTTTTACCAGTGGAGCTAACCTTAGTCACTGTACCAGTGCCACTGCCACTATCTACAGAATAGCTGACCTTATCACCAACCTTAAACTCACTTACTGGTTGAGTAACTTCAATAGAGCTACCATAAGGGCTGTCTTTCAGATAGTCATCTTGTAGTGCTCCTTTGACAACTTTTCTCATATTCTCAGCTTGCAGAGTGTCCATTATTTCATTTCTTATCTCAGCATCAGCCATAGAAGAGTTAATCATATCACTTGGGAGTGACATTGACCTACCATTTGGTAATATCAACTTGAAGTTCTCTCCCACCTTAGCTAGATAGAATGTACCCTCACTTGTAGTAAATAGCTCCTGCATATCAGCTTGATGAAACTCAGGACCAATGACATTACCAGCAGCATCCCTCTTAAGTGTTACATACTGTCCCCTAATAGTCTTAAACTTACCTTGACTAGGAGTTCCTGGTTGACTGGTGGGTTTAGCATTAAACACTGTGCTTACATAGTTAAGAGGTACATAGTCCTCAGGGAAAACCTTTACTATACCATCCTTATTATATTTAATCTGGAAGGGAACTACAGTAAGATGTGATACTGAAACACCTAAGCTATCCTCAATGAGTTTAGCATAAGCACTAAGCTGTAATGTATATTGGTCCTTAGTACTTCTTGTGAATAGTCTTGGGTTTATAATCTTTGAGAAAGAAGTATCCTTGGTTGAATACTTACTTGTCTTAAAGTCAAATACCTGTACCTCACCAGTATAAGGATTATATGCAAATACATCAAGCTCACCAGCTATCCTTCTTCCATCAGGGTATTTATTGAATACTACTATCCTGTCAGTCCTCAACTCAAGACCTCTATTTTCAGCATCTGACTTGAACTTACCTAAGCCTCTCAGTAGACTCCTGAATGCTTCTTCAGACATATCATCAGGCTTAACTACGCTTGTTGGGTCAGTAAAGAACTGTCTTGCTATATCATCAACCTGAGAGCCTCTGTCAGTAGCATCATTACCTCTATTAGGTCCTATATAGTTATTACCTATAACACCATGAACCCTAGTATACTCTACATATTGACCATCCTCAAGTATATAATATACAGACTCACCTTTACTATTCTTAGTAGTATCAGGTCTGCCATCAGCTAACCTCTTGACCATCTTCTGTTGTTCAGCAAGAAGTTCAATAGCCTTGGCTGTATTCTCAGCTTGGGTCTTTCTATTTTCAAGTATTGACTCAAGTTTAGCTACCTCAGCTTGTGGTAAATACTTACCAGTCTTTCTGTCATAAGCCCTCTTACCTTTTTGGTCAACTATCAGTACTTGTCCATTATGTTGGTTTACACCATAATAATTGTTACCATAAGCTGACTTAATCCATGCTAAATCCAACACTTCTTGAGCATTATCACCGAGGTCAACAGTATTACCAGCTTGGTCAAATATCATTCCAGTCCTTATAAAGTACTCCTGACCATTGAACATAACCCTTGTACCACCCTTAGCATCTTGTGAAGCTTTAGCTCTTGCAAATGAGTCATTGACTGGCTTTGAGTTAGGTTTCTCATTAAGCAGGAACCATGAACCTTGCATGGTCTTACTTGTAAGGTAAGTGAATATGACATTACTATCCCTTAGCCTATTGGCATACTCTTGTGAGTTCTTACCAGTGAGCTTCTTGGCCTTTACATTGAATGGCAGGTTAGCCTCATAAAGTGCATTTACTATCTGTCCATATAGAACATCAGGGTCAGCAGTGAAGCCTTCTTCAGCTGTTGTATCAGCACCTATGGCAAAGATAGCTTGTCTCTCTTGCCTATTAAGCAATAGGTTCCTGTTCTGTCTGTTACCATCCCTATCAGCAAAACCTACTTGAAGTATAGTTTCATTACCTCTATGGATGATGTTCAAGTGGAAACTGTCAGGGAAGTAGAGCAAGTCATTAAGGTCAAGGAACAAGTTATCAAATGTTTCATCAACATTCTTTGCAGTACCAAGTTCAGCAAGCCTCCTTATTACTTGCTTAAGCTCAGTTGCTATTGGTCCATTCTCATTATCAAGATTAAACTCAACAGCATTGAGATGCCTTATATAGACTCTTTGAGGAGTTAATGAGCCCTTTGCATTAGGTAATAGAAGATATACTTTACCATCAGAGTTAGCCTCATCAAACACTGGTTCAACAGGCTTATCAGTATTGGCTTGCATACTTCTGTTCTTCATTACACCAAGTACAGCATTGTCAATTCCAAGTAATGAGCCTATTGATTGGGTAGTACCCCTTACATAGGCAAACTTACCGTTCATTATCTTTGATACCCTGACAGTAGCTACACCACCATTCTTGAGTTTATCCTTAATCTCCTTGACACCGTCTACATTCTCATCAGTGTTCATGTAATTCACAAGAACACCTTTATGATATAACGCAAGTAGTTCAGGATGCTCATTATTGGCTGGTTCATATCTTACCTCAAGCTCATCACCTTCACTGATATTACCTTCATCTATATAATCAAATGCACTTTTCTTTGTAACTGGGTCAATGTCAGTCAGCTTCTTATATACATAAGAGTAACCTTGATTTCTTCCTTCACCTACAAATGGTATAAGAATACCATCCTTCTTTGCATCAAGGTCAAACCTTGGTACTATAGACTTCATTACACCAGTGACAGGTGTACTGTCAAATGATTTGTCATACTCAGCAAGTACATCTGTTGATGTTCCAGGGTCGTAAGGTTCAGGAGCCAGTGCCTGTTCTATCACTTGAAGTGCTGCATTAAGCTTCTTGAGTGCTTCAGGACTTAGATTAGCATTTCTAGGGTCTTGCTTTATAGCTTCTACCATAGCCATGACCTTTCTTCTGTAAAGCTCATTATCAGGATTTTTCACAAGATTAGCCATAGCAGTATTGAAGTTCTCAACACTTATAAGCTCAAGGTCCTTTAGCATATCATCAATATTCCCTTCTCCTGATAATGGTGGTTGAGCTACATCATCCTTACCTGCATTGTCAGGAGCCTTAGTACCATTTTTAGTATTCTTGACATCCTTCTTTTGTGAAGTACCACTATTGACTTTATCCCTAGCTTGTCTTACAAAGTTGAAGAAGTCATTCTCAAATGATTCTTGCTCCTTTGAATCCCAAGTACTTACTGTAGGACCAAAGTCAGTAACCAGTCTTTCATTGACCAAATCATCATAGTTACCATTCTCAGTAAACCTCTTATTGACAGCTTCAACAAGTTCCTTCTTGTGTGGATTGTCTGAAGCATTTATAGCTTCTATGGCTTTTCTCCTCCATAGGTTAGCCCTCTTATAGTCCTTTGATGATTGAGATGTACTCTTGTCCAAGTCATCATTAATGACTTCACCATTATTTATGAGGTTGTCAACATCACCAAATGTTGCAGTATTGTTGAGTGAGTCTAAGCTCTTGGACCTCTCCTTATTGATAGTTTCCTTTGTGGTCTCCTCATCAACTTTAGCATGAGCCTCATCAATCTTCTTTGGGTTAAGAAGGTATTCTGCAAACTTCTGTTGGTAAGCCTTTGAGGCATTGCCAAGCTTTGCCAAGTCATCAAGCTTCTGTATGGTACTCTTCTTTGCATCAGGACTTAATACACTATCATCAACTTTGTTTATCTGGTCTTTGATACTTTTAAGCAGGTCTTCATTCATTGCAAGTACAGCCGCCATTGTATCATCACCCATATTCCTTAGGGTATTGAGAACATTGATTGCACCTTGGATGGTTCTTGAGTTCTTATCAGCCTTTCTATAGTTTTCAGTTAACTCCGCAGACTTCTGTCCTTCATAGTCCATTACTGCCTTGTTAGCCCTAAGTACTTCATCAAGCCTACCCATGACTGGGCCTATAGACTCCTTAATCTCACCTGACATTTCTGATGCCCTCTTAGCCCAGTTGCCAAGTTGGGTCTTCATCCAAGTAAGTTCCTCAAGCTGCTCATCAGTGAATACCTGACCAGTGCTTGCATCAATCTCCTTTCTATTGTTGTTATACTCCTCTATGGTAGAAAGTATCCCATCCCTCTTCTTTGTAAGTGAAGCCACAAGCTCCTCATCTGATAAAGAGTTACCTTTCTCATCCTTAGTAAGACCTACAGCATCTACATTCTTTCTTATAGAAGCCAAGTTCTCAGGAGATACATCATATGTTTCATTGACAAGGGCCTTCAAGTCATCAAGTTTACCAGCGTTACTGAACATCATAATGTCTGATACTAATTGATTATGTTCAGCATTCTTAAAGTCAAACTTATCATCCCTCAAGACAGCATCATCCATATCATTCTGATAGCTATTGTGTCTTGTAAGACCCATATAATAATTCCTAAACTCAGGTGAGTTGACCCTTTCATTGAGTGCATCTGCAACTTGTTGGTCTCTTCTTGCCTGTTGGCTCATTTCCTTATACCTTGAGAACATATTACGCTCAAGGGTTACAGGAGACTGCAACTTTCCTTGCTGATTTCTCATGCTCCTGAAGGATGGCATACCAAGTAGACCTGTAAGTCCTCCTACCAAGAATTGTTCCCAAGAGGATTCATCACCGACAGTCTGTGCTATTCCCTCAGCAAATGAGTTCATCCAGTCTAAGGTTTCCTCTTTGGCATTAGGGTCATTAAGTTTTCTATAGAAGTTATTGAAGTCAGTAGCATAGTAGTGTTGTGCTATGTTTGTAGCAGCTTGCTGTTCTACCTCTTCAGTACCTTCCATTAGGCCACCACCAACAACTCTTCCTGCCCTGCCAATCTTGCTTGTACCTTTGGCTGCATACTCACCAGCCCTACCAACAACATTGGCAGCTCTCTTTGCAGTATCAAAGCCCTTGGCATATAACCTACCAAACTGGTAGTAGTTAGATGCTGTTAGGATAGGTAAATTGTATAGTAACACTTTATTACCTACTTTAGCCATATCCTCTTCAAGTTTGGTCATGGCTTGGTCATAATTTGATTTGAGCCTAGCCATATCTTGTTTATACTTAGCATAGGCAGGGTCAATCATGGCTCCATTCTCACCAACCTTAATTAGTCCCTTGCCTTTATTGGCTTCAAACTCAGCAGTGATTCTTGCCATATCATCCCTGTATTGCTGTTCAATGGCAGGTCTATACTTACTTTCAAAGTCGAGTGCAGCATTAAGTCCTTCTATCCTACCCTCATTATAGGCTGAAATAGTTGAACCTAGCAATGATGTTACTGCTTTAGGAGCACCAGTAGCCTTAGTAATACTACCTATAAGATGAGGTAGTTTAGCAGCCTTTAATGCACCAGTCCATATACCACCAGAGTAGAATGCACCAACAGTGAAGCCTAAGTTTTTTATAAATTTGTCCCCAAGAAAATTAGCAGAAAATACATTTCTCAATGCCAATGGGTTCTCCATTTCATCTTGGGTATAATAGTTAGGCAACCATGATTCAGCAGCCTCATTAAGTTTATTCAAGGTTACTGATACATCATTGTTCCATAAGCCTGACCACTTGCCCTCACTGAAAGCTGTACCAATACCTGCGGCAAGTCCCACAACACCATCAACAAGAGTAGTACCTGTAAGTATAGTACCCTTAGCAAGACCAGCACCAACCTTGGCGAACCAAGGCTGGTTTTCTGCTCTTATATCACCTAAGTTCTCAAATTCAGCAGCATTAGCACTGTCATCATCCCACATACTTTCACCCCAAGGAGTATCAGTATCTGCCAATGGGGATTTAACCATTTGTGGTCTATTGGCATATCTGCTGTGAGGAGATATAGGCTGGGGTCTTATACCCTCAAATGGATCTTCATTAGTTTGTTGCAGTTGCCTATATCCTTGAGGGCCTGTCTTAGTTATGTCTATTGTTTCTACTTTCTTCTTTGCCATAATTACCAACTATAAGTACTAAGTTCTTGTGGTTTAGTTTTATTAGTTACACCTAACTGGCTCCAGTATGAGTGAGCAGTGTCAAGTGCCCTGTAATATTCATCATCAGCTTGCTCCCTTGTTACATACCTTGGACTTCCATCAGGACCTACTACAAAACCTCCTTCATCAGGTATTTGCTCAAGCATTGCAGCATAATTAATGTATTGCATAGCAGCATCTTCAGCTCTTTCATGAATACCTGGATTAAGCTTTATAGTTCTTATGTTACCTTTGTCATCCTTAATAGTAGCAGTATTACCTCTACCATTATCACCAAGCTTACTTAACGATGTTCCAAGTACTTCATACTTGTCACTATTTAGGTCTTCGACTGAAATTGTCTTGCCAGTAGGCTTATATTGTCCTGACTTACCATCAAAATCAACTTCCTCAAATTTTCCATTAATAGCAGTTCCTAGTATGTTCCCCTTCCATACATCTCTTTCACTTGGGTCTATATTATAATAGTACTCAGTGTACTTATTGGCATCATATCCTGCTGTAGCAGCTACAGGATTCTTTATATACTTATCCCATAAGCTACCTATCCTTGCAGAGTTCCATCTTGCACCTTCTTCCATTCTCATGCTTCCACCTATGCTGTCAACAAACTTCTTGAAGCCTGTAGGAGTAAATCCTCTCTCAGCATTCTGGTATTGGGTTTCAACATTCATCAGTCTTGCTGTACCACTGCCTGAACCTGCTGAAGTCACTCTAGGCGTAGCATTTCTCCTATACTCTTGTAATCCAGCATACGTGAGGTGAGTCTTGCCATCCTTTCCTTTATAGAAGTATTTGCTATACTTCTTCATATTGTCTTGGAAGTTCTTTTCAGCTTCAGTTCTTTGCCTCTGACTATATACTGACCTTGGGTTAAGTGACAATCCATTCAGTTGTTTCTGTTGGTTCTGATAGTCCATCGGTCTCTTCTTTGAAGCCTCCTGAGCAGCAAGTCTTGCACCATAATCCTCATAAGGGGATACATTAGTTTGACCTATGGCACTCCACAATCCTTGTCTAGCATAGTTGTATGCCTTATTCATAGTAGGAGTATCAGCCCAATTTGACATACCTGATGAACCTATTACCTGCTCAACTATAGCATTAAGTACAGGTTGTGAAGTTGCCCTATTAGGATTGTTAATAGCATCCAGCACCTGTTCTCTAGTGAATCCATGATGTTGCATAAATGTCTTTGTATAAGCATCAAGCCTTTTACCATTGCCATAGCTTGTGAGTTCCTTAGCTAAATTACTAGCAGCTTGAGATACCTGCTGGGTAAGCAAAGCACCTGAATACTGTTGACCATAGTCATAATCAGGATTCTCTAGAAATCTATCTAAGCTTGTCTCTCTACTCTTGACATTAAGGTTTCTTTGATACATAAGAGTGGGATTCTGTAACAAAGCCTTTCTTTGCTCATCAGCCAATGCTCTTCTTCTTGTAATGGCATTTTGTATAGGTGTTATCTCCTCATAATATCTTCCTTTAAGATCTAGAAGGGATTTTCTTGAACCAGGAGTAAGACCATTCTTAGCTAAAGCATCAGCTTGACTTCTTAATGAATCTTCAAAGGATTTATATCTGGCATATGTAATAGGGTCATCGGTCTCATTAGCCAGTGACCCTATAGCATTAGCTTGTGAGTCAAGTTCACTATAGGCTTCCTCTATTGCCTGATGAGCTTGTGTGGCCATCAGTGCTGGTTTAAGCATTTCATCAAAAGAAAAAGGTCTAAACTGGGCTGTATTGGTAATATATAAGTTAGCCATTATTTTCTTCCTCCTTTCTTCTTATTTCTTCTAGTAATATATCCACCATAAGATTTCTTATCCTTATAAGTAACTCCTTTTCCAGTAAGTGAGGTATCATAGTATAGAGATGGATTATCTCTAATCCAAGCTCTTTCTACTTCTTCTCTTCCTATATCACCAAGTGACTGAAATATATTACTAAAGTTACCTGCTATAGAAGCATTTCTAGAATCATCAACAGCTTGCCTCATAGCCATAGCTTGAGCTACACCACTTAGTCTTTGACTCCTTGCTTTAAGTCTGGTTTCCTGATTAGCTATATCAGCCTTAAGTCTTCCTTCAGAATTAAACTGGTTAGTTCCTCTATTAAAGCTTTCAACCATTTGTCTTTGATTGAGGTTATATTCCTCAGCTTGTCTAGCTAAATCTCCTATTCTTCCTTGAGCATTATAATCAGCTGCAAGCAAATTGGCAGCAGCAGCAGCTCTATTAGCTCCACTACTATTCATTAAAGCTCTTCTTGTTGCTCCTGATTGTGCATTCAGCTTATTTATATAATAGTCTCTGTCAAAAGGTCTATAAGTTAAATAATTACCTATAGGATTAAACTCTACTGGAGTATAATCTCCAATATCATTAGCAGCCTCAAGAATGGCATTGGAATAACTATAATCAGGCTTATCAAATAATCCTTGAAATAGTCCTATTGTGGAACCAATAGCTGGAGCATACCTAAGCCATGTCGGAAAACTACTTTTACTACTCCCATTGGTTTTGCTATTATATCTTAAATCAGCTGGTTTTATTTTAGACATTTCCTTCCCTACATTTAGAGTAGGAGCTTTAATATTATCCACACCACTTAGGGCAGAAGCTATAGGAGCAGCGTTTATCTTTGCATAATTTCTATTGGCAGCATTAATAAATGCTTGATGAACAGGACCTCTTTTATAGTCATGTGATAACCTCATCATATCTTCATAACTAAGAGTATTTCCTCCTATATCACCATATACTCCATTATTTATATCCCTAAGTAATCCTTGTCCATAGTCTCTATTATCATTTACATAATTCCAGAAGTTCATATATTCTGGAGTATAGAAATCATCTCCTATAGAAGTAAAGTTAGAGTAAGGAACTAATCCCACATCAGGGAATAACCTTCCTCCTTTAGCATATTTATTTCTTTGCTTTTTAGCTCTCATATCTTCTTGAACCATCATTAGTTGTGACATAGAGGACTCTAATCCATTCTTAGATATAGGATCATTAGGTCTCTCTTCACTCTCTTTATTTATTTCTTTAGCAGCATCAGCGAAAGTAGTACCTTTAAGTTTAAGCTTCTTCTTAGCTTCTTTTGGAACTTTTAATCTGTTACTAAATACATAGTCATTATATACTACCTCTCCTTCCTCTACTAGATTAGGAATGCCTTGTGGGTCAACCCCCATCTGTACTCCTTCAAAAGGATTTTCTTCATGAGAGCCTCCTTCATTTATATAAGTCAATCCATTATCCCATATACCACCATGAGTGAATAAAGGACCACCATCCTCATGCTTCCACTTCCTTGCATTAGCAGCAAATGTAGCTCTCTTCCTTATAGTAGGACTACTACTTCTCTTGCCTCTTGCTATACATTCAGAAGTAACCTTACCACCACAATATTCAGTGAACTTACCTCTGTTCTTCTTCTTTATATGAATGCCTCCACCATCTTTAAATTGATTGCCAAATGGAGACATTAGTCCTGTATATCTCATAGTTATTGGTCCTCCATAAGCTGCATAATTAGCTAATAAGTTGTTTATTGTATTAGTATTTACATTATTAGCAGTATTGGTAAAGTTAGCTAAAGCTCTTCTATTAGCAGTATCTATTCCCCAATTTAGCTCTTTAGCCTTATTGGATGCTTTATTGCTAAACCATCCATCAGAACCTATATCAGAGGTTTCTATATGAGCTAAGTTTCTATAATTATTGGCCATATTTAAGAAGTCTGAAGTAGTAGAAGCTCCTATACCCATGTTCTTTTGATTAGCTATATTAGATTCCACTTGAGCTACAGCTTCCTCATTTATATTAGAGCCAAACATAGTATTGAATAAACCACCTGCAAGATTAACCCCAGCACCTATAAGACCTCCAACTCCAGGAATAGCACTTGCAGTAGAACCTATAGTGGATAAAGCATTGCCTACTTTTGTAGAATTACCTCTAGGATTCATTAATTTGTTAGCTAATGTAACCCCAGCATTGGCCATTCCACTATTAGTACCAAAGGATAATCCTCTTGTAGATCCTAAAGAAATGGTAGGAAGACTAGTAGCATTTGGTAAAATTATACTGTTAGGGATACCTACTCCCAAAGTAGGTATCTCTACTAGATCACTTATACTTACTCCTTGTATAGGTTTAATACCTCCTATATCAAATCTATTTCTATATCTATACTTTCTTTTAGCCATAGTGAAAGAATTTATTTGCAAATGTACTCATAATTAATAACATATACAATAAAATAAATAAAAAAGTTAGGGGTAAATAAGAAATTTACCCCTAACTTCATTTATACATAATACCACACTCTTAAGTCATGAAGTATAGTTTTATTCTTATTATCTGACTCCTTAGATAGCTTTAAAAATATCCATGGGTTTCTCATTCTATCAATACCATTACTTTTATCTCTTGGAATATTAGCTCTCCATACTCTAAACTTTTGTTTAAGACTTGAAGGTCTGTTTCTCAGATACTTCAAATTATTGATAGTGTTACCACTATCCTGATATTCATTCCACACTCTAAGGGTATCAAAGGTATCTGGAGTGAGAGTACTGCCATTCCAGCTGTCAGCTCTAAACTCTAAATTATTAAATATTTTATCTGATTGGAACTCTGGGTTAGCTATAATAGTGGTATAGAATGGTTGGTATTTACCAAAGAAGTAATTATAATCTCCTTCATGTATCTCCCACAGTCTATAGTCATTGCCTGCATTATCTTCCCTACTCTTACTTATAAAGAATCCTCTATCATTTATGGTCACATAATAGGGGACATCATTATAACTATAGAATGATGAAAAAGCCTGTAATGACTCTGCATAAGCAAGACAATTATCTTTATTTATATAATAAAGTTCATTGTCATTATAGTTATAGTAACCTACATATCCATCAGAGTTTTCAGGATTCCATACTTCATTTGAGAAATTATCCTTAGACCATGATTGGAATCCTCCTTTCTCTGATATATTAAAGAACTGACCATCATATTTATATAGACAAGTACTTCCAGTATCAATGAAGTAGAGACCTACAGGAGTATTTACAATAGACCATTTATTAGTACAACCTAAGGTTTCACTTAAATATCTTATTCCCTCAACTTTGCCACTATTAGCTATTTCAATAGGAACTCCATCTGTAGCAGTCATAGGAGTGCTACTATTGAATAGTATCATGCTAGTTGCAGTATCTTGGAATACTATTAAGTTATTAGCCAATCTTCTGATAGCCCTAACCTCACCTTTACTTCCATCAAGGCCTATATTAGAATCTACATTAGAAGTCATAGTTATATTGGTCCATGTATCAATATCTTCTCCTGCATTTTTAGCTCTAGAGAATGTTATCAGATTAGGATACCTTGTCTCATTAAATCTTTCATCAAGTCTTGTGTATGTGAAGTAATTGTTATCTTGACTATATACCTCATTGAACAGATTAAAGTTCTCAGGACTCATATTAGTATTATCCTGTTGACCTCTATTTCTATCATACCTACCATCAAGATTGATATGACTCTCAAGCATAAATGAAGTTATATCCACTATACTGTTTAAGTCCTCATTGGTATAAGCATAAGTCTTGAGACAATCCCATCTCTGATAATAAGTATCACCTTCCTGACCACTTAACTGAGAACCTATAGGGGATACTTCACTGATAGGTATCCATGTATTAGCTAACTTAGATTCAGCACTTGTGCCTCCATATAGAGAATCCTCAGAAATATCCCTATATAACTCTCCTATATATAAGAAAGGATAGGGGTAATTACTATTACCACTATTAAGGACAGATTGATTGTACAAACTAGATGTAGAAGTTTCACCCTTTTCAGAAATCTGATATATAGTCCTACCAGAAGATTCCGTCCAAGCTTCACCAGTAGGCCACAGTAAATTTGTTTCTAAATCAGAGGGGCCTTCAAAATTACCTACTGTATAAATTTTCTCATTATAAGTTAACTCTATATTATTAGACCTTTCTGTAGACCAAATGTTAGTAGTAGAGTCACTTGATTGGAATCTCATTAATGAGCCCCCATAAAATATAACTCCACCACTTCTATATTGAAAATAATCATTTACCCATAAATAATCATTAGTATCTAGCCCACTGTGAATTGTAGAATCATACCAATCAGATAATTCACTCATTTGAATCATAGCAACTAGGTTACCCGTAGTTATCTCAATCTGGGAGTTATCAGTTATAGGAGATACAGACCATATATAACTATTGAGTACACTATCATCTTTCTTAACATATGAATTATCATAAGCAGGAAGTAGAGTCTCTAAGCCCCTAACTGAGTAATTCAAAGCAAATGCTATATGAGGGGTAGACTTATATTTTAATGGGACTGTAATAGGAGATATTGTACTACCACTTTTTACATAAAGAGTTGTATTTAAAGTGTCTTCTATGGCACTTTCTATGCTGGTAGAAGAGTTAGTATCTACAGTAACCTGAGTATTACCTATATATACATTCTTTGATTTACTATTATAGAGAACCTTATCTACATTGGGGAGGTAATTTATATCCAACAAATCTGAATATAAAGGCTTATCTATTTTAAATATTTCAGGCTCTGAAGTATGAATCACCTGTACATTAGTTATACCTGTCCTATTAATATTTCCTTGTACATAAGCTTCCCAAAATTCATTGGTTCCATTGGAATTAAAGTATTGAGTATTATAAGAAAACCTTAAGTTTGATATTACTTTTCTTTGTAACTTTGAACTTACCTCAGTATTACTGTTTGAATCTGTTTTTGTACCATTTAAAGCTCCTTGTGCTTGCCAAGGATATATGGCATAAAGAGACATCTTTTGAGTATCAGCATTAAAACCACCATCATCACTAGTTGCTGTATTATCCATATATAAAGGGGCACTTATAAGTCCTGATATATTATCACTAGCATCTTCTGTAGAAAAGTCATATCTTATAACTTTACCATACTTTGATTTTGCTGAAGTTGAGGTAACTATTGAATAGTCTGTCATTATAGAAGTAATAGGAACTATACCTACTATTCTAAGTTTAAGATTCTCAATACTATCATTAGGATAACTCTCTAGCCCAGGGGTATGAAATGTAAGTCTGGACAAATCAACTCTATAATTTAATTCTTGGTCAACAAGCTGTGAATCCCTTAAGTCAGAGGGTCTTGAGGACTTCCCAATAAAAACATTAACAGACTGTGGAGCTGATTCATCTATTAATTCCTTAGATGGTATAAGAGATTTACTCATATATTTAGAGGCTTCAGCTACCATAGATTCATAGGCAGTTGAGCCATCAGTATCAGCAGGTTTGTTACCCTTTACAATAAAAACATTAAATTCTTCTATTGTACATGTGTACCATATTCTATGTGGAGTAATTCCCACATCCTCTCTCTTGAAGGCTGCTTCATATTGATTTCCTTCTGAAGGAGGGGCAGTAACAGGATATCTAACATCTAAACCCTCATCAGAGCCTTGTATTTCACCATTAGTATTTATAGCTACGGAATTTGAATTGTGCTGCCATACAAGTTCTCCATTAAAATCATTTATAAATACAGAATGATGTATTCCAAAAGGTCTCATAAACCATGAAGGAACACTGAAAGGGGAATTATTGCATCTATCAATAGCATTATACATTGTAGGACAGAGAACTCCTTGAAATAATATAGACCTGTCATTGTTAGATGGCTCTACCATAACTAATCTTCTCCCTATGTAATCTGAGAGGAAACTCAGACTCTCTTCACCATTTGAGGTTGCCTTAACATAAGCTATTTGACATGTATTTGAATTGTTAAGAATAGATTTAGGGTAATTGTTATTCTTTATATCAGCAAGCCATACTATGTTACTCCATCTTCCTGTTTTACTTTGATACTGCACTCCTATTCTATATGTCTCTCCTCCTTTAAAAGTCTTAATCTGCATAGAACTTTCATTGAGTTGAGACCTCCAAGGATAATATCCTTCCTTACTAGGAAGAGTAATATTCCTATAAGCAAAAGAAACAGATAAAGCATTTCTTATGGATGTCTCCTGTTCTTTGGTAAACATCAGACTATCCTGCTTTATATTACCCATAAAGAGAACATTATCCTTTTGAGCTATAGTTTGAGGTATTATCTGTTCTCCTCCTAAATAGAGTAAAATGGTACTATCCTCAGTATTACCTGAAGTGCCATTATCTTCTATATAAATAGTATCTTCAGAGGTAGCAATATCAGTAAGAGACCTTACAGTAGGAGTAGCATTGTATGATGTCCTAAATACTACATATACCCTTATATAATCAAATGATGTATCAGTATTACTTATAGCAATCTTAAATGATACATTATTCGATTCTTCAGGAGAGCCTCCTCTATCTTGAGGGGATACATAATAAAGTGGAGAACTGTAGAATATATTACTTTGTCTTCCATTCCTATTGTAATATGTAAAATAGTACTGGACAGTTCCTGATGGGAAAGAACCAATCCCAAAAGTTTTAGTAATTGAAATATCTGCACTATTATTTATTACAGGAACAAAATCAAATGAATTATTGTTGTAGATTCTGTCTGTATCAGCTATATTTATTACCCTAGGCTGATTCAAACCATCTACCCAATACACCTTTTTTATCTTCTCAGCTTCATAAGATACTAAAGTCTCTATAGGATATTTTACATCAAAGTTTAAATCTCCATTAAATAGTTCTACTACTTTGAAGCAACTTTCCTCATTTGAATATGAAAGAAGATATATATAATCACTACTGTCAGAAGTAGTAAATATTACAAGCTTCTCATCTATCATGGCATAACCTATAGGTGTCCCTACTAATGCTTTATCGATGTTACTAGAGGCATCCTTTATAGAAATATATTTAGTTCCTATTTCATTAGCAAGACTCATAAAGGTGTTAGTATCTCCACTCCATATTCTCATATTCATGTTCTCAAATGAAAACTCATTATTTGAAGCAGAGGTGCTAAAGTCTTTATTCATTCCCCTAGTCTTGAATGATATATTCTTTATAGCCATAACTTAATTATCTTTGTAAATGCAGGTACTCCCTGTCACCAAGATGTCTGAATCCTTTATTAAACTCATTAACCCTTGGTATAAGTTGGTTAAACATATTAGTAATACTTTCCATCTCTGACACAGAAGGTATCATGAACTCATTATTACACTGACCAGCTTTAAATGCATATTCCTGCTGAGTATTTTGTAGCACAGCTGGACTAATCTTTCCCATATCAAAGAGAATAGTAAACCATTCTTTCTTTATATATAATTCTAGTGTCTTGAGAAATATAGGATTATCAGGCAATAAGGGTAATCCATCATCATCTATAGGAATAGCCTTATAACTGATTTCTACTTGTCCTGTCTTGAAGGAAGTATATAGCATACATCCTTGTGTCTTGAATGACTTGACACTTCTGTCCTCCTTATGAGTACCATTGAAACTATCAGTCATACTTATAAGACAAGCTCCAGTCTTGCATTCCCTCACTTGATTAATAGCTACACAGTTACATGGTAGCTTGCCCCTGAACTCCTCTATGTCTATTACAGCATACTTATCTACATAAGTTTTTGGCAGACCCATACAGGAGATAAAGTCAAGGGTATATTGTATAGCTGTTTCAAGGTTAAGGTCAGTAAGTAATGGGTGTCTCATTACCCTGCTAAGCACTTCCCTTATATTTATATAGTTATATTCAGACCACATTTTTAATTCTCCTTCCTATATGAAGAGCATCAGTAATGCCTTCCTTTATATTATGTTTAAGCCTAAGTTTCAAATCCCTATTGAATACTAATTCATAGAATGACCTATTATTGAAATTGGCATTCTCCTTATTCCATATTATCTTATATATCTCCTGTTCATCAAGCCTTAGAAGAGTTTTATCTTTATAGGCTTCCTCATCCTCATACCATAACTTCAAGGTATTATCCCAGTCAATAGGGAGATTAGTCTTAACCTCTCCATCATCTCCTATCTTTACAGACTTCTCATATTTCCTTATCTCTATAGTACCCATTCTATGAGGAAGCTTTACCTCATTACCTTTAGCTATCTCCTCTACTAAAAGATTATTTATTAATCTTGTAATAGCAAAATACTGAGATTCAGTAAGGATATATTTCTTATCAGCAGGTTTATTCCTCCTATAATATTTAAAGCCATCATAAATTCCTAAACTGTTTCTTATTTTATGCTTATGATGTTCCGTGACTTTCCTTACTCTTTTCTTAAACTCTATAAGACTCTCCATTATCCTTCAATCTGTTTTTGTAAATTTGATTTAGCGTTTCTTCTTATAAAGCTAACTAAGTCAGCTAAATCATCATCAGCGTTGTTAACTGGGTCTTCAGGACTATATTCAGCTTTCTTGAGTTCATTCACTACCAGCTCTATCAATGGCTGTACAAGTGCTTCTTCAATAGGGAAAATTCTATCTAGAAGATTACATGCTTTATCTTCTTCACAAGTAAGTTCAGATACTTCAGAGGCATTCTCAAATATAGCAGTGAACTTTACTTTCTCAAGATATAGGAACTGAGGATTTGGAGACTTGAAATATAGATAACCATCCGGGCCTAATGAACAGTATATTATGTTCTTCATCCATTTGTTATAACCTACATACCTCATTCTATCCCTACTAATGAAGGCTATGTCTCCCTGATAAAAATCTATAGGATAGACTCTGGGATTGCCTATCATAAGAGTAACAGGTATTCTATCCTTACTCCTTAGGTATGAACCTCCTTCACAAGGCTCACCATTAATAGCAGGAACCTCTATTAAGTCAAGGCATATAGTCTGATAGTTACTTTCAGGTACTTGTTTTCTTACATCAGAATACCTCTGTTTAAGTAGGAATGACCTGTAGTTATTACATAGGAAAGCTACATGGTCTTCAGTAAAGGTGAAGTCATCAGACATACCTTTAAGTTCATCAAGAACCATATATACTATTTCTCTGTATGTCATATATAAATAGTTTGTTTATTATACAATTAAACCTCTTGCAAAGATAAGAATTATATCTTATCCCTACAAGAGGTTAAATAAATTATTATTCATTTACTAATCTAATAAGTTCGTCTTCACTGAATCTTATTATATCATCTTCTGATATTCTAGGTGTATCTGCATTCAATGCTTGAACAAGTGAGGTGTTCACTGCAAACTCTGGATAAGGAATAAGGCAGGTAGAACCAAACAGGCAGTATAATACATTAGTAATAGTCCTATAGTCACATTCATCTATATACAGACTCAATGGGCCCCTCAATAGTCCTTCAATGAATAGCAGAACCAGCAATTTATTTACCTCTGTATAGTTCTTATATCCAAATGTAGATAAAGCTTTGAAATAGTTATTAACACCAGTATAAGCCAAATTATTAAGTCTATCCATAGCACCTGCACCCTGTGTTTATTGTTCTACTCTTAATATCCTTGAAGAACTTGTTCCAGTACTTAATAGCCTGAGTATAGTGTCCAGTCCTTATACTCAGTTCTAAAGCGTAGAATCTAAGTAGACTATCTATAAAGTTCTTAGGGATAGCACAGCTATCCTCAACTTCTTTCATATAGCTGACCATGGTTCTATAAAAAGGATATAGGTCAGCTACAACTCCCATAGTAGTCTGGTTATCCATACCACATGGAGTATCTGCTGATGGTGCTCCTTTAGCTACTACATACACAAAGAACAATGTATCATTTAATGATACACCTAATGTCTTGCTATCTAGTTCTAACCTTATTCTTTTTTTATCACTTAGAGTTCCTGAATCTGAGGGAACTTCATAAGAGAATACAGGATTGGTGCTAGGACCATTAGCTACATAAGTATCTTGTGTATCTATAATGACAGCATCTATATAGACATCATTATAATACTGCAAATCCTTTACAGAAGCATCTATAATTAGCCTCTTTCCATCAGGAGTAATTCTTAATTCTTTAAAAGTAACCATAGTTTAAAGTATTAAAGAATGAAATAAAAAAGGGGCATTAGTTAATGCCCCTTATACTTAAGCCCTATTAAGATAGGGTAGCAATAGCCATTTCTGTTGGCAGAAGTTTATTAATAGCTGCTATTAGAGCCTTCATATCAGTATGACTTCCATCATCAACACATACTATTGTGATATCCTTCTCAGACTTCTGCACACCCTCATTGCTATCAGTGAAAGCATAATGAATGTCCAGAGTATCATACTTAGAATCTGGATCTACCAAATACTTAGTAGGAATGTAGTTAGGATAACCCATTAGTCTGTAGTCATCACCTCTAGCACCCATGCAGAAGTACTCAAGGTCAGCAATATTATGACCATCTTCAACTGTATTCTTAGCTTCCTCATCAGCTACTGTACCCCATAGATATTCATCACCATCAACTACAATAGGTCTGAACTGTACATCAAACTTGATGAACTCTTGAGGCATCATGCCAAGTACCCAAGGCTGTTCAGCCTCCTCAATGATAATACCTGTGTAGGTTTTAGTAAGGGTACTTACCTTAGTGTCTTTTGTAATTTGAGTCTCAGAAGAAGCATCCTTCAGATAGATGTTAATCAATGTGTTGTACTTTTCAGCCTTTACATTTCTGAACAGTGACAGAGCCATTTCCTTATAGAAGTCAGATGCTGTCATGCTGGGAGTAGCTGTTACAGAACCATACTTTTGGTATTGGTCTTCCTCAGACAAACCAATGAATTGTCTGAATGCAACTCTTAGAATATACTCTTGACCTGCTACTGGAGTAGCACTTATATTAGAATCTAGTGTAACTAGAACTCTCTTAAGGTCATAAGCCAGATCCTCAGAGCCAGTAGCTTTAGCATGCATTATCTTATCTACTGGAATTAAGTCACTTCTCACAATGCCCCCAGGTGACATATACTGGAAGTATAGATGAGTCTTGTTTGTATCTCCCTTAGGCAGGATGCTACCTGCTGCATCTGTCTCAAGCAGGTTGTTTCCTGTTTTTAGAGTTTTAGCGACATACAAATGTCTTACTTGATTGATACTAAAATTAGCCATCTCAATAAATAGTTTAATTAAACGATTTCCTTATTTGATACCTGACACCTGAGTCTTACTTACTATAGCTAGTCTTACTGCTCTTTCAAGTATAGCTCTATGTATGACAGGATTTAACTCACACTCTGTTCTGGTATTGACTTCATTAATTGACAAGTTATTTAGGTCAACCAGAACTATAGGTTTAGGTCTTGATACATACCTTATTAAATACTTCTCTATATTATAGTCAGATATTACTTCAATTACACCTCCGCCTATATCTAGTCTTACTGCTCTGCCTTTTGATGGTCCCCTAAATGGGTTAGCAGCTATCTTATAGTACTCATCATGTGTTATTGGTACTATAAGAGCTTCCTCACCATCTAGACATCCTAGTCTCTCATCCTTTAATGTAGCCGATTCATAAGTAATAAACCATACATCATCAGGAAGCTGATAAAACATAGAAGTTCTTGATAGTCCTATATGTCCTGAGAGTTTCTCAGTTAATACTACTGTTTTAACCAAGTCACTTAGATACCTTCTAATTTCTTCAGTTCTTTCAAAGCTCTCTCCAAATTGATTTTTTCCTGTATAAAACTCTATTATAATTTCCTCTTGAGCTTGAGTAAGAAATACTGATTTCTCATATTCATCAAGAACTATACTTTGTTTATTTGTAGGCTCTCCATACTCACTAATAAGGTTATTACTATTCAATAGAGTATCAAACTCATTTGAAAATTCCTCTAAAGTCATAATTATTTTGAAGCAATCATGCCCATATTAGTTTCACTATTAACTCCTAGAGCAATCTGAGATTGTAAATCTCCAGTATAGGCAGCCTTAGCTAGTTCAACAGCTCTCTGCAATAATTCCTCATGTGTTTCTACAGGGAGACAACATTCAGTAACAGTAGAATATCCATCTATTGAGAGGTCTTCCCCAATATCATTTAAATCAACTAAGATTATAGGAGTGGGAACCTTAACATATCTCATAGTAAACTTGGGATTACTACTGTTAAACCTTCCTATAACTTCATAAAGGGGCACAAGCTCCTGATTATTAGAAGGTACTTCTACCGAGAAAGAACTCTCTATTAGATCTTGGGATGGCCATATTCCATTTTCAAGAGTGCCATCCATTGGTCTGATATAATTAGAACCTGACACTGTTCCCCCAGTACTAGTTTTCCAGTTTGAATTATTGACATTTTGCAGGTAAAGTGTCCAATAAGCTATCATATTACCTTTGACTGGCTTTAAGTCTATTGTAATAAGATCATCTGCTTCTGTCACTATGGGAGCATTTTGAGAATCATCAAAAGAATTTACAGTATTTACTCTAATATAGAGTGGTTTAGTGTTTACATTTCTAAATACTACATTCTGTATTCCACTGGAGCCACTCATTATATGGTATCCTATACCATAGTTATTACTGTCCCATAGTGATGAAATCATTCTCCAAGCTTGCCTTTTTATTGGATAAGCATAGGGCTTCTGTATATTTCTACTATATTCTTGGTAGTTAATAGGAAGAACATTGTATATATACTTATCATCACTTAATGTTTCATTTACCGATAGAAACAAATCCTTAGGAGTCTTATACAGAATACTTCTTGGGTCTATGGTAGATACATCTAAGCCTAGTATAGTCTTTATAGGACTTATACATTCAAGTTCTACAGTTTTGATTAAAGAGCTAAAGTCATATTGTCTCTTCTCAGAACCATCAAATCCCTTTACAGACTTATTAAGAGAAGGCTCAAAGTAAGCTCTAAGTAACTGCTTTTCAGCTTTAGTGAGAAACACTGACTTTTCATATTCTGTAATTCCTGGAGCACCATTACTGGCTACATTATTATATAGTACATCAAACTCATTTGAGAACTCTAAGTTAGTCATATTAGTTATCTTTAAGTTTTGCCTGTAAAGAAAATAACAGTTCTTGGTGCTTAGGCATATTCAGATACTTAGCTGCAATGCTAAGAGTAGGCTCTTCATTATCTCCACATAGAGGGGTACCATCAGCCTTTAAGTATAACATGCCACCTCTGTTACTGATAAGACCACCTTCGATAGCCTTCTTGATAAGAACCTTAGTGCTTAATAGAGGGTCAGAAGCTACTCTTACAAACAACTTAGCATCAGCTTGGATAAGCTTACCTACCTTGTCTTGCAGGAACTCAATCTTAGAGTTCTTAGAAGTAGGCCTACCATCAATAGTCTCAATGATAGTTCTAAGTATATCTGCATTATCCTGTATCTTACCAAACTCCATGTAAGCCTGCATAGTTGCATTCATCTTCTTCTTAGAAGCCTGTGACTCCTCATTCTCATGGATGATTACAAACTGATATGTAGCTTTAGGATGGTCCTCAAGCTCCTGAAGTGAAGGTGCTATGAAGTCCTTATTAGCTAAGAGAACCTTATACTTGATGTAATCCTCAGGATTAGACAGGTCAAGTATATTGTCCTGCTTAGTCAGTCTTACCATGAAGTTATCCCAGAAGTTGTCAGTCTTGTTATATATTGATAAAGCATTATATTCAAGACCCATCACTTCCTCAAGGCAAGTCTTTTCAGCATTGGTAAGTACATTGATATACATACCTGATGTAAGTCTAGGTACTGTAAACCATTTTACTGCATTTTCAGCCATACCTCCATAGAGAATATGTTTAGGGTCTCTTACCATACCTGTCTCCTTAGGTACATGCTTTACTACTATTTTCTCGTTCCTTAAGCAGTTCACTATAGGTTCATCTACAGCAACAGGTTGCTTAGCCTGTCTCTTTCTTGGTTGTTTAACTGGTGCTACTGCTACTTCCTGCATATCATCATTCATTATAGCAGCATCATCCAATATTACTTCAGCTTCTTTCTCCATATTTTTACTTCTCCATTTACTTAATTATAAAATTAAAGGGAGTGAGGAGTTACCCCACTCCCCTTGTATTTAGCCTTGCAGTATTGCAGGTATCAATGACAGTGTTCTAGTTGGGTCAAGCACACATACACCAAGTGTTGCCATCTTGTGTATAGTAGCACTATCCTCATCATAAGACATATGAGGATTACCCATTTGTCCTGTGAATGGATTTCTTAGACCCCATTGATAGCTTCTCAACTCATTATCACCCTTAATCTTACACTTGAAGATATTAGGTTGGTCCATAGTACCAATGTACCAGATGTCATATCTGTAAGAGAATGCCACACCTCCTTCTGGGTGAAGTATCTTGTTTCTTACAGGGTCATCATAGAATGGGTCAACATCAAGCTTAACAATGACACCATTAGGAGCCTTGTATTGAACAAACTGGAATCCTGCACTAAGAGCATTATCATGCAACTTAGATTGAGTCTTCTCAACTACATGCAAGTAGTCATTGTTCATCACAAATGTAGTCCATCCTGAGATAGTTTGAAGAACTGCCTTGTGGAATTGGATAGCTCCTCTTTCACCTGTCTTGATAACAAATACCCTGTCATTCATATCCAGCTTAGAAGCTGAAAGTTCATACAGAGCATCCTCAAGAAGCTTCAAGCTAAACTTGTTGTAGTACATAGTGTTGGCAACCTCACATTGCTCAAATACACCAGCACCAGTCTTGATGACATTACCTGACTTACCAAAGTTCATGTACTCACCATTAGCATTTCTGTTAGAAGTACCAAATGCAAGTACATTGTTCTTATACTCAGAGAATTGAAGTTCAAGTTCCCAGTCTACATAGTGCATCCACATATTAGCTGTGTCCTTAACTTGCTTGCCTGACTCATCCCTTCTTACCATAGGAATACCAAAAGCAAGCTTTCTGCCCAGCTTATTACCCCATACCTTGTGGTGGATTCTAATAGTAGACCACTCATTTCTCATAGATACAGGAGAACTGAATCTGATGTCACCAACCTTTCTAGAACCTTCTCTTTCTACAGGAGCAAATTCAATAGAGAATCTCTCTCCAGCTAGCAGTCTCTCAGCAGGAATACCTTGGGTTAGACCACCCATAGTTTCACACTTATAGACAGCATTTGTTCCTTCCATTCTAGCATCACCAAGGATTCTAATAGGATATACTTGGTTAAGATTACCTACGATAACCTCTCCATCAGCAAACCAATCCTCTGGGAATACAAGATAGAATGGTGAAGTACCAACACCTACATTACCACTCTCCGCTGTAACTACTGTACCATTCTCATCTCTTGCCTCAATCAGAGCGATGTTCCTTCTTGCTGAACCTATTACATCCCAGTAGTATTCATCATCAGTTTCAAACTCTCTAGTCGGGAACTGACTTAGGAATGTGTCCAGAGTCTTACCTCTATGGAAAGCAAGCAACTGAACCATCAGATTAGTTGCCTTCTGAGGTTGTCTCTGAAAGATTGAGCCAAGGTGATTGTCACTTGTCAGACCCTTCCAATGGGTGAAGCCTAACATTTGAAATTTACCTAATCTACCAGCCATTTTCTGTTAATTTATTAGTTAATCGTCTATATCATACATCAAGTGACCAGCCGCTGCTATATGACTCTGGGTCATCCCCATTCTCAATAAACTTAGGATTTCCTTTAGGTCTATTAGTATTTCTTAGGGTATGCTCCAACTCTCTGAGGCTGTTCTTGACTTCTTTCTTTACTTTACCTTTAACAAGCATATCAAGGTCTTTGAATCCATTAGTAAGAGTAAAGATAACTCCTAGTTTCTTTCTGAACTCAACAGGGTTCTCTGTCTCATACTTCTGTATAGCTGTAAGATACTCACCATCCTCAGTCTTATAGACTGGCTTGGCAATATTATCATAAGCCTTTTGCCTTGTTGCCTTATCCATAGTGACCCCCTCAAAGATTTCCTTATCTTCAAGCATCTGTTTCTTGAGGTCTTGAGCTTCCTTCTTTATTCTCTTCTTCTCAGCTTCAGCCTCTTCCTGACCTTCTTTGACAAGGTCATCATATTGCTGCTTGAAGTAAGACCTGTTACTCTCTAGGGCATCCTTGGCATCCTCTATATCTGAGCCACTGTCAAAGGATTTTTTAACTTCCCTTGCTGCTCTTTCCTTTGAGAATCCTCTATTAATAAGGTCTTGGAATATAAGCTGCTTCCTTAAGTTCTCACCTTTCTCTGTCTCATCCTTTATGGCTTCCTCAGTGATTTTACTTAAGTTACCCAACACTGCTTCATATTGCCTGATTTCATCTGGTTCAATATCAGCATTAAGTGCAGCATTAATCCTCTTCTGAGTCTCATCAAGTCTGGCTTCAACCTGCTTGTCAATAGCTTCAGCCAAATCTTCAGGAGACTTTATTCCTTTAACAAACTCTTCATCAAGGTCAGGGAGGACACCATCTTCTACTAAGGCATTGGCAATGGAATAGTAGAAGCTAGAATTGGGAGAAGAACCATCCTTATTAGAATCAGGTGTCTCTTCCTTTTTACCTTTCTTATCTTCATTATCCTCACTACCTACGCTCTCTGGATTAAATAAATCATCAGGATTTACTTCTTCCTCAGTAGTTGGTTTATCCTTTTCTTTTCCTTTATCACCACCCTTGTCATCATTATTCTCAGGTGGAGTTTCTTTTTGTGTTTCGTCACTATCAAAGAGGTCTAGAGCATCAATCTCATCCCCTGATAGTATAAAGTTATCACTTAATTCTTCCATACTTCTTCTCCTTTAGTTATTAACTGTGCAAAGTTATTAACTATTTAGGAAGTAGACAAGAAGTTAAAATAGATAGTTAGAGAACTATAAATTAAATACTTATTTACTGACATAAAGAAAGGGTGCAGCATCACTACTACACCCTCTTAAGCTTATTATGCTTCCCTAAAGTATTTATATACCTTATTTCCACCCTTGTAATCATCATCCTTGAACCAGAAGTTCACAGCAGATTCAATTACTTTAGTGTCAATATTATCACCAAACCATGCCTTAAGTAGTTCACAATAGTCATGATATTGGGCATTAAGTGCTATATACACATCAGCTACAGTAGCACTTTGAGGTATGATTCCCCTGTATCTATCAGTAACTTCCTTAGCCTTTGACATATCATATTTCTCACCCATGAACTTTCTTCCTCCACTGGTATGATACATCTTTGATACTAAGTACTTGGCTGCACTCTCATTGAAATGAGACCCAGTACCTTCATTCTCAAGCATCATCTTGATCTGTTATATTAGAGTTACCCGCATCAATATCATCTACTATCTTTAATAGTAAGCTTCTTATGACTCTTAACATATAAACATAATATTACAAACAGGAATAATCCTGTTATAGTTCCATGAATCATCAACAGCTCTAAGTCCTCAATTGGAATACCTACATAGTAATCAATTATGTTTATTATATCAGTTACCAAGATATAATGTAAGAACATCTTGTGGTATAAACAAAACCTAAATACTGTTGCAGATAAATACATAAATATCCAAGGCAATATAGACATTCCTGCCAGATTACTCAATACAGGAATGTCTATATAAAAGTAGGATAAAGCTGTGTTTAGTACATATACTAATGATATTAACATAGGTATGTATTTAAGCATTAGTATAAGTAACTTGTACATACTCTTATTTAAGTTTTCCTCCACAGCCATATCTTGTTCTCTTGATACCAGCCTTTGGTGACATTGGCTTTGGTCTTCTCTTTCCTCTTGCCATAATTTTACACTTTTAGTTATTTACCTTTCTTGCCTTTACCTTTACCTTTTTTACATCCACAAGCCATAATTGTATAGTTTTAAAAGTTAAACAATAGTTATCTTTATATCCTCCCCTCTATCATGAGCTTCTTTCAATTTTGCATAAAGCTTCTTAAATGTGCCTTGACTGTTTAATACCTTGCCTACTTGAGTATTATTCCCAATTAGTAAGCATCCAGAGGTGTCTGCATGAGTATTTCCTGCATGAATGAGGATACCATCAAACCCTTTTACATTCAGCAATCTAGGAACTTTACCATTACATGTCTCTTTATAGAAGTCTCTAGTACCAAATCTAGGACTGTATATATCAAGAGTTATTTCATAAGTACCTGTAGGTATAGCTGTCATATTAGGTTTCTTTATTCTTCTTATCTGTTCAAGAGGCATTGAGTCTTTTAATCCTCTATCTGTATCCTCTAGAGTATCACAGAAATATGTATCATCTATATGAAGCTTCCCTATAGTATAACTTTGCTTTTTATATTTTCTATGTAATAGCATTCTCATAATTTAGCTCTTCCCAGATACATTAATAACAATGGCATGATCAAATACTTTAAGCTGACTTTCCCTATCACCGAGTAGTACTTTCATATAGTATTCATAAAAGAGAATATCTATAGGTATAATAAACATATGATCTTCTTCATTAACGTCATAGTTGAATTGTTTCATTACCTCTATGTGGTTGCTTTCATCAACAATACCCACCTCCCATAGATAAGGATCTTTGGGATAATCAGTAGTGGATCCTTCTGTATATTTATAATCAGAAGTAACAAAACTAACTATACCAAATGTTTGAGGAGAAAAACTAAATTCAGTAATGTTAATTACATAAGGAAGTATCCCAATTCCTTCAACTTTAAAAGGACCAGGGTAATATTGGGGACCAATAAAGAAAGAACCTGGGGATGTATTACTATATGGTACTACCCTAAATTCAGTAGGATTAATAAAAGTGGAGCCATTATTACCTATTATACTCACAAGCTTCCCATTTACCCTCTTCTTTATGTCTGCAATATTACCAGTAGACTTGTCAGTTTCAATTAATATCTCGTCTCTTATTAGATTAGGATCTCCTTCTACTATTTTAAAATTAGGTATCCTCTTCATTTATTTTTTCTTTATTTAGTTCAAGACTTACTTGTCTAAGCTTACATGTAAGACTTGTACAAGTCATCATCATAAGGGAGGCCATCTGCTTTCTTAACTCCTTCATTTCATCTTCAAGCTCATCATTTCTCTTAATCATAGCATCAAGTCTCTGTTTGTTATCATCTGATAGCTTCTTATAGAACTCAAGAGACTCATTCATGTTATGAATAACATTCTGGTCTACTTCACTATTATATTTTTTTCTTGTGAAAAACCATGAAGTCCAGCCTGAAGCAAAGGTAGTAAAGGCCCCTATTATTGCTGTTATAAGTATTCCAGTATCCATATTAAGAGCGATTTATTTCTATTACCCATTTAGGGAAAATCATTTTTGATCCGTCCGAGGTAACTAATTTATTTTTTATAATATCCCCAGCTTCAGCACTGTCAGTTACAATTGCATTTGGTATTTCATCACTGTTATAATTACTATCAATATCACTAACGACATGAGGTTCTATTATAGTACTAAAAGATAAGAATTTTTCATTAGGAATTTCCTGTGCAACATCTGACAGTTCAAACTCTTCTATTCCTTCAATACTACCAATTTGAACATCCAAAACTAGACACCCCAAAGTAGATGTAGTAGAAGGTATAGTAGTTTCCCAGTTGCCACCTCCTCCATGATAACCAGCATAAGAGATATAATACTTATCACCTACCTCTGCAATAAATAAAAATTTTGCAGGAACATCTATGATTATTCTATTGTGATAGAGAGTAACTAAACTATCAAATGGAGTTTCTTCTTCACTCTCTTCTTGAGATATTGATTCTAATTCCCCCTTGCTATTTCTCTTATAAAGATTCCCAGAACTAGCTTTATATAATATAGAATTTTTATCTACTATATTACTGTCCCCTTCTACTATAGGTTTATGATTTAAGGTTCCAATTCTTCTCATCTTTTACTAATTTGATAATTCATGAAATACCAAACCTAATATTTCAGCTATAAATATAGGAATAGAGCCTAGTAATGTAATAGCTATATCTTTTCCATTAAACTCGTTATCCACAAGAGCTTCTTTAACAAATGAAAAGAAAGCTGTAACTATTAGCCCAATTACTGATGCCCCTATTATACCCCAACCTACTGTAGGTTCTTGTAATCCTATTACTAAGGTGATAATAGCTGTTATTAAACTACCTGTAAGGAAGTGCAAGATCTTGTCCAAGCCAATCTTTAAAATTAAATCATCAAATGTCATTTTCTTATAAAATTAATTAGTTTGTAAATTAATAGTACTATTCCACTTCCCCCTAGTATCATTAATACTATCTGCCAAGTATATAGCTTATTTATTTCTTTAGTTACTTCTACTGTCTTTACAGTAGTTATGGTATCAGTGACATTCACTGTGTCCCTGACCTCCTTAGTTCTATACAGGTACTTATATTTCTCTAGAAATATAGTATCACCCTTCTCTCTTATTACAATACTATCATTTCTTATAAGAGTATCTATAAGTGTCCTGTCTCTATATTCAATCTTAACCCTATCTACTGGAACTTCTATATATTTAGTTGTAGTGCAACTATAGAATAGAACTACCATTAATATGGCTACTATTATCTTTTTCATAGATGCAAATGTATAAAAAATAATTCACTTATACAAGAATATAAGTGAATTATTTATAGATAATATACAAAACAAAACCTTTTAGCCCTTTATAAAGTAGACAGTTTGGCTATCCTTTGTGCCTAATTCCTCATACTCAGAAGCAGTAATTATAGTTCCAGCAATACTACTATCCAGTTTCTTTTTATCTGAAGCAGTCATTACACCAGCAGAAGTCTGTGTAGCAGCAGGTATCTCTTCATTATATTGTTCATCCTGAGGATATACCTTAGAATCTGGATCGGCATTACTAGAAAAATAATGAAAAGTAACAGTGTTAGCATTAGCCTGAAACGGATCTATGCTAGTCAAAATAGTAGAGGGAAGACTATCTATTACTGCTTTATCCTCCTTACTCATAAGACCATCAGCAGAAGAAGAGGCTTTGTTGTAAGTAATATTAACTTCACCTACTTTATCTAAAGTTTCAGTATAACTGTCCCCAAGAGCCTTCTTATTAACTCTTGCATAAATAGCACTGGTAAACCCTACAGTTCCAGTAGATACTTTAGGAACTAAGGAAAATAATCTACATGACTCATATTTACTCTTATCCCCTTTATATCTATCATTAGTACCCCAGTTACTATAATACTGACCCTCAGAACTTTTTGCAGCAAATTTCTTATTGGTAGAAGACCAAATAATATCTGTAAAAGATAGGGTAGTACTATCTTGTATGCTGATAGCTCCAGTTTCAACACCATCAAAAACAAGCATTGAATCATATTGAGGGGTACTACTTGTGTCCTTAGGAACATTTACAACTAGTTGACCACTATTATTTTTCTGTATAGGAAATGTCCTGCCAGCTTCAGATGTAGGAGAATTTGCTTCAACAGACTGAATAGTTTCTGAAGCAACTTTGACTAACCCATACAATAAAGATGTAGCAGGACCTCCTGGAATCACACCTGTTATAGTAAACTCCCTTTCAGTCTCATCATTAGTATGATACTTAATTGTTATACTTAGGTTCTTACCTACAAATCCATCAGTTCCAGAAGTAACATTTGCACCTCCTATACTGAAAGTAGAGTTCTCTATTGTCCAGACACTATCATCCAGTGTTCCCTGTATAGTCTCTAAATCTGTTTGTATTTGTTCTATATCCTGCTGTATCTGTGTTATATCTCCTGAAGGGTCAGATCCAGAGCCTGATTTAAATTCCCTCCATTTTCCAGTAGTAGGGTCAACTATGTTGGAAGATTTAAATTCATATCTCTTGCCATCTTCCTTACAATATGAAAGATGCCCTTCATCAATGCTTGTTTCAGGATATGCTTTCATAGCAGCTAGAGTATCAAAGCAGTCCCTCTCAAAGTTAGGCTTCTGCCCTTGATAGTTAAAGTTATCTCCTATTCTAAGTGCCATAATTCATTAAGAATAAATTTGTCTAAAATTATCAATTGTAGTAGCATCAGTAAGAACATAAACATAGTAAGTCTCATCCCAAACTGTTAGCTCACTTCTAGTATAGGAATTAATATAATCAAAGTTATTGGCATCCTTAATAGCTGTCAAGGCTCCAAATGACTTAGGATAGGCATAGCATACCTTCTGATAGGTAAGACTAGTGTTGCCTGTATAGTTCTTAGTGCTCTTGATAGTCTTAGTGAGACCTTTGATAGCTTCTTCTGTAGGACTAAATCCTGCATCCACTGGGCCAAAATAAGATGGATTTACAAAAGTAGCAGATGTGCTGCCTTGAACTGTAGTGCCATCTTTAGTAGCTTTGACTACATAGGTAGTATTAGTAGTAACATTATTAAAACCTTTACTTAATAGAGTAGTTGTCAAGGACTCATCATTGACACTAAGAGTATCAGGAACTACAGTAGAGTCTCCTTCTCTAATAACCCACTCTACAGTAATATCCTGAGAAGTACGTTTCTCAAATAAGCCTCCTCCACTAACACTAATTGTTAATGGGAATAGTTCCTTATTAATACGATTTAGGGCTTCTGTGATAACTTTATTCTGTACTGGATTCTCAGAAGCCAATGATAATGAGTCATCTACATCTATAGCTGTTATACCCTCAAGTTTTTCATCTACATACTCTGAAATATATTGTTTAAGCTTATTTATAAATTCGGTATCATTTAAACTGACAAAACAGTCTTCCCAATTAGCATTAGCTTTCCAGTCATCATCAGAGACAGATGTATTGTTTATATACCTTTGGGTATATATTATATTATCGTAATTCTTAAAGGAAATAATGAGTCCGTCTCTTCTATAACTGCTATCAACCTTAAGTCTGGTAGCTTCTACACTTCCATTAAAAGTTATCCATAGACAGTTGTTTGAAGCCAGTATATTATCTAATCTCTCACCATTTACTCCATTATATATAGCTTGAATTATACTTATGGGGTATATATTTTTCTTGTCTATATTACTATCCTCCCCAGTGATTAGTTTATATAGCTGTTGAAGTATAGTAGCATTATGTGTATCACTCATATTAAAACTAAATTAATTTGTTTTCTCAGTTCCATCAATATAAATATGCCAATTCTTAGCATTAGCTGCGGTAATCATTTCAGAAGTAACTTTATTAGTGAAGTCATTTACCTGTAATATAGTTACTGTAACTTCATCTGACAGTGAGGTATTTTCATTGAATAATTTAATACCCCAGGAATTATTTGTTGGATTATAATCAACTTCATCAATAGTATATGTACCATCTTCTGTGTATTTATTAGCAACCTCAGATAAATTACCTCTTCCAACAGCAATAGTATCTCCTTCAACTAATCCTTCTACCTTAAATTTAATGGAAGTAATAGGTCTGACAGAAATCCATACAGAGTTATTAGAAGCTGGTGCTATTCTACCTGTTGCTGTCAGTACATTACTTGACACTTGACCTCTATTGCCTTCTATACTTCCCCACTTAGCCAAATTGAATATTTCAAACCATTCAGAAGGACAATGAAGTTGAGCAGAAGCAGATTTTGCCCCCACTGGGTTATAATGAGTAACAAGTGCTATATCTACAACATGGTCATAATCATTTACAATATCGGAAGCTCCTGTTCTTTTAAGTAAGAATCTTCCAGTAGTTCCAGCAGCATTTGTAATTGCAGTAGTACCATTAGAAAGATTTATCTGAGTTCCTCCTGTATCCCAAATAAGAATATCATTATCTTGTAGACCACTTACGTTAACTGAATTATTAATAGCTTGGGTAGTATAGAAGAAACTTGAATCAGAAGATTCTGCCATACGTCTTGCATTATATAAATGGCTATTATTTCTTCCACGTAATTCAGCTCCAGTAATACTTGAAATACCAGAACACCAATTAGCAGAGTAATATTGCCACCCATTATTTAAGAAATCATTATTAGTACTACTAATAGATGTATCAGGATTATAAGTAGTTAAATCAGTAAGATTATCAAATAGATATTTAATAGATTCTGCATCAAGAGATGGAAGATAACCATGTTGATTATTATCATCAAAATTTACATAACTACCATTAAGACCATATATTCTTACATCAGTAAGAGCAATGCAACCTTCAAACATTTTATAGGCAGGACTATTATAGTTTTCAACTTGTTCAAGATTTATATAACTCATTCTAAGAACAGGACCTATTTTAGTTAATTTACGACATAGCTGAAACGATTGAGCGCAACCAATAATTCTAATATTATTAGAATCAGCAGTTCTATTATCTCCATGTTGTGCTATTTCTGTAAGATTGGAACAATAGCTAAAAGCATATTGAAGTGGAACACCATACATAGCATCAACATCAGCTGCTGAAGTCCAATCAATAATATCAGGAAAATATGAAATATCACTCCATTCACACATCCCGCTACAATCTCTTGCTCCTATAAATTTATTAGATGGATTACCATTTTTGTCCAACACTTTGATAGTCTTAATAGAGCAATTTCTAAACATAAATTGAGAAACACTAAGTTTAAGATTATCTTGAAGAAATTGAAGAGTAAGAGTATCAAGAGTAGTACCAATAATCCAATTCCTTAAACTTTGATTAGCAAAACAACCATCAAACTTAATGGTCAAGTCACCACTTAAATTAGAACCATTAAACCAACCATTGGTAATTCTATTATTATTATCGTCTGAAGTATAATTAGAATAATTAGGATTATTTTCTGAAACTTGAAAATCTTCAACCATAATTACAGGATGAGTAAGAAGATAGTTTTTAATATTATCCCAAAATTCAGTATTAAAAATAGCATGAGCCCATTGAATGGGTTTTATACCAGAATTATCTTTAGGAAGAATATAATTCTCATAGTCAACTGTCTCGGGAAGAATATATCCATCTAATTCAGAAGAAACACCAGCCATATCCATTTTATAATAATCATGAACAGTAGGTTCTTCATCATCATCATTATCTTTCCAAGTATCAGTTATCATTCCATATTTAATCCAACAATTTTCAACAGTTTTATCTTTATGATAAACTTTAGTATCACCAACATTTACATTCCAGCATTCAACAGAAGAATTATCAGCAACTTTTAATATTTGATAATGATAACTAAGTCCAGTTATATCTACTCTTACTTCAGAAAGTTTTTGACGAATAAAATCAAGACTATTGTCTTCCCATGTAATTTTTAAAGCTCTATCATTAGCTTTAACTTTTCTAATAGTAACAGTTCTCTTATCTTCTGATATAGTTATATCAGCATTATTCATAATAGTAAAGGTACAACCTTCAATAAATGAATCAAGGAATTTAATAACAATAGGATGGTCACCAAAATCATAAGCATTATTGCTTCCAATGGTACTATTGCCATCAGCACTACCATAAAAACATATTGAAGCATTCCAATCAGACGTACCCCAACCATTATCAGGAAAATTTTTATTAATACCTCCTGTTAAATTCTTATTAATACCATCTTGGACATAGCCCCAATTATGAGAACCTGCATTAACATCTTTAAGACCACCACTTGTAATTCCTAAATCCCATGGCCACCAATAAACATTCCAGTCTCCATTACTTGGAAGTAGAGTCAATCCATGAACATAATATCCTCCGCCATCTCCACTATATTTATACCAACTATTGAAAAGTTCTTCTCCATAAGATTGAATATATATGTCATCAAACATTATAGCATTAGGATTATTAGCTCCTATTTTAAGATTATTAATATTAGCCATAGTTAATAATTTAAAATTTCTCAACCAAGAGCAGCTAATTGCTTCTTTACTTCCTCTATAATAGCATTAGTAAGACCCTCCTTAGTAACATAAGTATCATGGATAGTATTTCCTAAAGCATCCTTAGTGGCCCTGTCTGCATATACCAAATCAATATGAGCTTCTGTCTCCTCTACATCATCCCCATATACGGCATCAAACTTATCTGCATATTCTCCAGGAGTACCTGTTCCTGTAAGAACATTCTCCCACATAGAACTGTCAGACCAATCCTCAATTGAGTCTCCTTTGAATTGATAGATTACCCAACTATTAGTATTACTATCTAAGAAAGTAATAACTTGCCCCAGCTTCCTATTAATGGGATTTACTAAATTAAGGGCTTCCTCTAAAGTATAGGAATCTCCGCTACCTTTAGATAAGTTTGTAAAATCAGATGAAGTTGAACTTTCTACATTCTCTATAAGGGTCTTGAGATTTAATTGCCTATTCTCTCCTTGTTGTACTATAACTATAGTTTCAGTTCCATCAATGAGAGAAGCCTGAGGGAATTGAGTATCCTTAACTCCCTCAAGAAGCAGCTTCTTTCTTATTTCCTCTATTTGATTACTTGTAAACATACTTAATAATTTAAGCTGTTAATACACCAGCAGCCCTTAAAGCTGCTAAAAGACTATTCAAAGTAGTAGCTACTGTAGTAGCAGTCTCAGTACCATCAACAGTAGTATCAGCTACAGCTCCTGCCATTAATACTCCTCCTCTTAGTATAGCTGTGGCATTAGGAAGAGTATAATTATTGGCATTTTCTGCTATATTATCAAGTTTGGATTTATCAGTAGAACTCATAAGACCATTAGTAGTGCCTGAGGCTACTGAATAAGTGGTATTATTATCGTTCTGCCAAGCTACTCCATCTGCTGTTTTCTTAAGGACTTGTCCTGTAGTTCCTCCAGTAGGTACTTCAATTAAGTTGTCTAACTTAGTCTTATCACTACTAGACATTAACCCATTTGCCGATTGAGTTGCAACACTATATGTAGTATTAGTCCAAGGTACATTAACATACATTTTGCCATCTCCATCAAGTTCTACTGGGTAATTCTTTCCATTCTCAGTATATCCTATCATAACCAGACCCAAGGTAGTATCAGTAGCCTTAGCATATGTAGTATTTAAATCAACCCAAGGTACATTAACTTTCATTGTACCATCAGCATTAATTTGTACATTATAATCTCTACCTGATGTTGTACCTGTAGTTGCAGACTTTACTCCTCCTAATGTATTAGCATTGGCTATAGGAAGTGAATAAGCTGGGGGAATAGTAGGTTTATCACTTAAGTCATTATAGCTACCTGATGTAGCTACTGCTGATAGATTTGGTTTTCCTTGTATATCATTCCATGATACCTGTTCACTACCTCCTAAGTCTTTCCAACCTCCATTAAAGTACTTCAGCCTCCCTTTGTTAATCCACAAGTCAAAGGTATTAGGAGCTTTTGAATCCTGTATTATTCTATTAAATATTCTCATATCACTTTGTAGTTGTTGTTCTTGGTTTGTCTATTTGCTTTTGCTTAAGCTCAGCATCCTTGGCATTCTTAGCTTGTGTCTCTTTATGCTTAGCCCATTCAAGCCTCATCTTTTCATCAAATTCCCTTATCTGCTCTGCTAGTTTATCCTTAGCTTCCTGACTATACTCTTCAGGAGCTATACCATCACCTTCAGGGTCAGTGTTCCTAGCTTGAGCTGATATTTGAGCTACTAATATCCTTGTCTCATTATCCCTTATATTAGCCTGCTCCTTCTGTTGCAGCTCAGCCTGCTTCTGTTCAGTTTGCATTTGGGCTATCTGTTGCTGAGTCTCAAGTTGCTGTTGCTGTACTTGAGCTTGTCTCTCTTGTATAGCTTTTTCATCCTTCTCTATTAATCTTTGCTTTTCAGCTAATGAAGATGAGGTATATAGCTTAGTAATAGTAGAGAATGACAGTGTCTGTGTCTGTAGAGCTGCCTGTGCTAAAGTATCAAGCTGCTGTTGTAGCTCCTGAGTACCATTACTATTATCCACTACAAGGCCATAGTCACTCTCAGCAAACTCATCACCATCTATATCCATAACCCTTAGAGAGGTATCAGAAAGGATATACTGAAACTTCTTGTTCCTTCCCTTAAGGGCTATCTTAGCTGTTTCAAGGAAGCATTCCAAAGCTCTTCTTTTTACATCATCATGTATCATGAACAGCCATTCTGTTATATGTGATGATTGAAGAGTGGCTCTTTCAACACCCCCTACAGTTTCTCTATTACTTACCTGACCTTCCCTCTGCTTGGTAATACCAGCAACTTCAGCCATCTCCATCTTGATGAACTCAAGAAGGTTAATCTGCTGCTGTATATAATTACCAATATTGGTACTAATCATACCCTTACCAGCATTATTAAGAGCACCTGCAAGCTTACCAGTTGAGGCCCCCATAGTACCTTCTTTAAAGGAATCTATAACAGCCAAGTGGTTAATCTTAGCATAGTAAATCCACTTTTCAATAGTCCATCCCTTAGGTACTTTACTCAAGTCCATCTCAAGGATGTCGCCCCAGTTGTTAGCTATAGCCTTATTCAATCTGTCATGTATCACATCATACAGATAGTTATAAGGCTTCATCTTGTCAACTAGTGAGAAAGGTCTTGTATCATTGAGGTTATAGATAGAACCTATAATACCAAAGTGGCATCTTGAAGGATTGCTTAACCTATTATACTGTATCAGTCTAGGTCTCATATTCACAAAGATACCATCCTTGACATCACCTATCATAGTACCTTCCCAAGCCTCATTAATCCAGAACCTCTCAGCTTCTTCACCTCTATCCTTGTCTATTATATAGTTCTCAGGGTAGAAGTTATACATCTCCTCTCCTGTCTCTGGGTCATAGGATTTAACCTTGAGTATAGCTCTCTTTGACTTCCAGTACATTCTTAGAACCCTGACATTACCTGCTAAGTCATAGGGCAGAAGTGATGAAGTAATATCACCATTAAACAAGTTAGCTGGGTCAAAGTAGTAAGAACCATCAACTGCTGTTATATCATCACCTATCATGCTTGCATTGACAAATCCATATCTTTCATCAATGTTGTCCATATTATCAGTGACAGCTTGACCAAGATGGTCAGGAAGGTTCTCCAAATACTCTATATCCTTAGGCTTTAGTACATCATAATAAGCATCAATAACTCTACCAGGATTCCAGTAATCCTCCAGGATAATAATATCAGCATCTTCTATCTTGTTGCTATATCCAGACCTGAATACTCTTATCTTAAGGGGATTTATCCTTTCAATTACTGGCTCACCTCCTACTATATCACATTGGTAAATCTCTTCACCTACAGCCATAGCATCCATGAACCCCTGATTAAATATGACTGGCATATTATATTCCTTGATATAATGGTTTAACAGAGCATTAGCTCTTATCTCCCTTATATCCTGCCACTCATACATATAGTAGTCATTAAGCTTCTCTAATCTCTGATTGAACTCATCCTCACTCATTGAGGTATCAGCTATTAACTGCTGAAGGTCCTGAAGAAGGGCATTCTTCTTGTTATTCTCTATCTCAGATATTGAGTTAGGATTAGTAACCACTACCTTAAAGTCAAATACTCTCTTGTTCTCTTCACCTCTAAGCACATCCAGCTTACTGTTCATTATAGGATAATGCTGGATTTTATCAGGAATAAAGGCAGCCTCAACATGGTCTGGATTGAGAATCATCTGCAAATCCTCCATGTGCAGCTTACCTGTCAAGAGGTCATAGTTAACCATCTTATGCTTCATACTTCTCCTAATAGGAGCAAAGTTAAAGAAAGTCTTAGTGTTTGCCCACAACAGATGGCTCTTCCTCCACTCTTTTGTTTTAGCTTTGAAAGAAAGCATCTGTCTTGGAAAATTCCATTCTGTTGCCATATTCTATATTTCTGTTATTCTCATGCAAAGTTAATCTAAATATATATCATTTACAAGTAAATAAATGGAATAATTACCACCTGCTGAGTTCTTTACTAAATTTACTGTTCTTTCTCTCAAATGACTGGAAGAAAGGGTCATTCCCTAAGTAGTCCTTAGGTACTTTATCACTCTCACTGGAAGGCTTGCCCTGATAGAGAATCATCTTTTCTTCCCTATATAACATAACCATACCCAAAGCTCTTACTCTATCCACATTTATTTCAGGGTTAAATGCTATAAGCTCTTCAAGTAATGCCCTGTTCCTTATCCTATATAAGTTAGGGACTGTAGCCTCTATCTCCTCACCTTCATCATTCTTGGTTATAATGTTAACTGGTTTAAGCAACCAATCCTTTATAAGACCATTAGCATAGTTGTTTATAGCTGCTGAAGCATTGACACCTTTCTGGTTACTGCCCATTCTGCTATACTTGATAAGCTGTTTATCCCTCAGATACTCAGGTGTATCAGCTAACAAGTGAGTGCTGTTCATCTGTGCAAAGTAAGCATAAAGACCTTTCTTATTAGATTCATACAGACACTTTGCATTATAGAACAGGCATAACATCCTGACTATCTCATAGTTCTCATTAGCCATACTATGTCTTCCTGTATATTCAGCTACTATAGTATCTGTCCACAAATCCAGTACAAATGTAGATGTAAGTGAAGATGACTCAGCAGCATCATTATCTACAGGGTCATGCCCTATAATATACCTTGTATTAGGTATCTTGCCAGACCTATCTTTCTCAGGCATAGCAAATATCTCTACAGCACCTGGTGTATCATTTTCCACTCCATATTTCCTGATAGGCTCATCATTAGTAGGCTTGAACTCTATCTGATTATCCTTATTGAAAGCCAGTTGCCCTACATATACATCATCGTAAGCATGAGGGTCAATATCAAGCTGCTGTAGCCTTTCAGTCAATGCTGTTACAGGGAAGAATGCTGACTTTACTTTAATAATAGCCTCTGCTGGGGTAATAGGGTCCTCAGCTATAACTTTGAGCACAGTCTTAGGGTCTGAAGAGAACTTAGCTTTGTATCTAGCCATAAGTATATTGACAAGAGACTTTACTACATCAGATACTCCATCGTTATTATAACATCCAGCCCTATTAACATATGCAGGAAAGAAATAACCAAAGGTAGGCTTTCCTTGCTTAGGCTTATCATAGACATTAGGAATTGATAGTATATTATATGCTTCAGGATTATATAGCAATGTCTTAGCTGAACTAAAATCTGATTCATCCTCAGCAGCAGTACCAACTAAGTACATAAATGCAAAAACCAAGTCTCCATCCTCTACACTTCTTCTGGTAGTATTATATAGTGTAAGAAGATTAGGGAAAGTTCCCATCTCTTCATATAGTATAGTACCTCTCTTACCTCTCAGTTTATCTGGGTCATCCTTAGCTGACACAGCCAATACCTGATTAAGTGAACCTTTTTCTATTCCATATTCATCCTTATAACCCATTTGCCATGTCATTTCATTTGGGCTATTCTTTAGCATCAAATGTGGAAAAGGAGTATGGGAGAAACAAAAGTTTATAGCAGGTTTGAACTTGCTTAATGTTCCATCTTTGCTATCACTTAAGTACTCTTTCTGATAAGCAGTAAGTACAGTAATTACCCTCCTGTTAGCTTCAGATGACTCCCCTAGTATAAGGTTCTTTCCCATAATTGCTGATAGACTAAAGCTCTTCGCACAGCCTCTTTTAGCTAGTTCTATAGCATGATGACCTTGCTCTCTTGCATTATACAGATAGTAGAATCTCCATACATTTCCTTCATTAAAGTAAGGGAAATCCTCAATTCTTATAGCTTTATTTGAATTACCTACTTTCTTATTTACCAGCATTGGCTGATAGTTCAAAAACCAATAATTATACCCAGAAATCCAAGCACCATCCTCAGGTCTTATAAGCCCCTCATGACATCTTCTTAGCTCTTCATCCCAAAATTTCCTATACTCTGAATTAGGATTACTATTAGGTCTAAGAAAGGTATAACATCCATTCTTCTTATAAAATAAGGCTGCCTGTCTAAAATAATCAGCATCAGTCATTATAGGCGGATTGGTTATATCAACTATAGCTGCGCCTCTCTCATCTCTAGGAAGGTCTTTATAATAAGGTCTATCAGGAGATATTAACCTCCTTATAAACTCTATATTAGTAAGACAATCCATAAGCTGCTCAGCTACTTCAGGGGGTAAGCTGTCAAGCAATTCCTGAGTTACTGGAGTCTGATACTTGTTTGTCTCTATAAGTACCCTGCTCTTATATTCCATATCCTGTAAAGCTTCCATCCAACATTGACTTTAGATTAACACTGTCCTGAAGGAGTGAAAATATTCTCATAAGGAGTTGTTCCTCCATATAATTGACAATATTCTCTTCTTCCTTTTCAGTAACTACTCTAGCTATATGTACTATTCTTGTAGCTTGGTACTTCTTTCCTTCATTAATGTACCATAGAGTATAGTCATACTCCTTATATGCTTTCATAGTACTATTGGTACTTATCTTCTTATGTAATATAAAATGAACACCTTTCTTACATCCATCAGACTCAAACTTCTTGTTGAGTGCTTCTACTATTCCTACTGCATTCATAATTATTTATACTTAATATATCAAAGAATTAGAGGTCCTCATAAATTGATTTCTCAGCCACTCCTCTTACCTTATCACTTTGGGTAATCTCCTTAGTAATAGCCTTCTCAACTTCATCAAGGTCTTTAATCATAGCTGGTATTTGCTTGATTATAGCTCCTATTTCCTTAACCTCTTTTACATCTAAATTCTGCATATTAGAGGTCATATCTCTTAATTTAACTCTGTAACAATCAACCATTGCTCTTATATCTTCAAGAAGTAGTGCTGAAGTTGTCTTAAAGGAATCATATAACTTCAAAGCTTCCTTAACAGTTCCATCAGGTTGCCAGCTTGCTTTAAGTCCTTCATCTTCCTTGATAGCTTTACTTCTTTCTTCAGGGTCTATGATATATTGATAGTCACTTCTAGGATCACTCATGAAATATACCCATCCTAATTCCATTATAGCCCTTTCTTTTTTCTCTGTTTTATCTCTAACCCATATAGCTCTGAATGGTTTGAGTGCCAGAGCCTCCTCTGAAATATTCAGAGTATATCCTTCATATCTAAACAATCTCATAAGTAATACTATAATAAAAAAAAAGCCCAGCCTAAAAAGGCTAGGCTCTATCCTAGTTAACAATTATCTTATTATTAGGCAGTATAAGTGACTCATCAGGAATCTCCTCACTTTCCTCAATCACATAGTCAATATCTTGGTCATACAGCAGTATGCAAACCTCACCTCCTACTTCCACTAGATTGAAATTGTAAGCTGTAACTGGGTTGTCCGTGACAATACCATCTTTAAGAGACCCAGCATTGTGCTTTCTAACTGCATATCTTGTAGGATTGATAAGTACTGTATCACCTTCCTTAATATCTCTTACTGTAGAACCTACTGAAAGTACCTTTTGATACTCCTTCAAAGTACCAGCAGTAATGACTACTACTCCTCCTTTTACTACATCTTTCTCATACTTATCAGCAGTAACAAGAAGTCTGTTAAACAATGGCTTTATTTTGTTAATCTTTAGCATCTCTTAGCTTCTTTATATGTTTATACCTGTCTTTAATAGCCTTATATCTATCATAAGGACAAGCCAATTTTCCTATACTTGGAACATTAAAGTTTGTTCTAAGCTTATTAAACTCCTCCTCACTAAGGTCTTCCTTAAGTGGTAGTTCTGATATGGTATTTCTTATGTACTCCCAATATGACTCATAAGCTTCTTTAACTACCTCTACTGGTATATTCAGTTTATTAGCCACCCGGTTTAATACTTCCTGATAGTTCATTGAAAGTCAAATAATAGCATTAATTTGAATGAACCATTTTCCTCAACCACTCTAGGTATATACCTAGGATTTAGCTTACCATCTACTATAATGTTATTCTTTCTAAGTTTGCCCATTATAACCTGAAAGTGAGGTAAGGTGATATTGCACTCCTCCCTTACCTTTCTCTTGGTATCTTCACTCATGACAAGCTTATCAAGAATATCATTATCAGAGACTACCTTACTCAGTTCATATCTCTGCTTGACAAAGGAAGTGGCTACTTCCATTTCTCTTTCAGTAAGATGGTGAAATGGCTGTAAGAACATAAACCACATCTTAAAGAAAGAGTAGTCAAGCTTACATGGTATCCTTACCACATTGTCCACTCCCTTCTTGACCATACTTATTCCTCCTTAGGTGATTCCTCTTGTGTATCTTCAGCCTCAGGTGTAGCCATCAGAGTTTCAATCTCAATAGCACATTTCTTCTTGAAATCTACACTTAAATAAGGATTATCCTTATTAATAACTTCAAACAGATAGTCAAGTCTCTTATACAAGTTACTTAGGTTAGCCTCAGTAACCATAGCCCTTAGTTGCTGATTCTGGGCATTAAGCTGCTGTGACTGAGCACTAAGTTGATGACATACATTCTCCAGCTCTTCATAGCTGAGCTTCTTAGGGGCACCTATAGTACCTACCTTAGGTTCTAACTTCTTTTCCATTTATAATATAATTTATTTCATATCTAAATACTTACCTGCATACTTAGCTGCATACATCTTCTCCCATTCAAATATATTAGCCTCTTTTGTGTTAGTGCTACCACACTTATCACAGTAGTCTATACCATCTACTGTTTGTATTCTCAATGACAGGCAATCAGCACAATAGACTACAGGCTCAGCATTATATTCATCATGTTTATGATGCTCTTCTACTGTTTTTGAGTTGTTCATAAATCTCTCTCTTTATCCTGTTCATCTTGGTATTGGTATTGCCAAAAGGTCTCCTAGGATATATTTCACCATAAGGTGAGACTAATCCTCTTCTTATAGCCCTTCTAACACTCTTAAATTTACCTACAGCCTCATAAGTAACGAGGTTAATAGGCATCCCTGCACTGATTATAGGTTCTCTCTTATAACCCTTAGTATCTCCCTCTCTTCTAGCTTCTTCCATAATGCCATTCTTTTATTTATAGTAAAATAAGTATATCTGACTTGCAAGAGGTAATATACTTACAATATCCTCTCTAGGTATCTCAAGCTCATTAGCCTGATTTATTATATCTCTGACTGTATAACCTACTATACAAGTCATAATCTTACCATCTTTAGACATAGTCATATCCATAGTTATCAACTTTAGTTGCGGAGGTGGAAATCGAATCCACGGAGTCTTGCTTATGAGACAAGATTGAATACCAATTCTCCCCGCTATATTGCCAAAGATTTGGATATGGTACTTTGGCATTGCAAGGTTTCACCTTAACTTGCACCCTCAATCATCTACACCTCTTATAAAGCTTTTTAATTTAAGTCGGCGCAGGTCAGCTCCTGCTGAGGTTTACCTAGTAGCATTGAGTGTTACTCTCTCACTGTAGGTAAGACAGCTTTTAGTAACTTGCTTAGAGCTTCCTAAGTGAATCGAACACTTATCTCCTGTTTACAAGACAGGTATAATAACCATTATAATAAGGAAGCCATAAAAGAAAGGATGTGCCATGTGTACCTCTAATGAGACTTGAACTCATACTTCCTAAAAGGAAAAGGCATTTTAAGTGCCTCGGGTCTACCAGTTCCCCCATAGAGGCTTATTCTCCACCTTTAAATTCTTGGTCAGTAAGAGAGAATAAATACACATACTTATTTATATTATGTATGAATGTCTCACATTCTGACCTTATACCTGCATGAATAGCATCTTGAGGAAGTCCTTCATAGAAGGATAAAGTAGCAGTTCTTACTTCTTGTATAAACTCCTTGGCATTAGTAGCCATACTTGAAGTTCCAACTATTACATTAGGCAGCATTCTACCATAGATGCCCATTTCTTCTTCTGCAAGTCCATCCTGATACTCTGATACTACTGTTAAGAAGTCATCAAGATAAGTGTGTATATTTTTCTTATGAGAAGCCCAGTGAAGATTTTTACACTTAGTCTTCCAACCCTCTAGTCTGTTGAGAAAGTCTATAAACTTAGTAGAATTACTATTCATACTGCCAGTATCTTTCACATTTCCTAGAGCTTCATTGAGTATATTACTATCTATAAATAAATCCATAGTCTTAAATTATGATGCAAAGATAAGTAAAATATTTGATTTGTGCAAGTAAATTACATTATTTAACTATTGTACCTCAGGTGGGAGTTGAACCCACAAACTAAAATCACTACATCCTAAGTGTAGCCGCTTTACCTATTTGCGTACTGAGGTATTATGCTAGCTTCCTACTGGGGTTTCACCTGACTCCTATTAAAATAGGTCTACTGTATTCACACTAGCTTTTCATAAATAGCATAGTGACTAACATATAGCTCACAAAGTCTATCTCATTAATATGTTACTATTTACTGTGGAGGCAACTGGAGTTGAACCAATTTAAGTGGATTTTCAGTCCACCACATATACCACATCTGTCATACCTCCAATACTAGTGGGAGTAAAGAGAATCGAACTCATATAGCCTGAGGCACTTGATTTACAGTCAAGACTAATTCACCACATTAAAGTACTCCCAATATATCATAAAGTATTGCTTAACCTGCTTATTTATATCATAAAATATAGTTCCTCCCTCAGCGAAGGAATTACTCCTACATAGGAATAATTCCAGTTGGACAAAGCCTAGCATATTGCTCAATATACCACTTTAATCCTTTCTTCACTAAATTTAGAACTCTTTTCATAACTGTAAAATTTTAAGTTAAAACAATTATGTTCCCCCAATGGGATTTGAACCCATGCCTTACTGATTAAAAGTCAGTTACTCTACCAACTGAGTTATGGGAGATTATTTCTTCTCATATTTCTCTGACCATGCCTTTGTTATTCCAGCAGAAGCAAATATACCAGCTACTGATGCTATATATGCAGCTAATCCATTCAAGTCAGTCTGTATAGTATGGTTATAACATACCTCTACTATCAATAAGACTGCTGGTACAAGTAATAGGATTAAACCTATTATAGTAGCTGCTACAAGGAAGAAGTTTTTAGAACTTACTCCTGTATTATTGTTAATCAATTTACTTATATAATTCATAGACTTGGAGGTGGGATTTGAACCCACGAATCTTCAGATTTGCAGTCTGAGCCATTAAACCACTTTGGTACTCCAAGATAATAGGATAGGTAGGAGTCGAACCTACACACAGATACTTTCACCTGTAGTCATCTTTTACAGAACCCTTGGTATTCCAATTCCACTATTATTTATCACTATCCTATTTGTACTGGCAGAGGGAATTGAACCCACATGTGACCTATTACCCTTTCTTTAAGTATGTAATAGCATTTTCTAATATGGAAATATTATCTTTAGCCATACCTAACAAAGTATTACACTTACCACATAACAGCCCTCTGACAACACCAGTACTGTGATTGTGGTCTACCACAGGAACTATAAAATCAAATGATTCTCCACATATAGCACATTTATTATTTTGTCTTATAAATAAATGCTTATACTCTTCCTCTGAAAGACCATACTTTGCCTTCTTTTGATATAGTCTATTTCTCTCTTTTGGGTCATAAGAATTTAATTTTCTGTATTGGTTATAACACTCTTTACAGCAAAAGAGTGCCTTACCTTGTCTTACTTTAATAGCTAAGGCATCAAATTCTTTCCCACAGTTTTTACATATTCTTTTAATTTTTAATCCATTCATGTACTCACAAAGGGACTTGAACCCTAAACTCCTCCTTGCAAGGGAGGTGTGTTAGCCAATTACACCACAAACCCCATTAGTATAGGTGATAGTCACACCTATGTATTATAGTAGAGGGCAGAGTACTCGAAACTCAATCACTTTTTACATGACCACTTGGGTTAGCAATCCAGCCCTATCACCTGATAGGTTTACCCTCTATGTTGAGGAGGCTACAGGACTCGAACCTGCACATCACTTTTACATGATTACTAGTAGTTTTCAAGACTACTGCCTTACCAATTAGGCTTAAACCTCCATTTGCCTACTCACCGCTGTGATATAGGACTTTTTCTGAGAAAAGGTTTAGCTGACTATGAGGGAATCGAACCCTAACCTTCACATTGACAGTGTGATATGCAAAAACCATTACACTACATAGTCAATAGTAGATGACCCCATTGTACTGAGTATGGGACTTGAACCCATAATCTTCACCTTGAAAGGGTGACGAGTTAACCATTTCCTCTAACTCAGCAGTAAACCAAGACTATTTTCACAAACCATCTTGGAAAGAAAGAATAATAAATTTTGCTTCATCACTCGTACTCCCTAAAGGACTTGAACCTTTAGCCCACGCCTTAGAAGGGCGTTGCTCTATCCATTGAGCTAAGGGAGCTGTTTTGTTGCCCCTACCAGACTTGAACTGATAATAGAAGAACCAAAATCTTCTGTGTTACCTATTACACCAAGGGGCAATAAAAAGAGTACTACTTCAGAACAAATGGCTAAAGTAGTACTCAGCCATTGTTATCGCCGTCATCAAATTCACTTTGCAAAAGTACTAAAAATCTTTGAAACTACCAAATATTTTGATAACTATTTTTCTATAGGATTACCAAAAGTATCTATTCCCATTAATTTATTGGCCCATCTCTCTGGGTAAAAGTGGTAATATGTACCATGATTAGCACAACAATTTAGATAACCATTGAGCCAAGCATGAAGTATTGAAGGAATACCTATTATAAGTAAATAAAGTGGACCTAGTAGCTTGCTTTGCTTGACATGTCCACATTCATGCTTAATTACCTTATACTTGTCTGTATAGTCCTGACATATAAATATATACTTACCTAAAGTAACTCCTCCTTTAGTTCTCTGTAGAAGAACTTCTGCTCCTACAGACCTTGAATCATCATTCTCTACAATAGTTATCCTATTGTTTCTTGATATACTTTTATATGCAAGTCCACATAAATTCTGTGGTAATTGCCATACCCAGTCTATTATAAAATCTTTTATCTTATTCATTTTTAGATATAGTAATCCCTAGCGATAGCCATCAGTTATGATTTCCATCAGGCTTAAACATGGAGAATTATAGTCAGGCGGTTAATACTTCCCTAAAGCTCACTTTACCCTCAACCTTTTTCTCAGACAGTTTGGTGGAGCACTGACATTTCTTCTCCAAGTCATTTTTATCTTCCTAGGAGGATTTTTACCTTAGTACTATTTGTACCTACTACCCCTCTTTGACCATGCACCTTAGTAATTAACTGGTTTTCATGGTGGACCTTTCAGGCTAAGTCAACTGTCATGACTTAGAAGATGGTGCAAAGATAAGAAAAAAATTTGAGACTACCAAATTTTTTAAGAAAGTTTAACTATACATATGGTCTAGGTCAAAAAATTTTTTATTTTTTAATTTTTTGATTTTTAAAAATACACTTTATTGGTATGAGGGGGATATAACCACCTCTCCCTCCCTCCCCATGCCTTGAGGTGTGGATAGTCCCCCTCATAACATTTAAATCATATAGTATTATGGCACAAGAGACCAGAAACACAGAGTTTGGAGAGAGAATGAGTGTTGAACAGTTTGTAGAGAAGAGCCGAGGAAAGTACTTCAAGGTCTATCCACGGATTAAGACTGATGAGAATGGCAAGCAGGTCATTGACCCTGCTACCAAGAAGCCTGCAAGAGTCTATGGCCACACTGATGGTGTGGAAGACAAGAGCAAGCCTCTGTACTACTTTGCCACAGCTAATATGCTGGGCTATGTACCATCAGCCTTAGGGCAGAAGATGGAGAACCAGGAACCTCTTGGTGAGCTGTTCATTACTGAGGCCGTTACTGAGGGCTATGCTACTCCTATGTACATGCTTTGCGAGTCTAAGCGTGAGGCTGTATGGCAGCTGCGTCTTGACTAACCTCCAGCCCACTTCGGTGGGCTTTTTTGTTGCACAAGAGTTTAAGTAATTGTGTAACATAACAAAATTTACCCCTTTCCATTGCATGACTGTCTACCAAACTACAGTCACACAGTGAAGAATAGTAGCTGTGTTATTGCATAGACTTGGGTTAAAATTTATCAAAAAGTCTAAGTCAAGAGAGTGTAGTAAATATCTCTCTTGGCTACTACTCAAACAAAGCTATCAACAAAACCATTAAAACAACAATCAAATATGAAAGAACTAATAGCATCAAATAAATATGGTAAGCTCTACAGAACATCTAAGGGCTATCACATCAATGGTAACAAGTCTAAGTTCTTGGAAAATATCAAGAAACTAAGTTATGACAAGATACAGAGTAAATCCTAATGCAATATGAAAGTAACAATAAATAATTCATTCATGGAGAATGTGAAGGACATAAAGGTAGTAGCTTCTCCTTTCTCTAATATAGAAGTAACATTGGTATTTGATGAGAAACCCAAAAATTCAAAGAATTTTGAGATATTCTCAGATGCTCTCAATACCACTCTTATAACAGATGCAGAACATGATGAAGATGGTGATACCCTTCAATATTCTGATGTTACTAATGAATGGGTGATGACACTTGTTTATGCAGAAACTATTATTCATATAAAATGAGACGATACAACAGAGAAAACTGTGACAATAGGCTAAGAGCTGTTATCACTGATAAGTATGGTAGAACCATAGCATTGTTTGGTAAACATGCCTTTGAGTGGGAAATAGCCATTAAGTCTAATGGCAATATCACAATCACATCATATCCCAATGGTGCTAAAGCAAGGGCAGAGTTCAAGAAACTAACAAGAAAGAGAGGTTAATTATGGATCCAATGATACTCGCATTAGGATGGATATTCATCGTAGTAGGTGTATTCTATATGGTGAATGACAAGAGTGATGGCACTATCCCTGAAGATGACAGGGACTTTGAAGATGATGAGGATAAAGCCATGAGAGGAGAATATTGATATGAGAAGATATTCAGTATATGACTCTTATGGTCAGCTTGTGAGAGGTGGCTTTCCTACATGGAAAGCTGCCTATATATTTAAAATCATGTGCAACAGACTAGATTGGGGAATAAAATGAGAACATTCAAACTTATATTAAAGGGAGTGCTGCTGTGTGCAACAACCTTTGCAGTCATGATATTTGTAGGAGGAATAGATAGTCTTATTGAAACTCCTATGAAGATGCTGTTATGGCTATTGGTAACTGTTATACTAATAGCTGTATGTAGAAGGACAATAACAATCAGGGAGTTGTATAAGCTTTCTGGTTACACATATTTCAATAGGTTGTGCAAATAGTTTGTTTAAGGTAATTTGATTGTTTATTTTAATATTGTTTATTTGAATGCTACTGGTATGTGAATATAGGTAGCACATGCCCTCATAGTTTAAGGGATAGAACAACTCTCTTCTAAAGAGTAAATACTGGTTCGAGTCCAGTTGGGGGTACTATGTCTAACAATTAAATAGCAAGAATATGAAGACAATTTTAGTAGTTTATACTAATACTGCTTTGACAATCAAGCAGGTTAGTGACAAGAAATTAAAGAAGTATTGTTTCCGAACTGAGGAAAACCTCTCAGTAGGAGATATGATTGAGTCTAAAGCATATACCAGCAACATGCAGGTAACAGATGTCATAGATACAGATTACAAGTACTACAACTCCATTACTGGTGAGTTAAGAAATGACATCAACTCTACTCAGTGCTATCCTATCAAGAAGCTGGTATTGAGAGAGGATGATGAACTCACTGTATATGGCAAGGTAGTACAGTAAAGAGACTTTTTTAGCTATAAATTAGAATTTAGTTCGGGTGACATATTGTCACAACACTCCAGTGGTATGTGATATATAGCTGGAGTTTCATCAAGGGGCTACGTGGTTTTGACTAGTAGTTACTTGGTATGAGGACATGCAAAGACTGATGGAAAGACATCAAACAATAAATGCAGAAGTTGATGAGACTCCTGTGAGAATGGCTGCCTAAGCTATTCTACTGAGCAGCACTTGCTTGGAAACAGAAAGGTGCAAAAAGAAGAAGCCCGCTCATGAAATAATCTCGGGGAGGCTGAGGGGAGAAATCCTGCTTGGAAAGAGCTTATAAGAACCCTTAGGGCTTCAAAGATTTCCCTGTTAGATTAAATAGGGTGGTGGAACTGTTGTCATCCAGACAATCCCAGTGGATAACTAACCACATTAATAAATAGTAAGCATGTGTAATCCTTATATTAAGGACTGTTAGGACGAGGGTTCGACTCCCTCTAGCTCCACAATAACATTAACAATCAAATTATGCAATTATGGCAAGAGTAGTACAAAATGATAAGGGATTCAAGGTAATTGCCTTATCACATGAGGAGGGTGAGAAAATAGGTTGGGGCTTATGGACCAGAAGTGAAGATAACACTGAGGACGAATGCCACTTCTTATGTATGCACTGTAATCATGACATTAAAGGTGAGCTATATTACATAGCAGTACTGAATGATGTTATGGATAAGGAATGCTATGAAGCATGGTATGCTGGTGCTAGACACTACTCAGATGATGTATTCATTGAGAATAGGAACTTCAACTATTACAGAGAGGCACTGGGCTTATGATAATTCTTATTCTTGAGTGTATGCTACTTGGTATGGTAGCTGCATTGGTTGGTATATTCTACAACTATACATTACAGAGTGGTTCTATATTCTGTAGGATGGGGACTATGCTGAATGGCTGGTCTAAGCAAGGAGGCTTCAAAGGATGGGTAGCTAATCCTCTAGGTGCTTGTATATACTGTAGTACTACATGGATTACCATATTCATTATGGCACTCTATTGGGGGTCATGGAATGAGCCGCCTAAATGGGAAGATACTATTATCTGTACTTTAGCTGCTATAGGTGTACAGCATATTCTAGTGAGATTATATGTAATGGAGGAACAGAGCAATGTGGATAGCAAGAGATAAAGATGGTTTGTTATGTATATACAGACATAAACCATTTAAAGGTTATGAAACATGGATTGAAAATCCTGAAGAGAAAGATGGTATGTGTATTATACTAGAGGGTTACTTCCCAGAAATCAAATGGGAAGATGAAGAACCAAGAGAACTTATACTTAAACCTATAGAGAATAACTAATGTATTTCAAGGAAGATTTACCCACAGGAGAGCTTATTGAATCTCCCTTTCTGAACCCTACTTATGAAGGTGAGTATTGGTTCTAAGTGTTAATTAAATGTTAAAGGTAGGTCATATATTTGGTTATATCAAATATTTGACTTACCTTTGCAAAGTCAAACATAAAACAACAATATAGACTATGAACAAAGTAAATCCGAGAATTAAGCCAGCACCTAAGTTTGATACTGAGAGACTAGCTGGTGGCTCTGGTGCTTTAGCTGCAAGACAATCTAATGTAGCTCTTTTGAGAAGAGCAGTATTGGCTAATCTCCTTTGGGAAGATATAGCATACATGGACGGTGTGAGTGTAGCTAATGAGATTAAGAGGCTGATACCCTTGTGTCCTGCTATTGATGTGTATAACATAGCTCTTGAAGCTAGGTTAATGCAGAAGCTGAGACATACACCATTGTTCATTGCAGTAGAGATGTGCAAATATCCTGAGCATAAGTTATTTGTAAAGGATTTGTTGCCTAAGATTATCACAAGAGCTGACATGCTCACTGATTTCTTGGCTATCTACTGGAAGGACAAGAAATGTCCCATAGCAAATCAGGTCAAGAAGGGTCTTGAATTAGCCTTTCATAACTTCAATGAGTATAAGCTGGCTAAGTATGACAGAGATGCAGCTATAAAGCTGAGAGATGTCATGTTCTTAGTACATGCTAAACCAAGGAATGACTATGAGAAGGAGCTGTTTAACAAGGTTGCAAACAGAACACTCACTCCTCCTGAAACTTGGGAAGTTCTTCTATCCAGAGGTGAGGATAAGAAAGCCACATGGACCAAGCTCATCACTGAGAAGAAGATAGGTGGACTTGCAATGCTGAGGAACATAGCTAATATGCAGAGAGCCTCTGTAGACAGGAAGATTATTCAAGAAGGTCTTGCTAATCTTAGGAGTAGTATGCTTCTTCCTCTTGACTTCTGGAAAGCTGCAAGGATGAATCCTATATTTGAGAGAGATATTGAGGATGCTATGATAGGTGCTTATGAACACCTACCTAAGTTACCTGGTAAGACCCTGTTTATAGTAGATGTATCAGGCTCTATGGGTAGTTTAACCTCAGGTAATGGCCAGTTCAATAGGATGGACCAAGCCTGTGCTATGGCTATCTTGGCAGCTAATCAGTGTGAGGACTGTGAGCTTGTAGCCACAGCAGGTAATGATGGTTCTAGAATACAAGCCTCAGAGTGGATTCAATATCCTAAGAGAGGATTTGCTTTAGCTCCTCAAATCATGGAAACAAGGCAGAGAATTGGTGGTGGAGGTATATTCACTAGACAATGCCTTGAGTGGTGTAAAGCTAAGTTCAGTGATAAGGAATTTGATAGAATTATCATCTTCTCAGACTCACAGGACTGTGATTATCCTGATAAAAGGATACCTAAGCCTTTTGGTAAACACAATTATATATGTGATGTGTCAGCACATACTAAAGGTGTAAACTATAAAGGTGTATGGACAGCAGAGATTAGTGGAATGAGTGAGCATTTCTTAACTTATATTGCAGCTCTTGAGGGGTTGGAGAATAAGTTTGAGGAAGAGTAAGAATAATAGCCTATTAGTGTATGTCAGAGTTACTTCAATAAATCAAAGAGCAACTGTGGTAATTTCAACACTCTGACGAGTGTTCTATAGGCTTTTAACTATAAAAGGTATCATTAGTGAGGATAGGAGTTACTTCACATATCGAAAATGTAATTACTCCTGTCAGGAGTTCTATGATACCTTTAACAGGGGGAGTAGCTAAATTGGTTACAATACTCTGACTATTTTTCTCTGGAAGCAGTAGTGTCAGTTAGAGTTACTTCAAGCATTCATCTCATAAATGAAAGTATATTGGTTCGAGTCCAATCTCCCCCACAAGAGGTTAGTGAGTGTAATGGTTACTTCATAGAACATGTTTTAACAATACTTTTATGTCTAACCCTACAGGATATAATCAGGTGTTTCCTGTAGTCATATTATACTTAATTACACCATTACAAGGTGTTCTACCTCTACTAAGAGGGCTATGGTAGCAATACTGTAGCCCTCTTCATTTTTGAAACTGTGTTAGTTAAAATATGTATTAATTAAAAAAAAAGTATGACAAAACAAAATGAAGGTGCTAATAAAGTCGAGGACTTTGAAGCACAAATAAGTAGTATTATCAACAAGGACACCATGCTGGATGATGATGCAATCAAGATTATAAAGGAAGGCATCATCAAGATAGCAGAGAGAGAAGGTAATAAGGATATTGCAGATATTCTTATGACCATTGATGCAGCTGTGTCAAAGATAAAGGACCATGAGGTTGTAGCTCTGATTAGCAGCTATATCTTGAGCAAATGTCCTATAGCTATGCAGAAGGTCTGCATAGAGCAGTATAATGATTTACTGACTCATATGGTAGTGAATCATGTATTTAGGCACAGTAACCCTATTGCTATTATGAAATATTTATTAAATTCAGACACAAATGAATGAGATTAAAGTGAGTGTGAGCATTACATTACCAGGTGGTGTAATGCTTACCCAAGCTGAGGCTGAACAGCTTGAGAAAGAAAAAGCAGGCATGGGATTTGACACCTTTAGATTAAAGGTAGAAGACAAAGTGTATAATGAAAAGGCCAAGAAAGAGGTTACAAGGCCTGTAGTACTACACTTCAAAACAAGAAAATGTAGAACTGTCAGGAGGTCTGTAAACTTATGCACAGAAGCCTACAAGTTTATGAGGAGTACAGAAGGAATTGTTCCTCCATACAAAATGTGGCAGTGGAGGAACATGAGTCCTGATGCAAGGCTTGAAGCTAACCTAAAGAGGTTATGTGAGGGCTTTGGAGGAATATCTTATACCTATAAGGTATTTGATGATTAAACAGTAACATCATCATTTATATTATAGAAGTATGGAGTTCTTTATAGTCTTAATGTCTTTATTAGGAATTATATTCCTAATAAAGACTTTTACTAGGTATGACCCTAAACTTGATTTAGTTCTCTCTGGTAATAAGTATATACTATTCCTTTGGTATAATAAATTCAACTGGAGCAATAAGTATGAGGGCAGAACATATATTAAACTGTTTGAGCTATGATTGAGTTTGGCGTTAAGTGGTCTAACAGGGGAAAGAGGTCAAGGCGGTCTAAGAAGTTTCCTCGCAAGAAGATACTTCATAGAGGAGATGAGAAGTACTGTAACTGGTTTAAGAACAACTGGGACGAGGACAAAGACCCTTATTTCAGCGGAGACCTCTATAAGTTTCTCATGTCCAATGTAGGCAGACCAGTTGACAAGGTATTCTCAGAGTTCTTGGGCAGATGCAGGAAATCAGCTTCAAGGTATAACCTTAAGGATAAATTCTATGATATGTTTGAGAAGAAAGAGGATATAGATTATAGAGGAGGATTCTACCTCACCAATGGCATTGTCAACTATAAGAAGAGAACCGAGAGACCTTACCATTCTTGTATCAACACTGAGGACTTGAATAGAGCTGCAATGCCTTCCTTGGCTGCTGTATGCAGGGAGTGTGAAAGTACTCATACTAAGCAGTATCTTGGGATATTCTATATATCCTATTATAGCAGGAAGAGGGTTTATGTAGTGGAGAGAAGTGCCTATGAAGCTGACTTGAAGCTGCAAGCAAAATATAAGCCTTGCTATATACATGGAATTGGCAGAGGAGCCTATGAAGTGCCTTGGTGTGGAAATAAGGTGAAGTACACACCTTATATAGGATGGCATGGGGAACATTTTAAATCAAAGTTTATATTTATAACTAAAGCAGATTAGTATGACTAAGTATGGTTTAATATTTATATGGTTAATTCTATTCATCATGGGGCTCAACTGCTGTCTTGACTTTATATCTGCTCCTGATACATTGCTTAATATAGCAGGAGCATTAGGTTTGGTAGCACTGGTCATGTTGAGTGTATTGACCAAGTGTCTAACAGTATCCATAAAAGAAAAGAAAGATGACTGAAGAGAAAATTAAGAAAGGTGAAGCACTTCTTAAGAAGATAGCTTGGCTTGAAGACCAGAAGAAGAGATGGGAAGTAGGTCAAGAGATTAAATGTCTTGAGGTTTGTAATAAGGACAACTATGGCCATATAGGTAGAGTCCTACAGGTTGATGATGCCTTCATTAACTTTGAGGAATTGAAACTACTTGCCATTGCAAGGATTGAGAGAAGGTTAAAGGAAGTACAAACAGAATTTGATAACTTATAAAAAAAAAACAAAGAACATGAAGAGTAAATTTCTTGGGCTTATGGTAGCCCTTTTAGCTGTATTGAGTTTCAGCAGTTGTAGGGAAAGAGTTAATGCTGGTTATGAAGGCATCAAGGTGAATCTCTATGGTTCAGACAAAGGTGTGGATGATGTATCATTGGTAACAGGTGCTGTGTGGTACAATCCTTTTACACAAGAGGTATATGAATATCCTACCTTTGTACAGACAATAGACTATAAGCCTTTCACTATCAATGCCCAGGATGGTTCAGAGTTTACTGTTGACCCAACTGTATCATTGAAGGTTGTAGATGGTAAGGCTCCCCAGATATTCAAGAAATATAGAAAGGAGCTTACTGATATAGTCAATACTACAATATACAACTATGTGAAGGATGCCTATAGGGTTCAGCTTAATAGCTTCAGTACTGACTATATTATATCTCATAGGGACAGTATAGAGAAAGCTACTGAGAGATACCTATCTAAAGTATTGCTTAAGGAAGGATTTGAGTTAGGTCCAGTATCATCAGGTCTTAAATACCCACAGTCAATAGTTGATGCAGTCAATGCTAAGAACAAAGCTGTTCAGGATGCACAGAAAGTTCAGAATGAATTGGCTGTAGTCAAAGCTGAAGCTGAGAAAGTATTAGTTAAGGCAAAAGCTGAGAAGGAAGCTAATGAACTAAGGACACAAGCTCTTACCCCACAGGTTCTTGAACAGATGTGGATTGAGAAATGGGATGGTAGATTGCCTGTCTATGGTGAAGTTCCAACATTATTTAGGAATATAACAAAATGAGTTGGTTGATACTTGGGGTGATATTTACTGTGATTACATACCTCTCTTGGAGAGGTACTGTAATTGCAGTGTACCACTATTATGATAAGGTTAATGAGGCTATGGTGCCACTGTGGTTTGGTATCATCATAGCCATCTTCTATCTATTGCCAGTATTCAATATTATACTATTTATAGCTTACCACATATTCTTCACATTCCTTGCTTCAAGGAAGATTTCTAGTTGGAACTATGAGTATTGGGTGATAGAACTAAGTGACAAGAATGTCTTTCACAAGATATTCAAGAAGGTAATGAGGTTCTTAGCAAAACCTATTTAGTATGAAACATTTAATAATTTATTCTATTATATTCTTATGGCTTATTGCATTGACAGTAGCTGTAAGGAACAAGGATGCCCCTCCTGACATAAAGGAAGTGATTATAGTACATGAGAAGTATGATGACTTCTTCAGGGACCGAGAAGCTACTGGTGTAAATATGCTTGTAGCTTGTGAGTACTATGGGATAAAGCACCCTTCAATTGTCACTGCACAGGCTATACTTGAATCAGGTAACTTCAAGTCTGAGGTATTCAAGAAGTATAATAACCCCTTTGGACTTTATAATAGTAAAGCAAAAGACTATTATAAATTCAATCACTTTTCGGAAGCTATACTTGCTTATCAGCAGTTGATTGAATCAAAATATAAAGAAGGGGAAGACTACTATCATTTCTTAGACAGAATAGGATATGCAGAAGACCCTAATTATATTAAGAAAATAAAAACTATAGAGAAAACAATAATACCTCCGTAATATGGAAGAGTGGAAGGATATATTAGGTTTTGAAGGATTGTATCAAGTATCTTCATTTGGTAGGATAGAATCCTTACCGAAAATAGGTTCTGGAGGGCATCTCAATTGTATTATTCTAAAGCCTAATACTATAAAAGATGGCTATCTTGCAGTCTCTTTATATAAAGATAAAAAGAAATATAGTAAGAAAGTACATCAGTTAGTAGCAATAGCATTTGTACCTAATCCTAACTCTTATAGTCAGATTAATCACAAAGATGAAGATAAGACTAATAATCATGTCAATAATCTTGAATGGTGTGACAGTAGCTATAATAATAATTATGGTAAACAATCTAGATTGAATAGAATTTCTAGGGGTGCTATTAGAGGAAGAAGAGTACAACAACTTTCCTTAGATGGAACACTGCTTAAGGAGTGGGATTCTATAAGAGGAATAGAGAGAGAATTAGGATTTAAGAATAGTAATATAATAAGATGTTGTAAAGGTATTGCTAGTGAAGCTTATAATTTTAAGTGGAGATACAAAACACAATGAACAGAGAAGATACAAGAGAAGAGATATTGAAGTTACGAAACAAGGCAGTACTTATCGAACTCCCAACTGGATATGGCAAGTCATTGATAGGTATGGACTTATGCCTTCGGGATAACCCTTACAGCATACTTATAGTAGTGCCTAGAGTAGTACTTATACAGAACTGGAAGGATGAGTTCCGGAAATGGGGCAATGAGGAGTACCTTAGCAAGGTTACATTCAGCACTTATGCCGGGTTACATAAGGTGCAGGGGCACTTTAACTGTATTATACTTGATGAGGCTCACCATGTTACTCCTAGAGTACAGGAGCTATTGTCATATCTGACCTATGACCACATCATTATGCTTTCAGCTACAGTGAAGAGGGACTTGAAGTATGAACTTAAAGACCTCTGCCCTGACTTGTACTGCTATAGGGTAGGTATGAAAGAGGCTATTGACAATGAAGTCCTTCCTGACCCTATGGTTTATCTTTTGCCTCTTTCTCTTGATATTGTCTATCAATCTGAGAAGATAGTGAAGCATAAGAGTGGTAAGGTAAAGGTTACTTGTGACTATAAGGATAGATGGAACTACCTCAGAAACAAGAATATATGCCTTACTGTCAGATGTACCCAGCTCCAGAAGAGTGTTGAAATGGATAATGAGATAACCTTTTGGAAAGACAGGTATATGAGGACAAGGAATGAGATATTCAAGAACAGATGGTTGCATTTAGCAGGTGAAAGGCTCAAGTGGCTGTCAAATCTCAAGAATCCTATCATATATAATATGCTTTCCTCACTTAGAGGAGAAAGGGTACTTACTTTCTGTAACTCTATAGACCAGACTATTGAACTGGGCAGAAACTGCATTAACAGCAAGAATAAGGATGCAGTAAAGGTTCTTGAGTCCTTTAATAAAGGAGAGATTAACCACATTACAGCATGTAATATGCTGAATGAGGGCATGAACCTTGTTAATTGCAGGGTAGGTATATATGCCAACCTCAACAGTTCTGAGATAATAATCAAGCAGAGGTTAGGCAGAATACTCAGGCATAAGAACCCAGTGATAGTAATACCTTACTATAAGGGTACTAGGGAAGAAGAGTTAGTACAGAAGATGTTGGAGGACTATAACCCCGAATTAATTAAAGTTATTAACAATATAACTGATATAAAGTTATGAAAAATAGAGTAATGATTACAAACGCCAATTTCCATGTAGATGTGGAAAACAAGGTAGTAATATGTGAACTTAATTGTGATTTGCAGCTTGAGAAGCATCCAGCATGGATGGTAATAAATCCATCAATGTGGGAAAAGAAGTTCCCTAATATTGGGTATGATGGAGAGTTCACTGTTAGAGCTAAGGCAAGATGCAATGCTTTAGACACCTTTGATGAAACTGTTGGCAAGAGAATTGCTGAAAGCAGGGCTAAAGCCAAGATGTTCAAGATTGCATCAAGAGTATGGAAAGACTGTGCTGAGGTTCTTCATACTATTGCTGCTAAGTGTGCTATCACAAGCCATGCCTGTACAGAGACTGAACATATTGAGATAGACCACGTTGTTGAATTGGTTAAATAGGAGGTAATATGGCAAAGCTGACTGATAAAGCATGTAAGAAGCATGGTTTACTGTTTAGTGAGGGTATAGCTTTGCTTGCTATCTCATCAACAACTGATGATACATATAAGTCATTGGTGAAGAAGGGCTTTATCTCAAAAGCTAATGGAACATTACATTCATTGAACCAAAAGTATCACTGCACAGAAGCAGGTTGCTCCATGGCTGAGGAACTTATATCTGACAGTGAAGAACAAATAGTGAGTCTTGAAGATGGAATAAGTAAATTAGCAGATGAGTTAAGGGAGATATATCCAGGTGGGAAAATACCTGGAACCTCTTATTACTATAAGGGAAACAAGGTAGATATTGTAAAGAAGCTAAAGTCTTTCTTCAGAAGGTATGGCACTGACTATACTAATGAACAGATAATAGATGCCACCAAGAGATATATTGCTTCATTCAATGGTAACTATATGTATCTTAAGTTGTTAAAGTACTTTATATGGAAAGATGAGAGGAGGGATGGTGAAATCATTCAATCCTCAATGCTTGCTGATTGGATTGAGAATACTGGACAGGTGAACCACACCAACAGTGATTGGACAACAAGTTTGAACTGATATGGATGTATTTGATAGGTCAATAGAGAAACTTATAGCAAGAAGGCAAAGGATACTTGATGGGCTTATAAACTGTATTCCATTATCATTCCCAAGACTAAGGAAATGGCTTCCTGGTATAGAGAAGAGGAGATATACTATAATCACTGCAAACCAGAAAATTGGTAAGTCAAAGCTGGCTGACTATCTGTACATTTATGAACCTTTCTTTTATATGATAGAGCATCCTGACCAACTAAGGGCAAAGGTGCTGTACTTCACTCTTGAGATGGGTAAGGAAGAGAAGTTCTATGAGTTTTTGTGTCACTTACTGTATAGGCTTGATGGTATAAGGATAAGTCCTACCAACCTCAAGAGTACTGATGCTGACAGGCCATGTCCTGAAGAGATATTGACACTCATAAAGAGTGAGAAGTATCAAGAGTATATAACCAAGTTCAAGGATATGGTTACTTATATAGATGACATTAGGAACCCTACTGGAATCTATAAGAAGATAAGGTCATTCATGCTTGAAAGAGGCAGGTTCCACTATAAGAAAGGCAAGATTAAGGATGATAATGGACTCACAAAGGAAGTTGATGTCATTGATTATTATGAGCCTGATGATAAGGATGAATATGTTGTCGTCATAATGGATAACTATTCAAACTTAAATCAGGAACAAGGTCTTGACAAGAGAGGAACCATTGAGAAGATGAGTAAGTATTCCATTGAGCTAAGAGACAAGTTTGACCTTCATATATGTGCAATCCAGCATCAGGCTCAAGCCCAAGAAGGTATTGAAAACCAAAAGCTCAATAAGCTCTATCCATCATCTGATGGCCTTGCAGACTGTAAGACTACTACAAGGGATGCCAACCTTGTATTGGGTCTGTTCAGTCCTTTCAAGTATGGTCTTGAGACTTATGAGCAATATGACATTACCAAATTCAAGAATAACATCAGGTTCCTCCTTGTTATAGAGGACAGGGACAATGGTGCTGGTGGGCAGGTATGTCCTTTGTTCTTTGATGGTGAAATCAGCTCCTTTAATGAATTACCTCTTCCTGACAACAAGAGGGAGATTCAAAGAGTGCTCAACTATATAGAGCAAGTGGTAAGGCAAAGGGCCAATCCAGTGTTCCTTATGCTCTCAATAGATGTAAAGAAAACTGTTAAAAGCTTGCACAGATGCTCAAAATGGAGTACCTTTGCAGCAAAATTGAAGAAGAGATGGCAAGAATTTTAGTGTTAGCCCCAAGTGGTTTCGGTAAAACTACTTCATGGGCAGGTAGAAAGAAATTGGGTATCAAGGGTCTTAACCCAAAAGAGACCTATGCTATCCAGTGTATTGGTAGAGGTGTGCCCAACCCTGAGTATAAGCTGTGTCCTTCAGCTGATATAAAGGATATAGCTAAGGGTAATAGGGTGAATGTTGAGTTCCTTACTGGTCTTGACAGGTTCAAGAGGGTTGCAGAACTCATTGATAACCTCAAGAAATCTCCTTATAGGAACATAGTGATTGATGACTTCAATTACTTGATGCAGGACTACTACATGGCTAATGCCATGAAGGGTGGTTGGCAGACTCCTAAGGAGATTGGTTATGGTATGGGACTTATCTTTGATGCTTTCAAGGGATTCCCTGAGAATAAGCATATCTATGTCTGTGCCCACTATGAGAAGGTGAATGACAATGATGGTCAAGTAACTTACCAAATGAAGACCACAGGCAAGATGGTCAATGAGTATTGTACTCCTCAAGGTAAGTTTGACATCATGCTTTATGGCAAGCAGACCTTTGATGAATCAAAGCACCAAGCCATAAAGGTATTCGTGAAGGACTTTGATGGCACATTCCCAGCTAAGGATTCACTTGGTGTGTTGGATGACCTTCCTGATGAGTTCCCCAATGACTTGAGCATTGTAGATGAAAAGTTAAGGGAAGTCTATGGATAGGGAGAGTGCTATTACAATACTTAAGAGCTTTTACTTATTTAATCCTCCTCCTTTAGAATATATGATAAATATAATTAGAATATACCTTAGGGAGAAAGGCTATGAAATGGGTAAAATAGATGCTGCTATTAAGTATCTCACACTTACTGGTCCTATTTATGGTATAACAGGTGCTATAGCAGAGTACTATGAGAGGAAGTTCAATATCTGTAAATTGTGGAGTGCCCCTAATCCACTAAACAATCAGGGGCAAGAAAGAAAAGTGATATTAATCTTTTAATTAAATTGGATATGAAAGAATTTTCAAAGTTTGAGATTGCAACTATCAAGAGAACAGCACAGAGTGTCTCCTCTATGGTGATTAAGAAGAACAAGATTAAGGCTCAGATTGACGAGTTGCAGGCAGAGTATGACCAGCTGGCTACTATGCAGGAGCAGTATGAGGCACCTATCAAGACTATGACTGGTGGCTATACTACTGAGGACTTGGTTGAGAGGGTAGTTGAGAATACTGGTAAAGTAGATAAGGAGGGTAGGCCCATCAAGCAGACCAAGTATAACCTGAAGTACCCTAAGACTGTAATTCCTGTACCCTGTGATGAAGGGGTAGTTATTGGCGGTGCTGGTGAAGAAGCACCTGGTGATACAGAGGCTCCTGTTACAGAGGCTCCTGCTATTGAGAATATAGAACATGGTACTGATCCTAGTGACCTACCTTTTATGGATTAATTAGAAAATATAATAAGTGAACAAATTTAAACTATATAATTATGGCGATTAAAGTAGGAAAGAAAGCAGAGGAAGGGATATTTAAATTGTATTCAGGTATAGGAGCATTCAATATACTTGCTGTTAATCCTTCCAAGGAAACTTTGAGTAAGATTATGGGTAGGGATATAGAAGAGGAGCCTGAATATAAGGGCACCACTCAAGAAGGCAAACCCTATGTAAGGATAGTATTCTATGCCAAAACTGACCCTACAGCTAAAGTTAATGATGGTATAAGTACTATTATACCTTTTAGCTTTATGCTTCAGCCTGAAGTTAGGGTAGGTTCTCAGGGTGGTAAGATCCAAATCATAGACAAGTATGGCAGGACTGCTTGGGGTACTAAAGAAGAGATAGAGGCTAAGTCTATCCCTGTGTATTCCAGTGGTAAGAAGGCTAACATTTCTGCTGATTACAGGCCTGCTTACATAGGAGAGGAGGAGCTTATCAACTTTATGATAGCCTGGCTCAATATCCCAAATCCTATGAACTATAATAAGGATACTAAGGAATGGTTTGATAAAGCTGATATGAGTGATAGTGAGATATCACTTGATATGAAGGCCCTTCTTGGTGGTAATGTCAAGGAGATTGCTGATATTATTCCTGCTGTAGCTCCTTATGCAGTTAAAGCTTGCCTTGGTGTAAGGACAACTGATGAGGGAAGGCAGTATCAGGCTTTCTATAATAAGATGTTCCTTAGGAACAGTAAGTCTAATTATAGTAGGGTAGATGCTTCTATACAGGCAGATAAATCAAGGGGGAGTCTTGCTACCTCAGAGTTTAGCATTGCTCCCTTACATGAATATACTGTTGAGTCCACTGACTTTAATAAGTCTAGTGACCCTGTAGCTGAAGCAGCATCTAATCCTTGGGACAGTTGGAATAAATAATTAAATGATATAATATGGCTATCAGTATTGGGGAACAAAGCGTAAGTGTCACAGATATATTATCTGTAACATCAGATTTAGATATTCTGTACTACTATTTTGGTGATGTTAGATTCTATGAGGCTGTTAACTCTCCTTTAAGAGAAGACAGACATCCTTCATTTGGTTTTTACATATCATCAAGTGGCAGGGTAAGATACAAAGATTACTCTACTGGTGAAGGTGGAGGAGTATTTGATTTACTGATGTCTTATTGGAAGGTGGATTACAAGACTGTACTTGAAAGAGTATGGAAAGATTTACCTAAGTTCTCCAATGCTGATAAAAATATTATAAAATTAAAAAGAACTAATGCTATTAGGTGCAGTCACTCTGATAGTATAATGGAATGTAGGATAAGAGAGTGGAGAGATTATGATATTGCTTACTGGAAGAGCTATGGTATAACACTTCCTTGGCTCAAATGGGCTGATGTTTATCCTATATCTCATAAGATAATCATAAAGGATGGCAAAAGAATGGTATTCACTGCTGATAAATATGCTTATGCCTATGTTGAAAGAAAAGAGGGTAGGATAACCCTCAAAATCTACCAACCTTTAGTAAAGGATAAGAGATGGAAATGGGCTAATAAGCATGATAAATCAGTGATTAGCTTATGGACAAAGATTCCTGAGTATGGTGAAAGGGTATGTATATGCTCTTCACTAAAGGATGCTCTTTGTTTAAGCTGTCAGACTGGAATACCAGCTATTTCAATTCAAGGTGAGGGTTATAGTATGAGTAATACAGCTATTAGTGAACTCAAGAGAAGATATAGCCATATCTATATACTTCTGGATAATGATGAAGCAGGTATCTTAGATGGTAGAAAGCTGTCAGAAGCCACTGGGTTCACTAATATTGTGTTACCTAAGTTTGAAGGTGGAAAGGATATTAGTGACCTCTTTAAAGTTCTTAATAATCCTATATTATTTAGGGATAGGATATTGGCTTTATTTAAGGAAAGAGATTAATTTCAGGTAACAAATAATTTAAGTATTAACAACAAAAAAAAGTTTTTAACATTATGGAAACTCGTAAAGTAACTATTATTAATAGTAAGACACAATCTCAAAAGGTTATTCAGGATTCAAAGGCTACCACGCTGGGTGAGCTTAAGGCAGAGATGAGAGAAAGAGGCATTGACTATGAAGGCATGACTTTCTTTGAGGGGCATATGAGAGCTGAACTTAAGGATGATGCAGCTCCTCTGCCTACAAATATTCCTTATAAGGGTCAGGTAGTCAATGATTTGACTTTCATGTTGACTGCTCCTGAAAAGAAGGTGAGATCAGGTATCATGTCAAGAGCAGAAGCCTATAATGAAATAAAAAGGCTTGTCTTGCAGGATGAGTGCAAAAGAAAGTTTGGTAAGAACTTCACTCAGTGTGCCACTGCTGATTTGATTGCTTTAGTAGAGAAAGCTAATGCTAAAGGCACTAAGCTTGATGCTCCTAAGGCAGAAGAGCCTGTAGAAGCTCCTATAGCTGAACCTGAGAATGTAACTGAAGATCCAGTACAGTCTACTGGTGACTGCAACTGTGCTAAGGCTCTTACTGCTCTTGTTGAGGACCTCTATGCTTCAGATGCTATTAAAGAGGAGACCTATGACAAGGTTACAGCTATTCTCAAGGGAGGCACTTATAAAGCCCCTGAGAAGATGAGCAAGAAAGAGATAGATGATATGTTCAACTTTGTTCATAGATAAGAAGTCTTAAGTAATACAGGTAAGGGGTAGGCACATGCTTATCCCTTATTTTTTTATTATTAATATGAGTGAAGAAATAACCAAGAAAGTACAGGAGATATATGATAGCTTGATGTATTTTCCTCATAAGGTTCTTGATATATTCAATGATTTCTTTGGAGAGGATAGGGTAGACCTTCAGGGTTTCATCACCTTTGAAGAGTTCATTAGTATATTAGAGCAGCACAAGTTGTCATGGTTCTTCCCTAAGAAGACTTCTGTATATAATACTGCTGAGTTCAAGGCTTTGCCTAAAGAGGGTAAAGATATGGTAGTAACTCTTCTTGATAATGGTGCTTTAGATGTACCTGTGCTTAGTGACAATGCTGTTGCTACCTATATGCTTCCTCTCATGACTACTACTATAGCTAATTATATGGCAAGAGAAGGCTGTATACTTGTTCATTTCCCTAATGTGAGAGTCACTAATGAGAATGACAGGTTTGTTGATATTAGTCATTTGTGGGTAAAAGTAAGAGTAAAATCAAGTGGTGCTGGTATAGGGTTCTTTACTATGAACAGAAGTGAATACCAGCTTACCCATATGCAGGCAGACTATATGCACAGTCATGTGCCAGGTATTCCATTCGGTAATTTCACACAATTCAAGTCTCCTTGTCTTGGAAGTGGCCCTATCAAGAATACATTAACTACATTAGCTATAGGATATGATGAGGCCATGTGGCAGCTGTTCTGTCTTGAACTTGACAAATATGTCAGAGTAGAGAGTATATCAGGTGTTCCCTACAGGTATCTTGAAAAGATAGGTAACAAAGCAGGCATGATTAGTGGAACAAATACCTTTACTATGCAAGGCCCGCATATCCAGTACACTATAAGATTTACTCAGGATAATATGAAGGATTTTGTTGCTTATCTCATAAAAAAGGGGAAGCTCAAGTTTAATTTCATTAATGGTAATTATGGGCTGGCTATGCCTTATATTGACTATATGATACTCATAAGTAATGAGTTTATAGAGTGGTATAATCATAGGTTCAACCAGCATATAGTAACCTCCAGCTATGCTCAGCTTATAATCTCTGGAGTACTAAGAGAGTGTATCATAGATAATGGTAACATATTCTATCTTACTGACACTGCTGCCTCTGGTAGAGATTATTCAAGCTATGAGGGCAAGAGAGTATGTGTGTTCAAAGGCAAGCCTGTTACTATACATATCATAGATGATAACAGAGGTCCTGAGAATAAAGTAGTACTAATCAATTCGGAAATTGCCGAGACTATAGCTAAGGCAATCCTTGAAACTATAAATTATAAGTATGGAAGAAAAGAAGAAAGAGAAGAAGCTGGAGCTTCTTCACCAACAGACTATCTATAAGATGGTCATACCCCAAGAAGTTGAGAAGAAGATAAGGCTTCTGTGTAGGGAAATACATAACGTTGAGTGGTCTGGGGTCTTGTTTTACAAGACAACTGGTGCATTTGAGGATAAATCACTTACTGTTACCTGTGTGGATATATTCCAGATGGATGAGGGTACTGGAGGTTATACAGAGTATGATATGTCTCCTGATGTATGCAGCTATATCTGTGACCATCCTGAACTTATGGAAGTTGGTATATATCAGGGTCTTATCCATAGCCACAACAATATGGCCACATTCTTCAGTGGCACTGATACCAGTACCCTGTTAGCTGAAGGTAGTGATATGAATCATTTTGTCTCACTTATTGTAAACAATGCTGGAAAGTACACTGCTGGTATCACAAGAAGGGCTAAGGTAAAACAGACAATTAATGAGGAGTTCTCATACCCTACATGGGGTGATGAAAGAGTAAGAGGAAACAGGACATTTATAGTAGAGAAAGAATGTGTACAATGGTTCAACCTTGATATTGAAATTGAGGGAGCTAACAATGACTTTGAAGAGGAGATGCTTGCAAGGATTAAGGAGATTAGAGCTGCTAAGACTACTGAAGCATATAAATCACTTGGTGGTGCTACTATAGCCAATACCCCTAGAAATCCTTATCCTATGGGTAACTATGGTGTTTCGAGAATGGACACAGAGTTTAGGGCAAAAGTAGGTCCAGCTAATATGATTGAACCTAAGAAAGAGTCTGCACAACCCTCATTGTTCCCTGATGAGACACCCATTGACTATGAGCACTTCCAGCTTAATGAGGAACTTGTTGATTGGGTGGTCAAGCAGACTATTACCTGTAGTCTTATTATACCTCATGATAGTAACCTTGATGTTGGGAAGTGGGCCAAGTCTATGGATTCACTATATAGCAAGAGATTTGAGAATGAGAAAGAATTTGAGGCATTTGCATCAAACTTTGTTGATTATCTGGTCAGCTATACAGAAGCCCCAGAGGCTGCTGTTTACCTTGATGAGGTGGAGATGGGTGCAATTCTTGCTTATCAGGTGAGAGAAAAATTGAGTAAGCTACCTAAGAACAAGTGGCTTGATATTTGGATGAAAATGTATGATGATTATATATTATAACTATGGATGATATTGTAAGTGAATTGACTGCTCAAGCCCTTAGTCAGATAGCTGAAGGGCAGAATATTGAAAATGACCCTAATACTGATGATAGTCCTGCTGAGGGAGTTCAGTTGAGCCCAGAAGAGGAGGCTATGTTAGAATCCGCATTGGCCAATGAGCACCATGAGATACCTGAGAACTCTGCTACTATTACAATAGATGAAACTACAAGCAGATTCAGTGGTGCTATATGGTATGAGCAGATACAAAAGCAGATAGTAACTCTGGCAGGTGTAGGAGGTATTGGCAGCTATTGCGCTTTCTTATTAGCAAGAATGAAGCCTGAAAGACTTATTATATACGACCCTGACAAGGTAGAAGCTGTAAATATGTCTGGTCAGCTGTATGGAAGGCATGACTTAGGGGCTTATAAGGGTGTAGCTTTGGCTGGTATGATTAAGGACTATGCAGATTACTATAGTATGGTAACACATACAGAGAGATTTACTGAGGAGTCCGAAGCTACTGACATAATGATATGTGGCTTTGATAATATGGAAGCCCGTAAGGTCTTTTATAACAAGTGGAAGTCCCATATCAGTGGTAAATCAAAAGAGGAGAAAGCCAAATGCCTGTTCATTGACGGGAGGCTGGCAGCTGAGGAGTTTCAGGTATTGTCTATACAGGGCAATGATAACAGGGCCATGGCTGAGTATGAGGTTATGTGGCTGTTCAATGATGCAGAAGCTGAGGAGACTATCTGTTCTTATAAGCAGACTACCTTTATGGCTAATATGATTGCATCTGTAATGGTTAATGTCTTTGTAAACTTCATAGCTAACCAGTGTGGTCCTATTATAGATAGGGATGTTCCTTTCTTCATCTCCTATGATGCAGGTACAATGTTTACTAAAGTAGTTATGTAATGCAAAAGGTTAGTAATAGAATGGGCTATATTATAGATAGTATGTACAGCCCAGTTGGTAATATAGGTAATTGTTATAGTGTTCCTGGTAACATAAACTATGAGAACAACAATGCCTTCTCCCTATTCTTTAAGGTTAAGGTATGTGGTAATAGAATAGAGCTTCCTATATTTGGAAAAGAAACAATTCAGACTCGGATTCTTGCTTCATTAAATAAAGTAAAGAAAGATTATAGGAGTGATATTGTTCTACCTTTTGTAACACGTGATGTAGGTTTTAGACATAGGTCAGTTGACTCTCTGATAAATTATCTTGTTAAGGCTCCTTCAAGGATAAATTCTATGTATTATGCAGCTAAGACTAATAAGAATGAATGTTATTATGGAGCTAGTGGGCTACTATTTGATAAAGATATGAATCTTCTGTTCATGAGCTCAGTAGAGTGTGATATTGAGGGTACTACTATTGTATATAGAAAGGTGAAGGCTTACATACACCCATCAGTGTTCTATTCTGATGGTACTGTAGAGAAGTGTCTTATAAACAAGGTTATACCTTATTCACTAGAGAAAGGTGTAAATGTTTCTAGTATCAGAGTATCTGATATAAGGAATGCTGTAAACTTTGATGATCCTGACCATTCTTCTGGATATCACAGAGCAGTACCAGAGGTAATAGTCACTGATGTGAAGGATAAATTCTTCTGTAAGCCAGTACCCCCCTCATCAACTTTTAGTGATGAAGAGGTTAATGAATTTCTTAAAGAAAACCTGAATGATGTATTTAATGTAATGAATGTATGACATTTGAGGAGTACTTCGGTGACTGGGCTCATGTCTTTGATATGAAAGAGTTCAGTAAAGTACTTACAGTATTGGGTAGAATATATAAGGTGAAGCCTATATGTCCTAAACAAGAGAATGTATTCAAGGCTTTCAGCTTATGCAAGTATAGTGACTGTAAGGTGGTATTCATAGGTCAAGACCCCTATCCACAGAAAGGTGTGGCTACAGGTATATTATTTGGGAATAGTGCAAGTACTATTGAAGAGAATTGGTCTCCATCGTTAAAGATTGTTAGAGATGCAGTTATAGACTTGCATAAACCACATAATTTTATTACCTTTGACCCCACATTAGAGTCATGGGCTAAGCAGGGTATCTTAATGATTAACTCTGCTCTCACTGTAGAGATGAATAAGGTAGGCTCACATACTATGTTATGGAGACCTTTCATCTCAAAGCTATTGAAGAATATGTCTGAGGTTAATACAGGTATTATCTATGTACTGTTTGGAGGTACTGCCAAGACATTCAAGCCTTATATAGGCAAATTCAATGATGTGCTTGAAGTAGAACATCCAGCTTACTTTGCAAGAATAGGCAAAGATATGCCTTCAGATGTATTCTATGAGGTTAATAGATTATTAAAAGCTAAGTATAACACCACTATAGAGTGGTACAAAGAAGAAAATTATGAGTAAATTGATTTTGAAAGAGACTGGTAAAGAAGTGAAGATGGGTGACAAGCTCATTCAAGTTGCAACTATGTTTGGGCTTCCTGTTCTTGTGAAAGAGATTATTGTCTCAAAAAAGACCATTCCTGACCTTATCAAACGAGGGGTAATAGTAGAGGAAGGTGCTGACAAGGGTATTGATTTTGATATTCCAGCAGCTGTAGTTCATCTTGCAGAGAGAATAGGTTGGAATAGCAGTAACCTTGATAAGTATTTAGATAATCTCTATAGGATTAGCCCTGCTGCTGTATTTTCAGTGCTATTGAAAGAGGTTGCCATCATGCTTGATGAGAAGTACCCTGACCACATTAACAAGAGTAAGGAGGTATGGGTTATCAGTACTCTTGATGGTGAAATCAAACAGATTAAAGAACTCCACAAGATTAAGAACTTCAGGAACTTTGCTGCTTTCAGAAGCCTTGATGATGCCCTTACAGCTAAGAAAATCATGACCCCAGCATTACAGGACTTGTATGGCAGGAAATAAGAAAATCAGGGGTGCTACCAAGACTAACTCTCTTGGAATCACGTTTAAATCTCAGTTAGAGAAGAGTCTTTATAAGACTCTTCTTGAACTGGGATTTCATCCTCAATATGAACCAAGAACTTTTGTAGTATGGGAGGGATTTACATCTGTTACTCCATTCTATGATAAGGAAACTGATTCACAAAGGGATAAAAGAGACCCTAGAAGCTCCAAGATTTTAGTAGAGAAAAGCCCTATAGTACAGCCAATAAGATATACTCCTGACATATATTTTGAATATAATGGAATTGATGTATGGATTGAGGTTAAGGGCATAGAAAACGACATCTTTTATATAAAGAAAAAGTTGTTCAGAAAGTACCTTGATGAAGTACAAACTACTACAGGAAAGAAGTCATTATACTTTGAAGTATATACTAAGAAACAGTTATTACAAGCTATAGAAATAGTGAAAGGCTATGGACAAGAGTAATATCCTTAAATTATTGAAAGGGGCTGAAGTTATTCCTAAGTTGGAGTATGATGAGGACATATTTAAATTTAGGGATAATGTAAGAAGGACTATTAAGGCTGTTAAGCAGAGATTGGGTAATTTACAATCTCTTGAAGCTGAGATAGAATATGAAATAACATTAAATCACTTAGATGATGAAGAGTCTTAAAGATATAAGCTGGAATGTCCCAGAAGAGGTATACAGAGCAGACCCTGCTTTATCCTATAGTACACTTGCTAAATATGAAAGAGAGGGATTTAATAACTTAGAGCACCTATTTGATAAATTAGAAACTCCTTCTCTTACTTTTGGCAGTGCTGTGGATGCAATAATCACTGGTGGTCAGGAAGAGTTTGATAAAGGATTCATGGTTGCTGAATTTCCTTCAATTCCAGATTCTATTATAAAGATAGTAAGGTCTTTATTTAAGCAATTTGGTATATTGGGAACTTATAGAACACTTAATGATATACCTGATACTGTTGTAATTCAGGAGACTATACATCAAAGCTATCAGCTTAACTGGAAGCCAGAAACAAGGGCTAAGGTTATCAAGGAGAAAGGAGCTGAATATTATAGTCTCATGTATATAGCAGGAGATAGAACTATCCTTAATACCAGCACCTATCAGGATGTATGCAATGCAGTAAAAGCACTCAAAGAGAGTGCATCTACTAAGTTTTATTTTGCTGAGGATAATCCCTTTGAGCCTGAGATTGAGAGGTTTTATCAGTTGAAGTTTAAGGCTACTCTTGGAGGTATTGATTATAGATGTATGTTTGATGAGCTTATTGTTAATCATAATGATAAGACTATACAACCTATAGACTTAAAGACTTCTTGCAAAAAGTCTGATAGAGAGTGGGATTTTCCTAAACACTACATTGAGTGGGGTTATCAATTACAAAATAGGCTATATGTAAGGATATTACAAAGCACTATATCTAGGGATGAGTATTTTAATGACTTTAAGATATTACCTTACAAAGATATAATAATCTTTAGGAATAGTGACACTCCTTTGGTATGGGATATTCCCTTCACTTTTGCACTAGGCTCCCTCTACCTTGGTAAAGATAGTCAAATTGTAATGAGGGACCCTGAAGATATAGGTAAAGAACTTGCTTATTATCTTAAGAACAAACCTAAAGTACCTTTAGAGATTAATGAAGTTGAACCTAATAATTTAAAATATTGGATTAATAGATTATGACAGAAAAAGATTGGCTTGGAAACAATCCACTCTCATTAGATATATTCAACAAGAAGTATAGAATAAATAATGAGAGCTTTGAAGAATGGCTTGACAGAGTGAGTGGAGGGAATCCCTATGTCAGGCAGCTTATAAAGGATAAGAAGTTCCTGTTTGGGGGTAGAATCCTTGCAAGTAGAGGAGTTACTGATAGAAGAGTAACCTATAGTAACTGCTTTACAGGAGATACTGTTATAATGACTGATAAGGGTCTTAAAAGCCTTGAAAGTTGTTGTAGGAGTCTAACACCAATAAGAGTATTATCTAATGGGACTTGGAGAAATGCCAAGATTAAGTGTTTCGGTGAACAGGAGGTTAAGTTATTAACTCTCAGAAGGGGTAAAACTGTAAGACATTTTAGAGTAACTGGAAACCATCAATGGTTTGTTAAGAATAAGAAAGGAGGAACAACTCTTAAATCTACTGATGAATTATGTGTTGGAGACATTATCCCAACAGAAGTAGTAAAATGCTATAGAGCATATAAACCTAATCCAATAGGTGTAGCACATGGATTCTTTACGGGAGATGGTGACCATGTAGATAAGAAATCTTTGAGAGTGAATATATGTAAAGGAAAAGAGGAGTTATTACCTTATTTTACACCAGATACTATAGGTCATTCAGGAGATGTTATAACTATATGTGGTATACCTAGGTTTTTTCTGGAATATCCAAGTCTTGAAGAAAGTAAAGCATATCTATATGGATGGTTAGCTGGATACTTTGCTGCTGATGGTTCTGTAGATTTAAGAGGGAGCTGTGTTATTTGCTCAACTAATAAGTTAGACCTAAAATATGTACAAAATGTACTATGTGTTTTAGGAATACCTTGTGAGGAGATAAGGGAGCAAACAAGAGTAAGCAACTTAAATGGAAAAGAAGGAACTGTATTTATTCTGAACCTTAATAAAAAGTATCTTAACGAAAACTTCTTTATAAGGAAAGAACATAGAGATAGATTTATTCAGAAACCATTTAAGAAAGATGCTGACTGGAAAGTAGATAATTTAGAATGGCTTGGTGCTACTCATATGGTTTATTGTGCAGTGGTTCCTGATACTCAAAGTTTTACTCTTGAAGGAGGAATAAAAACTCATAACTGCTATGTTATCAAGCCTCCTACTGACTGCATAGAGGACATCTTTGAAGCAGGTAAGAAGCTTGCAAGAACTTACAGCTATGGTGGAGGCTGTGGTATAGACATCAGTAATCTCAGACCTAAAGGTGCTATAGTCCATAATGCAGCTAAGAGTACCTCAGGTGCTGTAAGCTTCATGGACTTCTATAGCTATGTTACTGGTCTTATAGGTCAGTCAGGCAGAAGAGGGGCATTGATGATTAGTATCAGCTGTGAGCATCCTGATATTGAGGAGTTCATTAACCTCAAGACTAAACAAGGTGTATGTGAAAAGGCTAACATCAGTATCAGAGTATCTGACGAGTTTATGCAGGCAGCTATTGATGATAGAGACTGGGAAACCTCATTTACAAGCAGAGAAACTGGTACTATAACTAGGACCTTTAAGGCAAGAGATTTACTAAAGCTCTTAGCCAAGAGGAATTGGGAATGGGCAGAACCAGGACTACTCTATTGGGATAGGATTACAGGCTACAATATGCTTGATAATGATGGTAACTTTGCTTATGCAGGGGTGAACCCCTGCGCCGAAGAACCCCTCCCAGCTGGGGGCAGCTGTTTGCTTGGTAGCATCAACCTTAGTGAATTTGTAGTCAATCCATTCACTGATAAGGCTAATATAGATTGGGATGGTCTTGAAGAGGCAGTATCAATAGCTATATTAGGTCTTAATGAGGTACTCAATGAGGGAATGATGCTTCATCCCTTGCATGAGCAGAGAGAGTCAGTTAAGAATTGGAGACAGATAGGCTTGGGTACTATGGGTCTTGCTGATATGCTCATTAAACTTGGAGTTACTTATGGCTCTGTTGGGGCTATCAAGATAACTGAAAGTGTATATGAGACTATAGCAAAGACTGCTGTAGAAGCATCACTTGAGTTAGCCAAGACTACTAGCTGCTATCCTATGTGTAACAAGGAAAAGTTAGCTAAATCCTCATTCATTAAGGCTCTTAATCTTCCTTATAATATGATAGAGGAGATAAAGACTTATGGACTTCATAATAGCCAATTATTGACTTGTGCTCCTACAGGTAGTATAGCTACTATGTTGCAGGTAAGTACTGGTGTAGAGCCTAACTTTGCATTAAAGTACACAAGAAAAACTCAATCCTTGAATGGTAAGGACACATATTATGATGTCAATGCCAAGATAGTTGAGGACTTCTATGATAGTCACTTTATGTGTACTGAGGGGAGACATAATGGGTTACCCTTACCTGATTACTTTGCAGAGTCTAAGGATATTGCTCCCATTGATAGAATTAAGATGCAAGCAGTGCTACAGAAATACACTGATGCTTCTATCTCAAGTACTATTAATCTTCCTAAAGAAGCTACTGTTGAGGATGTATATAATATTTATGTAGAAGCATGGAAGCATGGATTGAAAGGAGTGACTGTTTATAGAAGTGGATGTTATAGAGAAGGAATACTTATGACTAAGAAACCTGAAACTATGTCTATAACAACAGCTCCCAAAAGACCTGTTTCATTACCTTGTGATATACATAAAGTAAAGGTAAAGGGAGAGAACTTCATTGTATGTGTAGGACTTTATGAGGATAAACCTTATGAGGTATTTGTATTCAGATTGAAGCACAATGTATCACTGGCAGATAACAAAGGTGTTATAACCAAGAAGTCTAAAGGTGTATACAGTCTGGATTCAAGTGAGCTTAAGATAGCTAACCTGCTCAATACAGATATATCTGTAGAAGAGAAGGCAGCTACTCTGTATAGTTCTATGCTTCTAAGACATGGTATAACCTTAAAGTATATCATCAAGACTGCAAAAAAGGTTAATGATAATATTGTGTCCTTTAGTAGTGCTATGTGTAGAGTTCTTAGTAAATATCTTCCTAAAGAGGTAGGTGAAATATGTCCTGAGTGTGGGGAGAAATTGGTAAGAACTGGAGGCTGTATAAGCTGCCCTTCTTGTGGTTATTCCAAATGTGAGTGAAACTATTTATAATATGTAAAATATGAAACTAAAGATAAAGGTTAAAGAGATTACATCAGGATGCTTTCCTATCAGGTCTAATGGCAAGGATTCAGATTGTTATGATTTGTTCCTCGCTGAAGATGTGGCCTTAAGGAAAGGAGAAGTATATGTAGCTAGGCTAGGAGTGGCTATGGAGATGCCTAAGGGCATCATAGCCAGAGCGTATAGCAGAAGCAGTGCTCCTAGCAAGCTGGGTGTTACAGTAGCAAATGGTATTGGATTCATAGACAATATCTATAAAGGTGATAATGATGAATGGATGTGTCCTATCTATGCTTATAAGGCAGTAGCCCTTACTAAGGGTACAAGGATATGTCAGTTTGAAGTAGCCCCTTCACAGTTTGCTAAGTGGCATCAGAAATTAAGATGGCTATTGTCAACTCCTCTTCTAGACCATGTTGACTCATTAGGTAACAAGAACAGGGGAGGAATTGGAAGTAGTGGTAAATAATTAAATCTTATAAATGAAGCATGGAATTTGTATTGAAAATAGTGTTTGTGTTGCTACTAGTTGGTGTTGCAGCCCTAGTAGCACACATTGTTGACAAGATAAGAGAAGGAATAACTCCATTGGACAGGATGTCATTCAGGGAAACTATGGACTTGACTGGACTTCCTATAGTAACATTCAGGCAAGGTGAAAACAAGATAAACTTCATCCTTGATACTGGTGCTGCTGCCTCCCTTGTGGATAAAAAGGTACTTGACTTTATTGAATATACAGAGATTGAAGGTAACAAGAAGACTTTCGGGGTTGATGGTAATATACATGTCATGCAACAGATAGGTATAGTACTATCATATAAAGGAAAGGATTACTCAGAAGTGTTCACTGTGCATGATATGTCTGTATCATTTGGTAGGATGAAGAGTGAGTATGGAGTTACTATTCATGGCTTACTATCAAGTACATTCTTTGAGAGATATAAGTATATACTTGACTTTAAGGAACTTGTAGCATATTCAAAGGTATGAAGGACATAATAAAACTGGATTCCAGATACAAGGAAAATAACTACCTCAAGATACTCAAGAAGCCTGATGGTTCAGAATCAAAGACCTATGTACTGAAGGTAAGTACTCCTTATTTCAGGGTAGGAACTGTTGACAACAAGAGGTTCATTGACCCCTCAGGAGGACCAAGGATAATGGTTGGTGGTGAGCTTAAGGAGGCAGGAGCTATAGTCAAGTCAATAGACTTTGTTGAAGGATATGGATGGACTATAACATTTAACTAAATGATATATTGTGTAACAAGGAATAGGGAACTATTTGATAATGAGGCTTATAGGGTAATAGGGGTAGATGAAAGTCTATCCCTATTAGAGCCTCTTAGGATAGTAGGAGTAGATACTGAGACCAGTGGCTTAAATTGTCATAAGGATAAGCTATTGTCTCTTCAGCTTGGTTGTTATGATTTTCAAGTAGTCATTGATTGTCTGACTATAGATGTGACCTTATATAGGGACTATCTGCAATCTGACAGACTATTTCTGTTTCATAATGCCAAGTTTGACCTTCAATGGCTATATAAATATCGCATAGTTCCCTATAATGTCTATGACCTGTTCTTGGCAGAAAAGGTCATGTGGAATGGCTATCCTGTCAGACTAACTCCTGAAGTGTGGGATAGGATTCAATGTCCTAGATATGATTATATACCCGCAGACCCTAAGAAGAAAGGTTCAAAACCATCTTATGTTCTATTTATGAACCTGAAGAAATTGGGAGAGATGTATCTCGGTGTAGAACTTGATAAGTCCATAAGAGGACAGATTATCTATAAGGGTCTTGTAGGTGACGTAATTATATATGCTGCTAATGATGTCAAGTATCTAGAGAAGATAAGGGAACTTCAGCTTAAACAACTAGAAAAGCAAGGTCTTCTAACTGCAATTGATTATGAAAACAGAGCTATACTTCCTATTGCCTATATGTGCTATTGTGGCATCAGAATGGATAGGTCAAGATGGGAAAAGAAGATGGAACATGACCAAGCTATCCTTAATGGTATTGTTGATGAAATGAACAAGTGGCTTATAGAGCATGAGCCTAATTCAAAGTATATCAAGATTGACCTGCAAGGTAACTTGTTTACTGGCTTCAATACTGAACCACAAGTAACTCTTAACTGGAATAGTTCCAAGCAGGTTATTCCTTTATTCAAGAAGTATGGAATTGATACAACAGCTCTTGATAAGGAAGATGACGAGGACAAAGATAGTATAGGAGCTAAGGTACTTGGTCCCCAGAAGGACAAATGTAGTCTTATTCCCTTATATATCAGGTTCAAGGAAATGAAGAAGCTATGTAGCACTTATGGTGCTAATGTACTTAAGCAAATTGATGAAGTGACAGGTAGGTTATATACCAACTTCAACTCATTAGGTACTGATACAGCAAGAATAAGCTCTGGAGGTAAAGACAAGGCAGCTAAGATTGAGTATGTCAATATGCTTAATATGCCAGCTGATGCTGAGACAAGGGCTTGCTTCATTGCTGAGGAAGGTAATAAGTGGATAAGTATTGATTATTCAGGTCAGGAGACTTATATCTTAGCTGATATAGCTAATGACAAAGCTATTATTGAAGAGCTTACTAATGGTAGTGGAGATATTCATAGTCTTACTGCCTATATGTCCTATAAGCAAATTCCAAGAGATACTCCTATTAAAGATATAAAAAAGCTTTATCATAGTCTGAGAAATGAAGCTAAAGGTATTGAATTTGCCATTAATTATGGGGGCGATGCCAACACTATATCTAATAATAAAGGAATACCTATTGAAGAGGCAAGAATTATTTATAATGATTATATGTCTGGTTTCAAAGGTATTAAAAAGTATCAGGACTTTTGTAGAAAGGATGTAATGCAGAAAGGTTATATACTTCTTAATCCTATGGCAGGCTACAAGGCTTATATCTACGACTTTAATTATCTCATGAAGGTTAGAAATAAATTTCGTGAACCTGGCTTCTGGGATTATTATAGGGAAATGAAAAGAGATGCTCCTGATTGTGATACTGTTCAAATGGTTAAAGAGTACTTTAAGAGAAAATCTGACTCTGAAAAGCAGTCTATTAATTATAGAATACAACATACTGGAGCGTTGTGTTATAAGGTAAGTATGGTGAATTTCTTTGAGTATTTAAGACACAATGACTTACTATTCAAGGTATTAATAACTGTAACCCCTTATGATGAAATTAACTGTGAAGCCCCTGAAGAGATAGCTGAAGATATAGCTAAGGTATTATATGACATAATGGTCAATGCTGGAGCTTATTTTGTAAAGAGAGTTAAGCTTGATGCTGATATATCAAGACATAAACTATGCAAAGAAGATTATGAATTTAATGGGGGGAAGATTATGTCGAAAGGTGATGTCATAGCTACTATGGGTGAGGATGTGATAGTAAATTTAAGGACTAATGAGTCCTATAAGGTCAAGGAATTACCCAAAGACTATAGCAAACACCTTGATGACAATGGTCCTCTTCCTACTTATTGGGTACATTAATAGATTTTTATGGAAACAAAGATGAATGAACTATATGAAGACCTTGCTAGAAGGCTTCAATATGCACTTGAGAAGGGAGTATCAGGTGAGGCTATGACACCTATAAAGGGTGTCATCCACGCCCTGAAGCAACTAGGTCAAAGACCTGTGTTGGAGAATAATGTCCAGCAGTTTATAGATATAACTACTAATATGGCTAAGACCTATGCAGCTAAGAACCATGATTATGGCAACTCATTTGAGCAATCCTGTAATAAGTTTGGTATCATAGCAGCAATAGTCAGAATGGGTGACAAGATGAACAGACTTGAATCTTTGGCTGTCAAAAAGGCAGAGGTAAAAAATGAGTCTATAAAAGATACCCTTCTGGACCTTGCTAATTATGCCATTATGACTGTAATGTGGTTAAATCAGCAACCTAAAGAGGAATAACATGGTAATAGCAGTAGATTTTGATGGAACTTGTGTGACACATGAGTTCCCTAAGGTAGGTAAAGATATAGGTGCTGTGCCTGTATTAAAGGCATTAGTAGAGGAGGGTCATAAGATTATTCTTTACACTATGAGAAGCCATCCTGATAAAAATAATCAGGGTAAAACTCTTAGTGGAGAGATTGTATCTAATGATACTTTACAGGATGCTATTGACTGGTTCAAAGAGAATGGAATACCTTTATGGGGAATAAATGAGAATCCTAAACAAAAGGAGTGGACATCATCTCCTAAGATATATGCTAATATCTATATAGATGATGCAGCACTTGGAACACCATTAAAATATGGTGAGGATGGTGCATTATCTAGACCTTATGTAGACTGGAATAAAGTAAGAATCTTATTAAAATTTAAAGGAGCTTTATAATATGGCTAAAATAATTTTATGCAGAGGAATACAAGGTAGTGGTAAAACTACTTGGGCTAAACAATGGGTACTTGAAGACCCTGAACATAGAGTAAGGTTCAACAATGATGACATCAGAAATATGTTAGGTAAGTATTGGGTTCCCAATAGAGAACTATTAGTGCGTGCTTTGAAAATACAATTTATTGTAACATCTATGAAAATGGGTTATGATATTGTCGTTGATAATATGAATCTTAATCCCAAAGAGATAGAGTTCTATAAACCATATATAGAAGCACACAATCAAACAGTAGAAGAGTTAAGAAAGGAGAATATATTAAATCCCCAAGATGATTTCAAGTATGAATTGGAATTTAAGAACTTCTTTATACCTCTTCAAGACTGTATAGAGAGAGACTCAAAGAGACCTAATCCAATAGGGGGAGAGGTCATAAGGAAAACTTATGAGAAGTATAAACATATAATAGGAGATAATTATGAATGAAGAAATGGAAGATTGCCATGTTCCTCCCTTAAAGAATAAAAGACTCTGGATAATAGAGTTTGATATAAAAGGTGATGGGAGAGGATGTGCAGTAGTAAAAGCCAGTAACCCTAATGAAGCAAGTAGAGTACTTAAGTCTGAAGGGTTATATAATAGCAATCCTATTAATTACATGATTTATAGAATTGAGGAAATAATACCTTCTCCTGATACAATGCTTATCTGTGAGCAAGTAGTTAATAAAGATAACTGATATGAACAAGAAACTTAGATTACTGGTAACAACCCAATGTCCCAATAAATGTCCCATGTGTTGTAATAACTCATGGGACTTTTCAAAGCTTCCAGTAGTAGACAGATGGGACTATGAGCAAATAATGCTTACTGGAGGGGAACCACTGATGATGGTTGGACATCTTATACCATTGATGGTTTCAATAAGGAAAATCACCTCTGCTATGGGCACTAATCCAAAGATATATGTCTATACAGCGGTGTGTGATTCTAGTAAATTGGATAGAGTGCTGACTTATGCAGATGGGATAGTCCTCACTCCTCATAACAAAAAGGATATTAGTGGGTTCATTGAGTTTAATACTAATCTTAATGCTTGTAACCGCCTACGTGAGAGAAAGTCCTTTTACTTCAATGAATATGAGGGCAAATCTCTTAGACTTAACTTGTTTCCTGATATTAAGGAACTCCTTAAAGATGAGGACCTTTCAGGATGGCAAGTAAAGGATATACACTGGATTAAGGATTGCCCAGTACCTGAAGGTGAGGACTTTAGAAGAATCAATGAACTTTGGTAGAAATGAAGCAATATACACAGAAAGAGTTCATCAAGATATGTATAGCTAATGGTTTCCATTATGACAGACATAATGGAAACCATGCTATATATGTTAATGACAAGGGTAAGCATATAAGCATTCCCTCAAAACTTGAGTGTGTCATTGCAAGAAGGCTTATTAGGGAGAATCAATTAGAGTTAAATATTAAAAAGGCTAAGAAGATGAATAGTAATGTACCTACTTTGATGCAAAGTGAAGAGGAAAGAGCACCCTGGAATGAGGAACTTCCTGTAAAACATAATGTATTTGTTAGTATTACACTAAGTGGTTATGCTGATATATGGGGTCCTGAAGATATGACTGTTGAACAGATGAGAGACTCTATAGAAGAAGGTATAAAGGATGGGATATATCCCAAGGACTTTGATATTGATGAAATAGAAGTATTAGAGGAGTGATATGATAGTAGTTTGGATTATATTGATTTTTTTATATGTATCAGGGTTACTCTCAGCATTTTGGTTTGGGCTATTTGAAGGTAGCCGAAGATACAAGGCTAAATACAAGATAGTATCTTATGCTATTCTTGTAAGTCTAAGCTCTTGGATATATGTATATTGGTACTATAGAAGATATGATATAATGGAAATTTTAGACTAATATGGAGAAGAAAAAATTGTATAGGATAGTCGCAGGTATCTTTCATGAGAAATGTTATATAGCGGCTAATAGTTTTGCAGAAGCAGAATCTGCCTATAAAAAGACCAACAGTAACGCCTATAATGAGGGTATTTCTGAAATCGAGTGTTTAGGGAAGGTATTAATAGGAGTAGATATAAATGATTAAGTTATGATTATTTCAAGGAGACTTTACATCGTTATAAATAAAGATGTAACTTATAGGATAGCAGCTGATTCTTTAGATGAGGCTATAGCTATTATGAGGAAGTGGAGAAAAGACTGTGAGATTACTTCTATACAGAAGATGAGTGATGTAGTATTAATTAAAGAAGATGTGGGATTATGAGATTGTGTAAACCTTCATATGAAATATGGGAGCAACCTGCTGGTCTTGAAGGTATCTATAAGATGATTGAAAAAGCAGGCAGAGTATGCTACAAGTCAGAGGATAAGATAACTGAAGATTCAGCTAAGCCTTTTGTAGATAGGATGATTAAGTCTGGTCATGGTGCTATGTTAGAGCATGGTACAGTATATCTTAAAGTATTCAATGTTATTGAAAACTCTGAGCTGATTGATAAATATAAGTCTAATAAGTATTCAGTAGTTAAAGAAGGAACAGAGGTATATAATTGTCATGGTGATATACTTTATGGAAGTTGTAAGTGCATTACTACTAACTACAGAGTATTGGTAGAGAATGGCTGGCTTGATGACTTGCAGTACATCTGTGAGCCTACAGAGTTCCATGCAAAGAGAATTACTGTACATTTTGTATGTGATAGAGGTGTATCACATGAATTTGTAAGGCATAGAGTATTCTCATTTGCTCAAGAAAGTACCCGCTATTGCAACTACTCTAAGGATAAGTTTGATAATGAAGTTACCTTTATTATTCCTTGCTGGTTAAATTGTGATGGGCAAGTTATTCATAAAGGAGACTTTGAAAAATCAGGTAGTGGTTCTGTAGATAGTAGTATATTTATTAATTCTCTTCTTGATTCTGAAAGTTCTTATTTATATTTGCTTAAAGAAGGTTGGAAACCACAAGAAGCAAGAGCAGTATTACCTAATGCACTTAAGACAGAATTGGTAATGACTGGCTTTGTTGATGATTGGTGGGGTGAATACTTGGCTATTGATAAAGCTACAGGTCTTATTGATAAAATGATAAATGGCAGAAACTACAAAGAGGTTGATGCTATTGATAAAGAGAAGTACAGAATAGTTGAAAAAGGTTTCTTCCCTCTCAGATGTAGTAAGGGTGCTCACCCTCAAGCACAGGAGTTAGCTATTCCTTTAAGGAATGAATTTGTTAAAAGGGGATATATAAAATGATTGAAGCAATAAAATCATAAGTTTATGGAACGTAAGATAGGAGAAATCTTTGAGTACAACGGTGAGTGGTATCAGTGTGTAGAAAGTGATAGCTGTGGTGAATGTTCACTTTTTACTACCGAATGTGGAAGTGGTGCTAAAAGTGATTTAGCTGATAAAATATTTGGGCAATGTGGCAGAATAAGAAGGTCAGACAATAAACACGCTATCTTCAAGAAACTTGAAAAGGTCGGAGAACCTTTCACTTGCAATATTCATGGAGATGAAAGATTGGTATGGATGCAAGAATATAAGTTGTATGATGTAAATTTCTGTAAAGAAAATGCTTTACTGATGTATGTAAGTGATTATAAGTACAAGCGAATAGCAATAGAAATCAAACAAAACAAAGAAGATATGGAAGAAAAGAAAGTAAACAACGAAAGTTGTGGTGATAACAGGTTTGAAGTCATTGAACGTGCAAAGAGGCACTTGCTTCACTCTACTAACATTGGGTAGCAGTACATAAAAATGGGAAAGAGGGTATATTTAGACATAAACCTACAAGGGGTGGAGAATTAAACTTTTGGTATGATGAACAAGAGGATGAT